ATGCGCAAGCGTATTACAAAGGACCCTGGATACGGAGGCGATGTTTTACAGTTCCATGAGAACGATCATATGGTGTTTGCCATCCACCGTGTCTGGCTACTGAAGCCAGAACAAAGAAGAATGGACCGATTAAGAAGTAAAAATGTAAATGATAGGTTTATTAGTTCGGGTTGTATCAATCTCGAGCCCGTTGTTTACGACAAATTAATGGATTGTTGCTCCAGTGAGCAGTTAATTATCAAATAGACAGATAAATATGTGTAATCAAGGAGATTACACATATGAAAAAAGCATTATTGGTTGGTATCAATTATGTAGGCACAGGACATGAATTAAAGGGATGTATCAATGACTCCCATAACATGCATAACTTCCTTGCCGCTCGCGGATTTACAGATATTAAGATGCTGCAAGAAGAGGCAGCAACCACAGATGGTATCAAAGCAGGATTAGAATGGCTAACATCGGGCGTAACTCCTGGTGATGTTATTGTTTTCCACTATAGTGGACATGGTTCTCAATTACCAAGCTCAACAGAAGCAGATGGATTTGAAGAAATTATTTGTCCAGTTGATTTAAACTGGATGGATAAGGTAATCACTGATGATACACTTAGACAAGCATTCAATAAGGTACCAAACGGCGTAAACACCACTGTTATTTTAGATTGCTGCCACTCAGGCACAATGTTGGATCAGACTGAAAGTCTAAATGCAACAAAAACTATGGTAGAAGCACCGAAGGTTGCTAAAAAAGTAAAAGGTGCTCGTTATTTGAAACCACCAGCAAAGGTTGCCAACAAATTAAAGACAAGATCTCTTGTTGATTGGAGAGCAAGCCGCGATGTTAATGAAAGTGCATTGCTTATTGCAGGTTGCCATGCCGACCAAACATCGGCCGATGCAGTTATAAACGGTTCTCCACAGGGTGCAGCAACAGCAGCATTATTAAGATCAGCCATGGCAAATCCTGGCATTTCTTATAAACAGCTTGTAACAGAAATGTGCGATTTCATGGTTGCTGGAAAATATACACAGGTTCCGGAATTAGATGGTTCTCCGAGATTGTACGACGAAGTTTTTATTGAGCCATTTAAGGTATCTGTTCCTGTTACGCCAGTGGAGCCTGTTGTTACACCAACAGAATCCGTAACACCACCTGCAGATTCGGGTAAAAAGAACAATTTGGCCATAATAGGTGGAGTAATTTTGGCGATTCTTGTTCTTATTTTGATGTTCAGCTAAAATACAGAGATAAATAAATTTGCAAAGTGCCCATGGTGGGGCTTTGCAATTTAGCGGTAAGATACCGCAATTTTTGACTTGCTACAAAAGGAGTACATTATGTCAAGACACGACTTCAGCCGCCTCTTCGATCAGCTCGAGGCACTCAGCGTAGGATTTGGACCCGTCTTTAGGGATCTACAAAGCCCTACATCAAATTATCCCCCACACAATATCGTCTTTATAAATGATGGCAAGTTTCATCTCGAGCTCGCAGTTGCTGGTTTCAAGAAAGACGAAGTTACAATGGAAGAGCACCAAGGATTGCTCACCATTAAGGGGGATAAAAAGCCGAACCTCGACGAAGTTGTAGAAGGGATGCCTACATACCAGTACCGTGGTATTGCATCTCGTTCGTTCTCAAAGAGCTTCCGCATTGCGGAATACTTTGAAGTTAGCGACGCAACCATGGAAGATGGTATTTTGAAGGTTACATTCGTTAAGAATGTGCCGGAAGAAGCCAAGCCTAAGCTAATCGCCATTAAGTGATTTATTGACGAGGGGCCCCGGGTCGTGTAAAATATTAACTACACACCCGGGGATTTAGAAAATGCCAACAGAAATCGAAGTCATTGAAAAAATTGACGAGACAATCAAAGTACAGATTCCTAAGATGTACAAAGTCTTGTTGCACAACGACGACAAGACAACCTTCGATTTTGTTATCATGGTTCTTGTGCAGATTTTCCACAAATCTGTTGAAGATGCCATCGAGGTTACGAAGGCAATTCATGTTAGCGGGCAAGGAGTTGCTGGCGCACCGTATACGCACGAAGTGGCGCAGGAAAAGACGATGGAGACAATCAACTTTTCCAGAGCTAATGGTTTCCCATTAACTGCTACATTCGAAGAACTATAAAAACCATAAATATCTCGTAGAGATACGGGAAATCAATGTCAACAACTATAATTCCAATAAAAGCATTTCTAGGAAAATATTACTCAGAACTACTTTATTCAGCATCCCAGGACAAGTATAAAAACACTGGGTTAGATAATTTCTTTGAGCAGCGTTTCTATATTCAGAATAACAAAGTTCAAATGATAATTGATCCCGGATTGACGGGAATGGTAGTGAGTATCTGCGGAAATGAGATTCACATTAGTAAGGAATTTTACGATCATCCGAATGTAGTGGTCTCAAATTCCTTAGAGAATAGCAATCAGGTTACAAACCCTCGTAACTTGTATAATCCGGAGACATTCTCCACACTGGCGTATCTTGTATGCCAGAATCATACTACCTTCCAAATTATAGGTGAGATTGACGAGCCTATCTATGTTCGATATAAATCGGATTTTGAGACATTCTACAATTCTGTTGTGGTATTTAATATATCCAACGATGTCGAGGTAGAGATTGTAGAGGAAATAGAAAGTTTCAGTGCGCTGAATGCAGTAACCAATTACATACTGTATCCAAGTGCTAAACTAAATCTTTCAACCTTCTACGAGAATCACCGTTCTGCTATTTCCTTTTGCTATAGAAATATTATTGTTCAGGATAATGCATCCTTTAACCATATTTTGTTTGGCAAGGGTTCATCAAACGCAATCGACGAGAATAGAATACGCTGTGGCAGCGGAGCAGCATCTGAATTACTAGGTGTTGTTAATTCAAGTGGGCAGCATTTTCATTCTATCTTGTATGTCGAGCCGAGTGCTCCGGATTACAAGATTTCTGTAAACTACAGGGATATTTTAGAAAGAAAATCCGATGTTAGTTTCTTCCCTGTTATTACAGGACAAACACCGACAGGCGATGCCGCATCAATCGAGGTCTCGAATATCTCATTAGATGATATTCCTGCCGATAAGGTAGAATCAGAAATAAAGCAGTACATTGCTGATATTGTAGAAAGAGCAACGCTTGCGAGAATGGTTGGTGTAGAACGGTTCTACAATAATAAATCAAAGTTTCTACATTTTCCATAAATACTTTAGAGTTTTCTTTTGTTAATTTAATGCGAGGTTAAAATAAAATGTTCAAAATTACAGATCTTCTTTCACTTGGCACAGAGTATACTGTCGCAGATACAAAAGGAAACATTCTAGACTCGATACAGGTAATCCCGCATACCGAAATCTTAGAAGCAGCATTAGGCCCATACACTGATGACTTCGGCGGATATGCAAATTACCTTGAAAAATCAATTGCTGTATTGTCCGGATTTGATGAGATTGATTACAGCAAGGTTTACTGGTACGCAACGGAAGACGAAGAAGTCATTCTAGCCGATATTATCGAATATGCTGTTAAGAACGGATACGATAAAATCATCCTCGAACATCTTGAACCTACTGAGTAAATCAGTTATACTTATAGAGCCCTATTAGCTCAGAAAAACGAACAGCCTCTAGACACAAGGTGGCGCCGCCGGCTCAATGTCGTTCTAGTTACATTTAGAGCACCCGTTTGATAAGCGGAAGGTCGGTGGTTTGAAGTGTTACATCATGGGGGCACCAATTTTATGGAACAAGAATCATTCATTTGTGTTTGGATAGGCGAAGGCGAAGGTTGCCGCCATCCTTCGATGTATGGTAAATCCTATTGTGAGGTACACTATGATAGAATGTACCTCACAATGCCACCCGAGATGGCAAATTATATCTTAGAAAAAGAGCTCAAAGCTACCATTGACAACAATGACAAGCCATAATATAATAGTGGCAACAAAGGACACACATGAGCATTCTGAAGATTCTGGAAGACATCGGCTCCGACACCAAGCGCGGGCACAAGCTTGCACTCATCGAGCAGCATAAAAGCAATAAACAATTTATGCAGGTGGTGAAGCTTGCACTGGATCCATATGTCAACTTCTATATCAGAAAAATCCCCGACCATACATTCCGATTCCTCAGCGGATCCGATGACAGTCACAAGACCCTCGACTGGGCACTGGCTGAACTTGACAAGTTGTCGTCTAGACAACTCACTGGCAACGCAGGTATTGAGCATCTTAGCCGTATTCTGTCTGAGCTTGATAGTGATGACGCCACTGTTATTAAGCGGATTATTGGTAAAGATCTGCGCTGTGGCATGGCGGACGGTATCGTCAATGCTGTCGTAGAAGGATTTATCCCTAGCTACCCGTGTTTGCTTGCTCGTCCTTACGATGCGAAAAACATCAAGAACATTACCTATCCTGCGTACAGCCAATTGAAGGCAGACGGCCTCCGTGCAAACGGCATTGTTGAAGGCACCAAGGTTACTTTGTGTGGTCGTAGCGGTCGTGAAATCGACATGCTCGGACACATGGAACCTGAGCTGATTGAACTTGCTCAGCAATTTTCCTACCATTGCGTTTTCGACGGCGAATTCGTTGTTGTCGACCAAAACGGTAAGGTCATTGATAGAAAGACCGGCAACGGCATTATCAACAAGGCAATCAAGGGCACTATTTCCGACGAGGAAGCACGCCAAATTCGTTTCCAGCTGTGGGATGTCATTCCCTTGGAAGAATTTAAGAAGGGTGTTTCCAAGCAAAAGTACAAAGACCGCTTTGAAGCACTTATCAAGGCAGTAAACGCTGTACAAAAGACCGGCGAGGATGCACTTGCGGAAAAACTGAAGGGACACACCGGTAAGTTCTGGGTTATTCCTTACCGCATTGTCAATAATCTGGAAGAAGGTGAAGCTCACTTCCAGGAATTGCTGGGTCTGGGATACGAAGGTACCATCCTGAAGAATTACTGTGCTCTCTGGGAAGATTCGCGCAGTAAGCACCTGGTGAAGATGAAAGCTGAGAAAGACTGTGATCTTGAAATCACTGGCTATAATCCCGGCACTGGTAAGTTTGAGGATATGGTTGGTAGCTTGCAAATGGCAAGCAGTGATAGATTGGTTGAAGTATCTATTAGCGGCTTCTCGGATGATTTGCGCCAGTGGATTACCGACAACATTGATGATTTGATTGGCACAATTGCTGCTGTCACTTATAATTAGCGCATCAAGAGTAGAGACAGGCCGAATGTAGATTCCCTGTTCCTGCCGCGATTTGCAGAATTCAGGACTGATAAGACTGTTGCTAACTCAAGTAAGGAAATCAAGTAATGGAAAAGTTTGGAGCTATTGTATTAGGCATTTTCTTTGTATGTATGTTTGGTGGCCTTGCCCTTGAGCAACATCAGAAAAACGAATGCCGCATAGAAGCAATCAAGGCAAATAAGTCTGCTGACGATATTGCAAGAATTTGTAAGTAACTGGTAGCACTGTGCTATCAGCACAGGAGTTTATCATGTTTACTAAATATCCGAGAACATTCCATCTCCCTTGGAGTCCCGGATTTACCGATGACGACAAGGTCCTAACGGACCTTTCGTGTTTTGTTGGTAAGCGTGTTATCGGCACCAAGAAAATGGATGGCGAAAACACTACCGGATACAGCAACGGGTATGTCCATGCTCGTAGTATTGACAGTCGTGGCGGTGTAGACAGGGACTGGGTCAAGCAGTTGTGGGCAGGTATAGCACACAATATGCCCGAAAACTGGCGAATTTGCGGTGAGAACCTTTGGGCTCGTCACTCGATTGCTTACGCAGACCTGCCGTCGTATTTTATGGCATTTTCCATTTGGGACGAGACAAACATTTGCCTAGGTTGGGATGATTCTGTTCAGTATTTTGACTTGTTAGGTATTGAGCATGTTCCTGTCATCTATGATGACATCTGGGATGAGGCAAAAATCCGCAAGTTACACGAAGGATTGTCTCCTACTGACGATGAGGGTTTTGTTATTCGCCTTGCAGGTAGCTTCCATTACGATGATTTTGGAAAAAGTGTTGCAAAATATGTTCGTAAAGGACATGTGCAGACCGGCAGCATTCACTGGCGTCATCAATCAATTGTTCAAAACGGTCTCGTAGATAAATAATTGATGATTGTTTACATACTTTCAGATCTCGGTATCCCGTTTTATGTGGGTAAAGGCTCATCGAAAGATAGAGCCTATTCTCATGAGAAATATGCCATAACAAATAGTGTGGAAGATCTTGGGTATGGTTTATTGAAAGACTATAATCCAAGGAAAACTCGAAAGATTAGAAAAATACTTAGAGAAAATCGCTGTATTGAATATAATATTATTGAATGTGATACCGAATCGACTGCATTTGATTTAGAGATTGAATTAATCAAGAAATATGGACGCAAAGGCATTGATAAAGACGGGATACTAACAAATATTCATCCGGGTGGGACAGGTGGAGATGTTTATTCTACCTTATCGGAAATAAGAAAGATAGAGATGATGGCAAAGCGTCGTAGGACTTTGGATAATCTTCCAGACGAAGTAAAAGAAGAAAGAAGTAGAAATAGATCTATATTGACTAAACAGATGATGGATAATATGTCTGAGAAGCAAAGAAAAGAACGATCAGATAAGATATCAAAAAGTCGTGTCGGAGTAAAATTAGGACCGTCTCCAAAGAGGGGTAAACCTGCTACCGGTGGAAATGCAAAAGGCACGAGGCAAGCTTGGAATAAAGATATAGATAAAAATTCTAAATTAGCAATAAATCATAGACAGAAATGCAGAGAATATCAAGAAAATATAGATCCAGAGGAAAAAGGAAGAACGCCTTATAAATTGATTTCCCCGGCTGGTGATATTGTAGAAGGTAAGAATCCGAGATTATTAATGGAAAAATACAATCTTGGGCAGAGAGTTATGGATTTGATTACAGGAAAGAAAGATCAATATAAAGGATGGAGAAGATATCATGGGTGAAGCCAAAATTAGAAAAAAAGAAATTGAAATGCTAAAATCTCGTAGTAAAGGATTGGAGTTAGCTAATCTAAATTCGACACCCGAGGAACTCGAGACAAAACTGACAGAAATCGGATCGGGCGTAGTAAGAAACATAACTCATCCGTTCGGGGATTATATAAAGAATGGTCTACCAGCAGCAGAAACGAGAAATAACAGGTGCTATGACTTAACAAGATGGCTAAAATCTCAGATTCCGGGCACAACTTGGGCGAGTTGGCAATGCAATGTAATCGACGGTGAAGTTCGTATGACAAAATATGCCGATAATATCAGATCAGGTCATTCATGGATAGAATTTATCGATGGAGAAAATGAATTTTGTTTTGATGTTGTACAAGCTATCACGGCTGAGAAGAATGATTATTATAGAGCCTTTGATATCACGAATGCTAAGGTAGTGTAATCCATTTTAAGATTATGTTACGCCACAAAAGGCACTCCGGTGCCTTTTTTAATGGCCGTAAAGACCGTAGACCTTGATAAATAAGTACATTGAATAGTCGAGGCTTTTGATGTCTGAAATGAGAAAACTGTTAAAGATTATGGAGAGCGTCCCGCCTGTTATTGCCAATGTACCGGCAAATAAAGGATTTGAAAGGGATGCTACCGTAGTCATAAATCCAAGAGCCGGAGGCGGCGTTGGTAGATTCATGGAGTTTACAACCGAAGATAGCGCAATGATCGATATCAAGGGTGTAGCAAGGGAATTTGCAAAGGATGATTTTTCCATGCCCGAAAGGGATCTGCAAAACGGCAATGATTGGTTTCATATGTCCGTTCAGCCAGAGTCAATGGGAACATCCAACGATAAGCCAGAGTTCCGTCCAGGCGACATGGTAAAGATTGCAGATGTATATGGAACTGTTATCGGACCAGGCTTCGGTACATTTATTGGATACGGAACTACAGGCGAGGATTGCATTGTCCTCTTTGACGGAAAACAAATTGTTGTTCCTGTTGAGAATGTAGCTTCTGTATTAGAACAAGATGCGAAAGATAATTTTGACGAAATGGATAACGATGGCAATTTATCGCCCATGTCCTTTGGATCAGAAAATGTAAAAATTGAACAGCCAGCAAATGGCGGTATGACTTCGAAGGAGCCAGCAATGGATCAAAGAGACGAATTTTCAAGTTGGATGAAATCAGTTGAGGAGGCTCTTACAGTTGATGAAGATAGTCTTATCACAGAAAACCCACCAGAGGCGAACCAATGTGGATGCGGACGCTGGAGTTGCCAGACATGCTTCCCAGAACCCGATGCACAGGAACCTGTCGATGGATTAGGCCTAGGCGACCCAATGGGTGCAGTTGTAGTTGGTGGCAATGATTTTGCTCCGATGGACGAATTGCCAGCCGATGAAATGGAATTTGAAGTTGGCATGGAAGAGGACGATGACGCAGTTGCAGCATTCAAGGCAAATGGCGGCCAAGTCCAGCAACTTCCATACATGAATCGTCCTCGTAATCCTGGATCATCTTTTGGTTCGAAGCACATTGGTTCTGCCACAGGTCAAGGAAATAGATCACAACAGCGTGGCGCTGGAGCTAATGTTGCAGTTGGTCAAACTCCATCAACAAAGCCGGTTGTCGGTGAAGACGAAATGGAAATGGATCAAGTTGCTGAGAAGCCAAAGTCTGGAAGAGGCGTAAAGCTAGGTGATATTGTTCAAAACACAACAGTAGTTCCAACCGGCGGTCAACAGTCGCCTATGACAAATGGCGGCGATAATTTAGACGAAGGCCCGGATGATATGGATTTTGATCCAGATTACGATGCCCAAGAAGAACTAGAAATGGGCTCGCCGTTGTCCCGCCAAGATGCCCGTGACGAAATGGAGCAAATTGATCCCGACGAAGCAATGGACATGATCTCAGTTATCAAGTACATGCAAGACATGGGTTTAAGCAATTCACAAAGACCGTATTCCGAGCAAGAACTTGCCGGAATGAATGCTCCACAATTGCGTAAGGTACATCAAGAAGTTACCGGCGATATGGATGAAGCTGCAAAGCCCACAAAGACAAGAAGCACATCGCACTTAGATGACATCGACGATATTCTAAATCCTGCACAAAGCCACCCAATTGCAAATATTGATGAGCCAGCAGGCATGGACGACGAGCCAGAGCAAGGCGGAATGGGTGCCCTTCCAAGAGCAGGTGCAGATGCAACACGCAGAGCAACAGCAGGAATGACTCCTTCTGACACAATGCGTGATTATATGAATCGTATCAACCCAGAAGCAGGTGCAGGCGAGCCAGACTTAGATCCTACAGCACAGAATGCGGTAGCAGTTAGAACAGCTACAGATGTTCCAGCAGTAATTAGCAATGCTATGCAGGCATCGGGAGTACAGACACCAAACTGGCATAGCGTTAGCGATTTGCCAGGTTTCGGCCAACGCAATATTCGTGGTATGGGTCGCAATGTATTCAGCATGTTTACTTCTACTCCACTTGAAGATTTGTTGACAATTGCCAATGTGGACGGACAAGGTCCTAATACAGATGCAGAAATGCGTGCTGTAGCAGGATGGCTAAGAGACAATGCTCAAGACTTAGGAAAGGTAGAATTGAGCCATGGACAAGCTATCCCTGGTTATAAGCCAGATGTCAAGGAATACTCCATTAATGGAGTTAGATTCCATGTTGTTAGAGATCCAATGGGACAATACATTTATGCTTATCCTGATGCCGATGCAAGAACACCAAATATTGCCGGTGGCGGCGCAGGACAAGGTCAGCTACCGGGAGGAAATGTGCCTAGACTACGCGAAGAAATTGCACATTTGATTCTAAAACCTACACTAATGGAAAGAATCAAATGGGACGAGGAAATCAGGGAAATCTTCAAGCAGGTTGCCCTTACTGAATCTGTAAATGAAGAAATCATTGATGAAAGTACATTGAGCAGAACACTTGGTAAGAGACCCGGCGGGCAAAATCTTGTTAAGTGGATGCACAGAAGGCATAAACTCAGTAATGACGCCGGTCTAACACCAGCATCGTTCAATGAAAGATTGTTCTGGAAACAATTCAAGAGTGGTCCAGATAACTTTGTTATTGTTTCTGCTGAAAACGGTGTCGCAGGTATTAAGCCAGACGAAAAGTTTATTAAGAATCGTACAGCAGAATTCCAGAAGAAGGGAAAGACATATAATCCAGGTGGCGATAGCACATTGCCTTACCAGATTGTTGCTTTCACTGATGACGGCCAACAGATTAATCCAGAGTTGCTAAGAGCACCTGCAGAGGATGGTGAGGATTATAGAGATCCTACTGATCCAACAACTATGCGTGCTAGAATGGGTAAGCACAATGGTAAGGATATTCAAAATCCTACAAATGTGTTTAACCTACTTGCAGATCAAATCGGTCCACTAAAGACAGTTTGGATTAGCGGATACGAAAATGAGAAGGATGCCCCGGCCGGACCGGGTTCTGTCGAACGTGATAAGATGAGCAAGCGTGCTGACATGAAGAAGGGTGCAACACTAGATCCACAACAAGGTGTTCAGCAAATCTTTAAGCGTGTTCGTCCAGTTCTTAAGAAGCTTGCCGACCAAGCATACAGCCAGATTACCAGATCTGCGCAGCGTGCAATGAACGGCGGTAACTTAGAAGGCGCACAGAAGATTATGGGCAGCGGCGTTAAGCTAAAGCAATTCCTTGTAAGTCTAGATACAGGCAAGGATATCAATATCGATACAGGATACGGTTCCCCAACACAAGCGTTTTCAAAGGCTATTGTTAAGTCTATTGAAAAAGCATCTGGTGGCCCACAGGGTTCAGATGAATTCAACCACTGGTTAGAAAATGCTGCTAAGGGTAATGCTACAGCATTGAAGCCAGTTCTTGACGGACTAAGAGATACACTCGTTGCATTGACATAATGGATCGTTTAGACTTACTCATTGAAGCAATATTGATGGAAGCTGCTACCCTAACAAAGGGTAGTCAGCGCGTCATGAACAATAAAGCTATGGTTGCAGATCTTGCCGATGCAATACGCGATGATGCAAGAACAAATCCGCCCGCTTTTCCACCTAATGCAGCAAGGACATTTCAAAAGGCACCAGATGAGCAACTTGCACAATGGTTCTTAGAAAATATTGATAATATCGAGCGCGAAGGGTACGAAGGAACAATTTATTCCCGTGACGGCGTAAACAGCGAATGGATTGCAAGACGCTATATTGCAGGAAGTCATAGCTGGGAAGACTTAACTGGTGTTATGAATATGAACATGCGCGATTTCTATATCTTAAAGAATAGAAATATGCTCGATGCAAACCATACAGATATTCCAAAGTTTAATAGTGTACGCGATATCGGTCATTACATGACTACACATTATAAAGATAAGTTAGATAAGGTTAGAGATGCAGCTAAGAATGCAGCCAGAAATAAAATGGCCAAGAGCATCAAACTTATCGATAACGATGATTATCGCGTATATACAACACTTAACCGTGCTGCAGGATGTTTGCTTGGGTTAGGTACACAATGGTGTACAGCCAATTCAACTTCGGATACTTGGTATCACAAGTATAGTGATAGAGCTATGCTATTTCAGATGTTTCCTTATGCAAAACAGCAAGATAAGGAAGGTAAGTTTATCAATGTAAAAGACGAAGACGGTAAGAAAGAACTTAGCGATACAGAAAAGTTTCAATTCGATGCTGGCACCCCTGCTTTTATGAATGCAACTGATCAACCTGCTCCTGCCGCAGCAATTGCAAAGAAATTTCCTTATCTTTATACAGACCTTGCGAAAGCACTAAAAGCAAATAAAGAAAAAATGTCACAAGCCTTTAAAGATATGTCGGGAGATCCAACTTTACAAGCAAAGGATTATAAGATAAAGACTTACGAAATAGATGACGAGATTAAGAAATTAGAAGTATTCCTAAATAAGGGATATTTTACAGACGAAGTTCGCCCAAAATCTAAAGCCGAAGCTGAAGCTGAGCAGGGCGCAGAACAACCACAGGCACAGGCACCACAACAGCCACAGCTCGGCAATGAACAACCACAAGGAAATCCTCAAATGGAAAATGTAGATAAAGATGTAGCAGCAATGCTCGCAAGTTTAAAGAAATACGACAAGTTAGTAGAATCAGCTGCACCTGTTCTAGGTATGGTTACACTGGGCGAAAAGAAGGGAGATCTCCCACCTTGGCTCAAAGACAAAGATGCTAAGAAAGATGAGCCAGAAGCAAAAGACGACGCCAAGGAAGAAGAAAAGGAAAAAGTCGACGAAGCTACTGACACAGCCGATCAAGAAGTGCTTGCATGGATGAAGCGTTTCTCTAAATTAGGTGATATGAAGGGCTATTAATCCTTTATTGTTATCCGAAAATTTGACTCTCCAGTAAGTAAGTGTTACACTTATATTTACTGGAGAGTTTCTTATGTCACATAGAGAAGATTTTTTACAGAGTTGTCTTGTATTGGATACAGAGACTAACTCCGATGATTATAAAATTGCCGAAATTATTGAATCAGGATTTGTAATCCGCGACAATAATGATTGGACAATTTTCCAAGAGCTGCACGATACCATCGAGCGCCCTATTCCCCCGAAAGTACAGTCTATTTGTTATATTACGCCAGCGATGGTTGTAGATAAGCCTACATTCATAGATTCGAAAGATACATTTCAAGAAGTTGTAAACGGATATTCCACAGGGTATCTAGTAGCACATAATCACTTCTACGATATGCGTGTTTTAGAAAGACACGGCATTGATACATCAAAGCATAACTGGATTTGCACATGGAGAATGGCTAAAAAGCTATTCAGCGATAATCCGGAGATTGCAGAAACAAATCTCCCATATCTTCGTTTCGCATTAGAACTCGATGTTCCTATCGAAATGCGTTGCCATCGCGCCGGCAATGATTCCTATATGACGGCAAAGCTCTTAGAAGTATTTGTTACTTTCATGGAGCAAATGGATATTATCGATAGGGATCAGCCTTATGGTCCGCAGATTATGGCCTGGGCCTCTGCACCTATTATCTACGAACGCATGCCGTTCGGTAAGCACAAGGGCGAGCTAATGACTGACATTCCGCACGGTTACTGGGAATGGGGTATGAAGAACACAGATTGGTTTAACGAAGAAGCCGATAACTATGATCCCGATTTCGCTGCAAGTGTACACAAGGCACTCGGTATTGACTGATGTTTGGAATTGAAAAACCCACTGGTGAGATAATGTGTCATGCTATCTCAGATGCCGATAGCACCAGATTTCATTCATTTGTTGCGTGGAAACAATTACACGAATCTGTGGGTTTTACACATACTGGTAGAGCATATTCTCCATTTATAGCAGAGCACCAGTTGCTTGCAGAAGTAAGAATGCGTAAACTAAATATAATCTATAAAGGTGCCCTAAAGGTTAGGGAATTTACCGAAGAAGAAATATACGATATTACCATTCTAAAACTTAAAAATGTACGGGATCAAACGACATGATGCTATAATGTGCCGAGTTGGAGATAAATTCCAATTCCGCAGGCGCGAGCGTGTTCGTAGTCCCATAATGGTAGAATCAGCTACAGAAATAGATAATCTGCTACAGCAATGTATGGTAGCATTTGGATTGTATGATTTGGTTGTATTTGAATTTACAAAAGAACAAGAAGCCGAATTTCTTATAAGGAAACTACAGGGTCATTGACCGTTATTATTACGGGCACCATCCATAGTTTGTGATGCAATCATTCTTGTTGCATTAGGTTCGTATCGCTGAACCTTGTGGTTGTATGGCAATCCAGCTGCTGCTAGTGCATAATTAAGACCGCGGTATCCCGGTGATTGTAGCTTACCTTCTTTGGGTGCATTGGTAAACTCTGGTTGTGGCTTGGTAACTGGTTTTGTAAACACAGGAACTACTTCTTCGCTAAACCATTGTTTAAAGTGCTCTTCATAATATTCTTTATTCAGGTTTTTGTATTTCACATCTTCCGGATTATAGAATTTGTCGGCTTCTTGACTTGCTTCTTTGTAAAAGCGAGCAACAACATCGGTAGCACTTTCATTAATAATGTCTTTGAGTTTCATAGCACTATTTATCAACAATGATTAGATATGATATAAAAATCCCCCGTGATCCGCACTGGGACGGTTTGTGGGAAGAAATTGAAAAGAATGAAAAAGTAACATTCCCGTATGATATAGATGCCTACCTAAAGAAATATAAAGGTAAGGTATATATGGATCCGGGGTTCAAAGAACTCACTGTTATAAAAGGCATAGAGTTCAGAACCGAAGAAGATTTAACATATTTCAAATTAAAATTTAACTAAGGAAAGCAAATGAGAAACGCACTGATTCCGATCGTAGTAGAACAAACCGCACGCGGAGAACGCTCGTACGATCTATATTCACGCATGATGAAAGAACGAGTTGTGTTCTTCACCGGCGAAGTTGAAACCAATATGTGTAATGTGATGATTGCACAATTACTGTTCCTGGAAGCAGAAAATCCGGAACAACCCATCAACATGTACATAAATAGTCCGGGAGGCAGTGTTTATGATGGTTTAGGCGTGTATGATGTCATGCAGTATATCAAGTGCCCTGTGGCAACTTATGTTACTGGAATGGCAGCTAGCATGGGTAGCTTTATTGCTCAAGCAGGTGCGCCGGGTATGCGTTATCTTCTACCTCGCGCCATTACAATGATTCACCAGCCTTCATCGGGAACACGCGGTAAGGTTTCGGACATGGAAATTGACTTGATCGAAAGTTTGCGTATCAAGAAGGAAATGACCGAACTCTATGTGAAACATAATTCGAAGGGAGTTCAGTACGAGAGATTTGTTGAGTTGATGGATAGAGATAAGTGGCTCACCGCCCCTCAAGCTCTTGAACTTGGCCTTGCAGATCATATCGTCGAAAAGAGAGCATGATAACAGTAACAGATAAAGCAAAAGAAAAGATTGTCGATGTACTAATCGGGGAAAAAATGCCTTATCTCCGATTTGGCCTCCAAGGCGGCGGATGTAACGGATTTCAGTATTACTTTGCCCCATCAGATGAAAAAGATGAGGATGATACTGAATTACCGTTGTCTGACGGATATACACTTATTGTGGATGCAATGAGTATGATGTATCTGGAAGAAGCTGAGATCGATTATAAGAAAGATATCATGGGCGAGACTTTTGTTTTCAATAATCCAAACACAAAAACAAGTTGCGGTTGTGGTAGCAGCGTAGGCTTCTAATGGAAGACCTCGAGCAGCCATCTAAAACATTACTCAGTCTCGAAGGGGTTCGTGGAATTTACGAATACTTGCTGGGCTGGGCCTTAAATGTTCCGTTGCAGTTTATATGTTCCAAAGGCGATAATCATCCTGTTATGATTATTCCGGGCCTCGGTGGCGCAGACGGCTCAACCCATTACATTCGTAATTTCTTAACAAACATTAATTACGAAACACATCCTTGGGGATTGGGAAGAAACTTTGGGCCTCGTGACGGTTTAGATACATTACTAAACAAACTTGCCGATCGTGTACGCGATATCTCAGAACAATCGGGCGGTAAAGAAGTTAGCCTAATAGGCTGGAGTTTAGGCGGTATCTATGCACGGGAAATTGCCAAGATTGCCCCAGAATCTGTAAGGCAGGTAATTACACTGGGTACACCCTTCAAGGGAGATGCCGCAGGTACCAACGCTACATTTTTATACGAAATGTTAAGTAAGGATAAGAGCCACCGTAATCCACAAATTTTGAAAAGAGTAGGTGAAGTTCCGCCGGTTCCGTTTACTTCCTTATACAGCAAATCCGATGGTGTAGTCCATTGGCAATGCTCGCTTGAGGAAGAAGGGCAATTTTCTGAAAATATCGAAGTTCCCGGTGCAAGTCATTTAGGATTAGGGCACAATCCAATATCCATGTATGTAATAGCTGATAGGCTAACGCAAACAAAAGATACCTGGAAACCGTACAAATAAGAAACCGCCGCAAGGCGGTTTTCGTATTGTGTCAATAAAAATTGACACAATATAAGTTTGTGTTATAATACATTAATAAATTAGGGGAGATCGTTTATGTCTGATAATAATACATATGTACCTATGAACGAGCTTATTCGTGAAAAGGAAAAATCCTGGACATTTACGCATATAAACTTGCCATATGCTGAAATTGCTAAGAAGGGAATTGTAATTTGGTGCGTAGAAAATCTAGAAGGTAGATGGACTATGCTAGGTGGTAATAAATTCGGATTTGAAGACGGTACTGACGCAACTATGTTCAGAATGCAATTTGGACTGGGAATTTAGCGTGGTATAAATAGTTTATCACACAAACGGGAGAATACCATGTACGATAATGCAGAACTGAACGAAAGACTAGTTATTATCAAGCATTCAAATCTTGATGATGCAGTAATCCTTGATGAAAATTACAAGCATCTTATGAGAGAAACTCCGAACCCAGAAGAACAACAACAATTATTAGTCCTGCACAGGATTGTCGAGCGCAGGGTTAAGGAACTTTCACAAACACATAATGCTTAATATTGCAAGAAATATCTATTTAGCCTGGAACACAACAAACCAAAAATTTGAATTACCTGAGGTAGAAGTAATACCAATCGGAGACTCGGCAAACGAGAAGCGGAAAGGTGCCTCTGCGACAAAGAAGTATGTAAATCTGCGTGAATTTGAAAATCGACCATTGCCCGGATTCGCACTACATAAGACCGATCGTAAAAATTGGGGATCAATCGATCAAACTTGGCTGGTCATTGATCCCCGCGGATTCCTAGTTAGAATCACAAACGATAATCTAGAACAGATCTTACATGTAACAGGAATTACAGAAGGGCTGATTCAAGAAAAGTGTATCTGGGCACGCAAAGATACACAGACAAAGACGATGTTGATTCCCGTAAGTTCTGCAAAATATGCAGAAGCAGTTTCGAATACAGAATTACTCGAAGGCAAGGTAAACATCAAGGATGTGCAAATCGGCGATGAAGTATTATTACAGAATCAGCTAAAAGGCACATACATGGGTGTTGTATCTCTATATGGCCCAATGAATGATTATTCTACAACATGCGTATATAAGCCGCAGGTCTATCTAAGGCGCCAGGTTGTTAAGATTTCCCCGGGAAAATATCACTATCAAACCGATGTGAAAATCCTAAAGGTTCTTAAGAAGGCAGCAACACCGCTAACACGGGAAGACTCAGTTGAAGAAATGAGTAAAGATATTGCCGGCGGCGCCGCGTACTTTACCAGCAGTTCAAATATGAACGGTCGATATTATTCTATTCGCGGAGTTATATCTGCTGTATCGACCAACGCTGTTCCTAAGGTGTCAATGACATTTGAAGAAGTAGATAAAGTTGAAGCAGAAGCATTGTTTAATCTAGGAACGGTAAATAGCGACATTGGAAGACTATTATTAGTTGACAAGAGTGATAATAAATTCTTAGTTGATTATCCGTATTCGTTTAACAGCACGAAGACAACTTCAATACATGGCTTTGATGTATCGAGACTAACTCCGTGTACATTAGACAAGACTGAAATGATTAAGCTAGATTATAAGCGACAAGCTTATTTTCCAGGTGTTCAGACACTTGACAATTTTGCGAAATTCTATAAAATAGTCAAACATGTAAAGGACAAGTCCTACATTTGACTAAGGATAGAAATGACAAAAAATATCGATCTAAAAAAGTATGCACAATTTGTTGATGGCGTAACAGCCCAGCCAAGCAAGGAACTTCAGGCTCTTATTAGCCGAATGCAAGAGCTAGAAGCACAGGGCGCTAATGTTCCCCGCTTGCTTACAGCAGGCATTGGAATGCCTGGCGAATCTGGAGAGTTCAGCGAATTGGTAAAGAAGATTGTATTCCATGGTAAGGCATACGACGAAGAAAATATTACCAAACTGAAGAAGGAATTAGGCGATGTCGCTTGGTATTGGACTCAAGCTTGTCTTGCTCTTGATATCGACCCTAACAGTATTATTGCTGAAAATGTGGCTAAGTTAGAGGCACGCTACCCGGGTGGTAAGTTTTCTGTGTGGCATGCAGAAAACAGGCAAGAGGGTGATGTCTGATTTTAGAAAAATAATGTTGCCCATGATTCGGAGAATACTTCCGAGTCTTGTGGCACAGGAAATTATGAGCGTTCAGCCCATGACCGCATCAACAGGGAAACTATTTAAAATGGGATTAGGGCCGCCAGTTTGTACCTTATGCATGATTATAGGTACTCTTAACAATGAAGATAAGGGGCACCCCTGGCGTTGCCACAACTGTGGTGATTTTAAATTACCGGGGCACTTGTGGTCGTATACTGAAGATTTGCAACAATATATCCAGAATAGAACTACATTGTATAAGGGTAGAAAAATTATGGAATCTAAAAAACTTCTACCTCATTCAGTAATAAAATCCTTCATGTTTGTTGGCAGCAATTTAGAGCCTAACGAACGGTATAGAGCATGGCTAGAAGAACATATTGGAAAACAAGGCGAAGCGTGGAACTGGGACATAAAATCAGTAACTGCTAACTTACTTGAAGTTTCTTTTGAACAGGAAGAGGATGCAGTCCTCTTCAGATTATCATGTCAGTAACAAAAGCATATGTTGATGCAATGGAATGGTTATGGGTGTAAACTTCTTAGGATCTAAACCTCTCCATCCTCAATTAGGCGATGTCTATGTAGATCAAAATACCTACCGTAGTTATATATGGGAAGGCAATCAATGGGTGGCTTTTTCAACTGCCGAACCTGCTCAAGCACTTATTCCTACGGAAGAAGAACTTAATAAGCATCCTGCACTGAAACAGGCGTGGGAAGAATATATGGTTATTAAAAGGTTAATAGGCAGTGGAAAATAATAAATAGGAAAAAGTCGAAGGCTGGTTTCTAATACCTTCGAAGGAAGAACAAACACTCTTGATTCTGCAAGGTAAATGCCCGCATAATAAAGCATGGTACGAGGACGGGCATTCGCATAACTCCACTGCCTATAAATGTAGTATGTGTCGTGAGATTAAATTCTGGTAATGGAATTCAAAACAATAGTTCAGCATTGGAGATATGAAGACGGTTGGAGGGAAATTCCAACCATTCTTCGCGACAAATACGACGGGCGGGAAAAAGAATTTGATGAAGCTTTAGTAGGATGGCATTGCTGGGTCTATCCAGCAAATGATAAAGATTTTGCTCGCTGGATGAAAAAGAATATGAAAGGGAAGTACGAATGTGACTTCCGATTTAACTCGGGAGACCCAATGTTCACCGTCCTAATAAAAGATGATCAAGACGCTACCTTATTTAAATTAACCTGGATGTAATATGAAAGAGCTAATTAGAAGACTTATTAATTGGGCGCACAGTGGCGGCCAGGATGTAATTATCGGAGAACCCGTTCGTGGAAACTATAATCACACGAAAGTAAGAGAGAGTGTGGACATTGAAGATAACAGGTCTCTGAACTTCCGTGTATATAATGCATCGGGTGGAAAAATTGTACAGATGAGTTCGTACGATGCACGCACTGATAGGATGACTAATAATCTGTATATTATTACCGATCAGGAAGATATGGCGACCGAACTCTCTCAAATCATCACAAGGGAAAGCTTGTCTAGATGATGCTGAATTCTGCTGTTGACACACCTGCTGTGTCATAGTAAAATAGTAACTCAACAACCTACAGAAAGTGTAATATGAACAAGGCAACTACTCCTCCGGTCAACCTGAAGGAACAGAACGCGGCTCATACCTTCCGTGTTACGATTCGTGATCGTGACCATTTCTACAAGCTGGTCAACTGGCTCAATACCAATGTTGGTAAGGGCGAAGACAAGTGGACGATGGAAGGCCGTGTGCTGAAGACGCTGAAGCAAGGCAAGACTGTCGCTCCGAAGATCTACATCTTCAAGGAAGACTTCGATCCGTCGTCGTCTCTGTACCTGAGCCTCCTGTAAATGCTCTTTACGAAGGATTTCCTATACACCGACAACAAGGCAGCAATTGCGCTAAAGTTTGTCGAGAGTATGCGTTATCCTTCGGAAGACGAAGATTTAACAGTCGCAAAACTAAAAGACGATCTCTTGATTGAGGTTGTTATGACCTCTGGTAGGGAATACACCATTTCCACCCGGGCGCAGTTTAGCGATTCAGATTGGAGAGTAAAAGACGAAGGCATCGACGGTGCCCGTTCTTCCATCTTCGAAAAATGGTGTCGCATTTTAACAGGGAAATCAACATGAGACTGCAAGGAAAGTGTATTGTCGGTGATCCGATTCGTATTACCAGTTTTACTGCTGACTGGATGTCTGTCCGTTTGCACCCTACAACCTTCTATCGCAGAATGGAAGAATTTCAGGAAGGCTTTGGAAAAACCAAGGGCCTATACACCGAGCTTGATCTTGGGCAGTTCATCCTGATTCGATTCTCCGAGAAGGAAGACCTAACTGCCTTCCACAGAAGGCATCACGAAGTCCTTTAATGGCAAAACTGTTGCACACCAGAGTAAAAGTACCGTTCGCGAATCCGTATGTGGTTCGCGTTCAGTATGAGAGTGATGTAACAGAAGAAGCGGCTCACGCAATGTTTAGAAAGACTATGCGGACCGCTTATAGACTAATCGAAGGTTCGTGGGGTTATTCGTCTTTAGAGTACGAAGAAGTGAAAGTAAAAGACGAGTTTAACCACCCTGCGCCGCCCGGTCCAGGGCATTTTGCTGGTATGCATCAGCAAGTTCAAATAGCATCCTTATTCAATCCCGATTATCAACGCAGACTGCGTGCTTACATTGTCTTTACGGATGAGCTCGATGCACTGCAATTTAGATTGTCTATTGATACAAATTCCGTGCAAGTAAAAATGTGGCCGCAGCGTTGGTTCACTATCCATGAGGTAGTAGAAACGGATGAATCTTGATCTATATACAGACGAATTTAGGGACTTCAAGTTCCTAAAGTGCAATGCATGGCAAGTCGAATATTATAAAAAGACAGCCGCACAACTCAATAAAATACAACCATGGGCACAGACAAATGATCCTAATTTTGTCTGGCCCCATCGCCTTGAGTTCTTAGAACAATTGTTTGATTTAAGAAACGATACGCTTTATATTGTCGAACCCGGGACGCTCTACAACACGCATAAGGATAGATATTCTTACGACTTTGAGCAGGCTCGTCTAAGCGAAATTGTAAATCCTGTTGTGTTTAAAGGACATCCAATGATGCCGGGCGAAGGCTGGATAGCACAACCGGAAGACATACCGGAGATAGAAGATTCAACTGAGAATCACGATTGGTATATTTGTTCCAAGGAATACTTTATAGCAGATCCAGACAATCACAGAGATGATAGAGTTTTTAAATTCTTTGAAAATTCGTTAGTTCCGAGCGATTATCCCAGCTATATGGCTCTATTCTATAATAGGGAAACTGCCGTAAAATACCAGGAAGCCATAACAAGTTTCCTTCGTAAGAATAATGATTCAATTTCAGCAATTAGCAGGCTACTCTAGAGCCGACATAAATACATTGTACTAAGGAGTATTTATGCACCCATTTTTGGATGTGAGTAAATTATCAGACGAAGAAATTATTGAGCGCCTTGGAAAAGCATATACATATATGAATGCTCAAGTAGCATTAGGACATAATCCTACCGTATTAAGTATCAAGGAAATAATTCAATCTCTAGAAGATGAAAGAAGTTTGCGCATGCGCAAGAATTTTGACGAAGAATATAAAAGAAAATACCCCGATGAGCTTAAACCCATCGAATTAGGTAAATTAGAAGATTAAGGAAAAGTCTCATGATGAAAAGGGGAAGACATTTAATCAAAAGCCATATGACAATGGAGTATGCGTTTACCGGGATCAGAATTCAATCAGCATGCTTAACTCCGGTTGAATGGCATCTAACAGTAGACCTTGTAGCCACTGAGAAGAAAGGTAAAACAAAGACAGAAATCGAATACAATGCAGGTGTCACATATCAGAAGCTTTATTTTTGGTTAGACACAAATTTACCTAACATTGTGCTAGTTGATGTCACTAATGAAGACGACTTGTATATTGCAAATTTATCAGCTAATATAGCACTGTATTGCCCGGCAAATCCCGGAGATGATTTGTTTGCACAGTTACTGCACTCTAAATTAACAGCATTGGCTGGTGAAGATTTACTCATAGGCGAAATACACCTAAAGGGTAGTGATATGTCACTTCAGTACACATTTGATTGTGTCGATGGTGCATATGACTTACCGATTGCAACAGCAGATTATTACACCGAAGGTACCACAAGAGATGAAATACCTTGGTGGACCAGAGATGATGGATTCTGCTTTGAATTTGTAAAGCCTGCAGATTCCGAAGTTAGCGATGAAGAATTGTTTAAAGACATTTTTGATCCTATGGATGAATTTGAAAGAATAATGAAAGAGGCTTCTGAGACACATATTGGTGTTGTTCGGGAACCAGCAAGGATAGTTCAGGTTGAAAAATGGAAACCAAAAACTGTATGACAGTCCCGTTTACCTATAGAATTATATGCCCCAACGGCACTAAATATTACGGTGTAAGATATGCTATAGGGTGTAAACCCGATGATCTATGGAATACATATTTTACATCATCCAAAGAAGTTAAGGCTTTATTAACAATATTTGATAAAGAATTATTCATCTGCGATATAAGAAAAGTATTTAATAATAAGATAGATGCACTTAGTCATGAAGGTAGGGTATTAAAAAGAATTGTAGATAAGCCGGGATGGTTAAATAAGCATAAGGGCGATTTAAAATTTCATAACTCGTCCCCGCATTCAGAAGAGACAAAAAGAAAGATTAGTATTGCTATTACCGGAAAGAAACAATCATCCGAGACTATAGAAAAGCGAGTTAAAAAGAATACAGGTAAGAAAAGAATTAATCCACAAGGTCATGCTCAAACAGAGGAAACAAAGAAAAAAATTTCCAAATCTCGTAAGGGTTTACCGGGGCCTATGTTGGGAAAAATTCATTCAGAAGAAACAAGGAAAAAGATATCTATAGCTAATTCTGGAAAAATTCATAAGCCACATTCAGAAGAGACAAAAGCAAAGATGAGAGAAGCATGGATTCGTCGAAAAACGGTGTAAAAGTTAACATGTATGGTCAAGCCATACTATCTAGTGAAAATTTAAGGGATCTGCTGCTACAAGGAAAAAATATAAGTCACTTGAATGTTGTGTTTGATGATGAGATTGAGTTATTCCAGAAATATCAATCGGAACTATTACACGACACAATTACATTCCTTGATGCACCAGAGGAGAAGTTATCCTTTGATGAGTTTCATCAACAATGTGCCGAAGAATGGATTTTTCCCGAAATTTACCAGCAAATCGATGTTTTAAAATGGTTACTTGATAAATGTAAGACGCAGCAGGAAAGAGATCGTGTAAACGAAGAATATAAACTGTATGAAGAGCGTGATTTAATTATGCTTCTAAGATTGTTTATATTTCTTGTAGATTACATGAGAAAGAATAAGTTTTTATGGGGTGTAGGAAGAGGCTCAAGTGTAGCATCCTATGTCTTATATTTAATTGGTGTACACAGAGTAGATTCGTTAAAATACGGTCTCGAAATTAAAGATTATCTAAAATAGGGAACAAGAATATGAGTAGACATGTATCATATAGAGGAGTTGCAATTGATATGGACTCTTTGAGCAGGGAGAACGAAAAAGTTCCTGCGATTGGCAATATGCGAGTAAACGCAAAAGGCGATCAAATTTCGGGCGGCAAGGTAACAAAAACCGCAGATCAGATTGCTAGAGAAAATCACAGAGTTCAGTCTGCTGTAGTTAATACTGGTCTAAAGGGAAAGCAACCTGTTGCTCCTACTCCTGTATTAGAGGCACCTAAGGCTACTCCTATTCAGACAAAGCCTGCTCCGTCAGCAGTTGCAGCACCAGCAAGGGCTGCTCCTAAGATGGTCGAGCGCGAATTGCCAAACGGCGACATCGTAATGGAAGAAGATTCAACTAAGAAAGAATAAGTATGAAAGCTAAAGCACTCAAAGGAAAAGTTCTTGTTACAGATTTAGAACGCGGTAGTCGCGTTCTAAGGGGTATTATTTTACCTGACGACAATGGCAAGAGCGAAGGTATCCGTCCCCGTTGGGGAAAGGTCTATTCTGTCGGCGAAGACATTACCGATATTGTACCCGGGCAGTGGATACTTGTTGAGAACGGCCGATGGACCAGAATGCTTAAGGTTAAGCAGGATGACGGTTCAGAACTTCAAATGTGGGGCGTTGAGTGGCCCAAGTCTGTAATGCTTGTTTCGGACGAAGATCCCGAAGTAGAAATCTTCTCTGAGTTTGTACAAGCAAACGAACGCGGCCAAGTTTACTGATTGTTTTGCGAAAATATTGCATATCCTCACAGATATGCAATACACTTGCCTTAACACTAGTTACGAAAGAATAACGAATGAAACAGCTTTGGACTGAGCAATACCGACCTACCTCTATTAAAGACTATGTCTTTAAAGACGGAAAACAAAAGAGACAAATCGAGCAATGGATTTCTGGCGGAGCACTTCCGCATATGCTTTTATCTGGTGCTCCTGGCACAGGTAAAACAACCCTTGCTAAAGTTCTATTAAACGAACTAGGTGTTGATCCATTTGATATTAAAGAAGTGAACGCTTCTAAAGATAACAATGTAGACTTCATTCGTGATAGTATTACACGGTTTGCTGAAACAATGGGCGTAGGCGAAATCAAATATGTATTACTCGACGAGGCAGATTATCTAACTATTAATGCGCAGGCTGTATTGCGCAATACCATGGAAAGATATGCAAGCACGGTTAGATTTATTCTGACTTGCAATTATCCCCACAAGATTATTCCTGCGATTCAGTCACGCACTGAAACAGGGCGCATGGACATTAGCAAGCTAGACAAAGACGAGTTTACTCTGCGGCTTGTTAACATTTTAACACTGGAAAACATCGAGTTCGACATGGACATTGTCGACACTATGGTCCAGGCAGCTTACCCAGACCTGCGTAGGGGAATTAGCTTGATTCAGGCGAACTCCTTTAATGGTCAGCTTCAATTACCTGACAACAGCGAGACCGTTAGCGATTATAAGATCGATATGGTCGCTTTATTTAAAGCAGGCAAGTATAAAGAAGCACGACAGCTTATTTGTACACAAGTAGGCCAAGAAGAATACGAAGACATCTTTAAATTCATGTATCAAAACCTTGAGATTTGGGGTGACGACGATGTTAAGGAAGGCAAGTGTATTCTTGCAATTAGAGATGGATTGGTAAAGCACACAAGTTGTGCGGATGTAGAAATTAACCTTTCAGCTACACTGTGCGAGCTGGAAATGATCGCAAAGGGCGTTTTATGAGCAAAGAAAAAGTATTCATCGTTTTATCACACAAGCATAACCTTAAGAAGGGTACTCGTGATGAATGGGAAGTTACGGAAACTGTTGAGTTTGTAAACCAACTCCGTAATAAGCACACAACAATGTCCAGTGCCATCGGCGATTATTTGAATAGAAAGATGTTGTCGGGCTCCCGCGTAGGAATGGGCGATTACGAAAAGTTCGAAGAGTATATTCGTAAGAAGTATCCTAAGCAATTGGGAGAACTCGATGCAGCTTATCGTGAAAAACAAGTTGTCATTGAACAGCCGGTATCTGATCTTATTACAGATGAGTTTGGCAATCTGCGTCCCAGAACGGTTTTTGACACAGTATGAAACAAAAAATCATACTAACAGACGCCGATGGCGTTCTTGTAGACTGGAACAACGGATTCCGTAGATTTATGGAATCCAAGGGCCATCCGCAATTACCGGACACCGATAATGATTATAGTATGGCTGTTCGACACGGAATTACAATTCCGCAAGCGCAGGCATACATTAAGGAATACAACGAAGGACCGATGATTGCCGAACTCGATGCATTTGCTGATGCAATTAAAGGTGTTAAAGAATTAGCATCTTTAGGTTTCAGGTTCACTGTTGTTACGAGCATTAGCAGCCATCCGGATGCTAAGGTTTATAGAACACAAAACCTAAAGGCTTTATTCGGCGATGTGTTTGATGAGATCCATTGCATTGAAATGGGCGCAAGCAAAGCCCACATTCTGTTAAGCAACTGGGCCGGTACAGGATATTTCTGGATCGAGGATCATATGCGTCAGGCAGAAGCAGGATGGGAAGCAGGACTGAAAACTGTGCTGATTAATCATCCCTACAATGCACACTATAAGACTGATTTGTTTCCAAGGGTTAGTTACGAAACGCCCTGGGCAGAAATAGTTCAAATGGTTAAAAAAGAATATAACCTATAATCATGGCAAAACCTTATGTGTATCGGTGTGAGCATAAGGAAACTAAGCGATTCTATATAGGATATAGAGAAGCCAACCATTTTCCTGCATATTTAGATTTCGGAACACACTACTTTACAAGTTCTATTGAAGTTAGCAATAATTTCAAAGATTATACATACGAAATACTTGCAGAATTCACTGAGCCAAAGACAGCATTTGAAATTGAGCAAATGCTTATATACAAATCAAGAAACAATCCATTGCTAATTAACCAGCATTGGAAAACAACTGTTGTATCTATCGATGAATTAAAAACTCTAAGATATTTTAAGGAACATGTAGTCAAATATAGTAAGGTTAATGGAAATCCTTACCTTGCCAGAAAGAAAAAGAAAAAGAAAAAACTGCGCATACTAACCGAGGCCGAAAGGTTAGGACGGTCTGATGCCGAATGGATGCAAAGAAGGAAAGAAAAAAGAATTAGAAGAGAGCAAAAGAAATTACTCTCTAAATAATTATGAAGCTGTAAGGTTGGTGCGCCTAATTAAAATTGCACTGGCGCATAGCTCGGAATGGAGCTCGATGGTCAAGCCGAACTTTATTGGTACGGTTATCCCGTGGGCTTCCACGATTAGGGCATGGTGTTATCAGAGTACATAACTCTGATCATCAAAGTATGTGGAATCCACAGAAATTAACACCAGATAAAAATAAGTTCGCTATCGGTATGTGAAAGAAAGGTATGGCCGATAGATTGCGTTACAAGCGACTGAAATGCGAGTAACATATGCAATGACTCGAAAGAGCCCATCAACGATTTCCATATGGTTGCAGTTAGACATAATCAATCCGACACTGCGTAAAGTTGTTTTTCAGTCTGTGGCGATGCCTGTCAGGTGAGTTGAAATTCCAAATTTTTATTTGGGTGTTTTGACGATACCCTTTCTGTGGACTCCACCGTCAGGTACCAAATACTCTCATATTCCGCATTATGCCACATATGCAATGTTCTGATTTATGTGCATACACAATATTGTTCACTCTCATAATAAATATATCATTCAGAGGATTATATTATGGCAGTCATGCAAACAGTCAAGGACAACCCAGGGAAACTTCTACTAGGATCAGCCGGATCAGTTATTGCTATTGTGACCGCATTATTTGCAGTAGATGCACGATACGCTCACGCAGCGGATGTTGAGAAGAACAAAGCGGAAACCCACATAATTATTAGAGAAACGACTGCCAATTTACGAAAGCAGATGCTTGAAGACAAACTATTCGAAATTGATGTAAAAGAAGCACAAACAAAACTATCTCCTGTCGAGATGGCTATGAAAGAAAGATATAAGCGTCAAATAAAAGAAATAACAAGAGACAGCAGCAAATAAACAAAAAGGGCCTATACGGCCCTTTTTTACTGTATCACCCCTGTTTAATCATCTTCCCCGTAAATCTCTAGAACTTCAGCAACAAGCGGATCACGCTCAATGTGTTCGCGTTTGAACACACATACTGCCATTGATCTCTTATTGTTTAATGCTAGTCTTTCTAGAAAGTCCTTAAGTCCGTTTTTATCAAAGCCACGATCATGTTGCTTTAAGTCACCAGTGATAACCATGCTACTATTCTCACCGATACGAGTTAATAGCATTTTGGTTTGGTCTGGTGTAGCATTTTGCATTTCGTCAGCAATGATGTACGAGTTCTTAAATGTTCTACCACGCATGAAGCCTAATGGTGCAATTTCAATTGAACCTTCTTCTAGCATACGCTTTGTTTCTTGTAATCCATAATATTCTTCGAACACGTCAAAAATAGGTCTTGTCCAAGGTTCCATTTTCGCATTCAAATCGCCTGGTAAAAATCCGTGCTTCTCGTCTACGCTAACAGCTGGTCTTGTTAGAATAATTTTAGTAATTTCCCCTTCTCTTAGTGCCTTGATTGCTCGCAGAACTGCTAGTAATGTCTTGCCTGTACCTGCAGGTCCTACTGCAAATACCATGCGTTTTTCTAGCAATTGTTCTACATAATTTTCCTGTGCTGTATTACGAGGGATCATCTCAACTCTCTTGTAATTTCTATTTCCCAACTTGACTACATTAGTAGTCTGCTGATCATCATGCTGATATTGGCGTGGTGAACGAGATTGTGGCGAAGACTTAGCCGCCATTTTGCGATTTTTGCTCAAGGTTATGCTCCTTACTGAGTTGTTTTTTTGGTGTGATGGATTGCTGAACAGGAATTGTTCATCCGGAGGAACGACGATAGATCTATCGCGTGTATTTGTCATACCAGATATTTATGTGATTGCGATAATATTGTACTGGAAAGGCGGGTCTTTCAAAACTTTAGAAATCTTATTGAATACTGATAAATAATCAAAACGAGGTGAGAATGAGTACCGATTTAGACACCATTAAGCAGACGCTAGTAAACATTTCCAAGGGTAACGATATCCTCGACACCCTACTTGAGTTTGAAAGAACACTAGACAATGCTGAATTATTTGCATATAAAAATTGGATCTTGGGCGAACTCGTCGAAGGTCCGACTATTAGTCGTTACTGGTACAAGACTGTATGGATGTATCCATATGCTATGATGCCAGATCCAAACGGCGGTTTACGCCTACGCAAGATCGGAGCTAATGTTAGCTTCAAGAAGGGCGTGTTTAAGAAGCCTGTAAAAGTGGAAGGACCACAGGACTGGGTTAACCCAGAATCAAAGAGGGCCAAAATGGCCGAACACGAAATTTGGCTCGTGACAATTGAATTGCCATTAAAGTATATTAATCGTGGGCTGGAACAAACCGACGATATTATTCAAAGAGACATCGAAGATACGAATGCGGAAATTGCAGATGCTTATGAGGAAGAAATGCCAGAAGAGTCAGTTGATGATGGCACAGGCGGTGATATGTCCGCTGGTCCTACAAGTGAAATGCAGCCTCCAGAGGAAGAAGTATGAGCTTAAAGAATGGCGATCTAGCAGGTACTATCTTGCCTGATGTTTCTATTGACGAGTTTGAACCAAAAGCCGGCAGTAATGAAGATGTTATAGTAGTGGCTTTTTATCTCAACGACGAGGAACCGGCGGAAGACCTTAACACATTCATCCAAAGAGGGTTTATCGACACCCTGGATGTTGAAGTAAGTCCCAATACAGATGAAGAAGGGCGCTATCTCGTCTTTGTCGAAATGTCGAGAGATGATACTTTTCCTCAAAAGTTCCAAGCGTTACTAAAGGACATTAATAATCTGGCAGGAGACAACACAGAGTGGAAGGTTAAAACCTACTTCTCAGAAGGTCAGTCTTTCTCGCCCGATGATCCTGCGCTATACAATTATGTTATTATTGATCCGGGCGACTATGTCCCAAAGGAAGACTTTAAAATGAAAGATATGACTGAAAACATCCAACATTTTTTTAGTGATTCCTATTTGGCTGGCTTGACTATTGATGGTAATATCGTTACACTAAGAGGTAATAGTAAAAAGGTGGTCGCTGAAGTCGTTGACATTGGTGACTACGATACAGTGATAGGCAGAAACTTCTTAAGCGAATCTGCCTTTGGAATTAGTAATATACCCATTGAGGCTAAAGTATTAAGCAGCATCTTAGGGAATTGCGATGTTCTACCACTTGGAAAATATCTTTTTGTCAATAGGGACGAGAGGGTAATGTTGCTTAAGAATACACAAATTGAATACGGGAAATAACAACTTGGCTAAAGACAATAATGACATGATTATCACTAAGGGTCGCGTAACTGATACCGCCCCTGGCGCTCGATTTAAAGTTAAACTGGAAAACGGGCATGTCTTGAATGCAGTTGTTAGTGGAAAAATCCGTAAGAACAATATCCAGATCATTCTCGATGATCTGGTTGAGATTGAGATGAGTCCATACGATCTAACTCTAGGTCGCATCACATATCGCTTCTAATAGAAAGCACACATGAGCGAACGAAATCTCTACGAGATTCTCGGTGTCCCAAAGTCTGCATCGGAAGATGACATCAAGAAAGCTTATCGCAAGCTAGCAAGTAAATACCATCCCGATAAACTCAGCGATGCCGAGAAGGTATCAGGTGAGGCAAAGTTCAAAGAGGCTAAAGAAGCCTACGAGACTTTATCCGACGAACAGAAGCGTGCCGCATACGATCAGCACGGGCACGCATCTACAGATCCCAATTTTGGTAGATCTCACTTCCACGATTTCGAACAAGGTTTAAATCCAAACGATATTAACGAAATCTTCAGCACTATCTTTGGCGGTAGGAGCTTTAATTTTGGTACAGGCGCACAAACACAACAGCGCCAACCTATGTACCAATTAAACATTTCGTTAATGGACGCATACATTGGCAGAACTGTAACACTAGAGGGCAACCTGACGGTAAATATCCCGAAGGGCGTTCGCTCTGGTACTAAGTTCTATGCCGGTGGCAAGCTGATCAGGATTGAAGTTGCACCGGATTCTAAATTCAAGCGTGCTAACGACGATTTGCTGGTTGATGTTGAGATCAGCGCAATCGAAGCCATACTAGGTGCCGAAGCAGTTCTTGAACATTTAGACGGCTCTAAATTACAGTTTGCTATCCCCGGTGGTATTCAGCCCGGGCAGATAATCAAGTTGGGTGGCAAGGGGATGAGAAACCCCGAGAATGATAGATATGGCGATTTGTTAGTGCGCATCGCAATTACCATACCAAGGACACTAACACAGGAAGAAAGAGTTGCACTTAAATCTCTGAACCACAGAGCATCAATTACAATCTAAGGAAAACAATGAGTACAAAAAAAGTTGAGAAGATGGTTGAGCGGGCAGTTGCCATTGCAAATGATAACAATCATGAGTATGTAACACTCGAGCACATTCTTCTGTCACTACTGCACGAGAAAGAGATCGATGCCCTGGTTCAGGCAATTGGCGGACAACCTGCAAAGATCAAAACAGATACAATTCAGTTCTTAGGTGATCCTGCGCTGAAGAAGCCAGATGCACTGAAAGAAGTTCCTGCCAAGCGCACCGCAGTACTGAATAGAACATTCCAGCGTGCCCTTACACAACTTGTGTTTAGCGGCAGGAATGAACTCAACAACGAGTCGGTGTTGCTCAGTATTTTGAGCGAAGAAACCAGCCACGCATATTACTTCCTTGGTAAGAACGGTGTTACCAGAGAAAAGATTATTGCCTATATGCGTAAGGCAGAAGAGAAGGCAGGCGATGCAGAGGAAACTCCGCTTGATTTGTTTGCACGCAACCTGAATAAGGAAGCATCAGACGGTTCCATCGACCCTGTTATTGCACGCGAACGCGAAGTTATCGATACCATTGAAATCTTGGCTCGTCGCAAGAAGAACAATGTCATTTATGTGGGCGAACCTGGTGTTGGTAAGACCGCACTTGCAGAAGGCCTTGCATTGAAGATTGTCAACAAGGATGTTCCTAAGGCGCTGCAAGACAAGGTTGTTTACAGCCTGGATTTGGGTGCATTGCTTGCCGGAACTAAGTTCCGCGGTGACTTTGAAGAGCGTTTGAAGGGCGTACTTGATCAAGTCAAGAAGCTTGGTAACTGCATTATGTTCATCGACGAAATCCACATGATCCTTGGTGCAGGTTCTACAACCGGTAGCCAAATGGATGCTGGTAACTTGCTGAAGCCTATGCTTGCCAAGGGGCAACTCATGTGCGTTGGTGCAACGACATACGACGAGTTCCACGAACACTTTGAGAAGGATAAGGCACTGTTGCGTCGTTTCCAGAAGTACGACATTCTGCAACCCAGCGCAGCTGATACCAAGCTTATCCTTAAGGGCATTGCGTATCAATACGAGAAGTTCCACGGCGTTACATTTGCCGAAGGTGCTACCGACATGTGCGTAGATTTGGCAGATCGTTACTTGAAGTCTAAGTTCTTCCCTGACAAGGCTATTGACATCATGGACTCGGCCGGTGCAATTGCCAAGCTTCGTGAAATCAAGGAAGTTAGTTGCGATATCGTTGTTGAACAGGCAGCTAAGATTGCACGCATTCCTGCAGCAATGATTGACATGAAGGAAAACGACCAACTGGAAAATCTTGCACCGCGTGTGAAGAACAAGGTTTACGGTCAGGATGTTGCAATCGACAAGCTTGTGGAATCTATCTACATGTCTAAGGCAGGATTGCGTAACCCAGCCAAGCCCATCGGCAGCTTCTTGTTTACTGGTCCGACTGGTACTGGTAAGACATACACTGCAAAGAAGCTTGCAGAAGCACTCGGCGTACATTTCCAGCGTTTTGACATGTCGGAATACATGGAAAAGCACACTGTATCCAAGTTCATTGGTGCTCCTCCGGGATATGTCGGACACGGCGAAGGCAAGATGGGCGAAGGTCAGCTTATTCAAGCAATCGATACCAACCCGAACTGCGTATTGCTGCTCGACGAAATCGAAAAAGCCAATCCAGATGTTATTACTGTGCTATTGCAGGTAATGGATGACGGACGACTCACTTCTGCTAAGGGCAAGACTGTTGACTTCAGCAATGTGATTATCATCATGTCTGCCAACCTTGGCGCTGCTGATGCCGAAAAGCTGAAGATTGGCTTCGGGGATCAAGACAACGGTGGTGCAGTGGATGCAGAAATCAAGAAGTTCTTCAGCCCTGAGTTTAGAAACCGCCTTGATGCAGTCGTTAAGTTCAACAAGTTGACAATGGTCGAAATGAACCTTATTGTCAACGCTGAAGTTGAGAAGACTGAAGCAATGCTTGCTCCTAAGAACATTACACTGAATGTTACTCAACAAGCACGCGACTGGTTGGCTAAGAGCGGCTACGATCCCAAGATGGGTGCAAGACCGTTCGAACGCTTGTTTGAAGCAAGAGTCAAGAAGCCGTTGTCAACAGAAATCTTGTTCGGCAAGCTGAAGAATGGTGGCCGTGCAAATGTCGACTACGATGTGGTTTGCGATACGATTACTGTTAATGTGTTGGATCCGATTCCTGTACAGACACTGATCTAAGAAATCACAGTCAAGAGAAAGCAAGCTTTCTCTTGAGTTTAATATCACAAAGTAGGGAAGGATGCAGTAGGTGCTGTGAAGTTTGATATATAACGAGCAACACCCTTTGTAATGCGAAGTTGGCTAATAAATCCTGTTACTGGATATGCGGTATGTAATGCATGGTCGGTACCTATTGTAAATGGTTCAGTCAATGATGTTAGATCGGTACTATTTGTAGTTGTCGAACCGACCTGAGTGCCGTCAATAAACATTTTAAATGATGTTCCGTTTCGTGCAAATGCAATATGGTGCCACGAACCTGTTGTGAATGCTGCTGCTGCCGATGATACTATTGTTGTTCCTAGATTAAAAGTAAGAACTCCTGTATTACTTAGGGAGCATGACCATCCTGCTACATCAGCAGCAGTTGATGTGGTTCCCCCCTGCGCACAGAGAACGCATGAAGTATTTACATACGAGGTAATATTAACCCACATTTCAACTGTGAAACTACCTGTACTAAAATTAAATGCAGGATTATTAGGTGCCCACAAGTAATCACCGGCTGCTGCTAGTGATAGGGAACCCGAGCCATACTTTACTATAGATGTCGAGACTTTGGCATTTCCGCGCGTTTCGAGATTGAGCTTAGATGAATTATCATATATACCTGAATTTGTAAAATTCAATAATAGTTTTGTATTACTGCCTGTTGATGTAGATGGCATCGCAGGAACAGAAGATATAGCAGTCCCGTCTACAAGTCTTACATCACTAATATAACCGGTAAATGGTTGGGCAGAGTTGTTGCTATTTCCAATTACTATAGTTTTTGCCGGATCTCCCACTGTTCCCGAGAATGTATACTGACTACCAACAGCTACACCGTTTACATATGCTGTTATAGTCGAGCCAGAGCGTGCTACAGCAATATACATCCACTCGTTTGTTGATATAACACCAGCAGATGATACTATTCTAGCAGTTGAGCCATTTATGTATACTCGTAAGACACCACCTGTAAATATTTCAATCATCCAATCGGTTGTATTATTTCCTGTATAATTCCCCATAATAGCATTTGTTGGCGTCGGAGCAGTTAATGCTGTTGCATATATCCACACCCCTATTGTGAAATCACCGGTTGGTGTAAATTGTCCGGATGTTGGAGTTGTAAGATAATCACCTGTTCCATCGAAATATCCGCTTCCACCAACACTAGGTGTAGAATAGCTTATAGGAGGAACATATGGGCCGAATGCAGAAATTACAGGGCTTGATCCATTATTACTCGATGGGGTTATGGTATAATGTGTAGGTCCATTATCTACAAATCTATTACTCTGTGCAGTTAATAGTGTTGTATTAGCGTCGGATACAAATGCCGATGTCTGCGGAGTAAATGTTGATGAGTATCTAGCCACATTTGAGAATCGAATATTGCTCATATTACCGATAAATCCTGCAACGCCATTTCCTGTGCCAGATCCGAGAAATGCCGTAATACCGGTACTACCGGCATAAGTCGTATTATCTGTTGTTGAACCGGCGGCCACCCCATTGACATATACAGTTATACCCGAACCACCATTAGAGACAAAAGCAAGATGAAACCATACATTCGGTGTTAATGCCGATGATAATGTAATGCTTATATATGATATATGATCTCGTGTACTTAAATAAACAGTTGTAGAATTACTAAATCCCCAAGTTCTGATATTAGAATTTGCACCGGTACCCGATGATGTACACATAATAGCTCTGTTTCCGGACGATCCTGCAGCACCACTGCCGAAATCAGGCATCATAAACCAGCCTTCTAATGTATAAACTGATGCCATATCTACAGCAGCAGCTGAACCGGCACCGAATCCTAAATTTTGTCCATTGGCATTATAATATAAGCTCCATCCTGTCTGGCTATATGGAGAAAAAGATCCTTGTGTTGTATTTCCGCTTCTTGTAATAGTCCAATTCTGCGGACCGCTATCAACAAATGAATTATTTTGAGCATTATTTGTTCCGGTTGTAGATAAAAGAAGAGAAATATTCTTAAAACTTGAATCCACTACTGTTCCCGAAAATGATGAAATGATTTGTTGTATAATCGCCATGATTAAAATTCCTTTTTAGTTTATCTATTTATCTATCTAACCGATTTGATAAATACCTATAACTTATTTGGAGAAACAATCATGGGTGTTCAATTTGCTGGTAATATTTTAGTTCAATCAAACGGTGGTCCGCTTCCAATCGCACAAGGTGGCACAGGACAAACGAGCGCCACATCGGCTATTAATGCATTACTTCCTTCACAAGGTGGAAATGCAAATAAGGTTTTAAAGACAGATGGTACAAATGTTTCATGGGTTGCCGCAGCTGGTACACCCGGTGGAGCAGATACACAAATTCAGTACAATGACGCCGGGAGTTTTGGTGGAAGTGCTAATCTAGTTATCAACAAATCAACTGGTGCTGTAACTGGTCTTTCGACTATTACGGCCCTTGGATTAAATGCAAGTGGTGCCGCAGCATCTTCGCGCCTTGTAAAATTTCAAACAGCTGGCAGCGATCGTTGGTTCTTTGAAGCAGATGCAACTCCAGAATCTGGTAGTAATGCAGGATCGAATTTTGCCTTTACCCGTGTGGCAGATAACGGTTCTACAACTAATCAGGTATTCACAGTATTGCGCTCGTCTGGTGTGGTTGACTTCAAGACAACACCAACGGTAAATGGAACACCAGTTGGGGCAAACCCATCGGGTTCGAATACACAAATTCAGTATAATGACAGCGGTGCTTTTGCAGGCTCGTCAAAATTCACATGGACAGATAGCTCAACCACATTGCAATTAGGTGCAGACGGTGTACATCTCCATCAACTATCACAACAGGTGCAGGTTTTACACTAAACATTGTTCCTGCTCCGATTATCAGTACAAACCCCGGCGGTGCAGTAAATGTCACCGGTGGTACATCTTCCCGTACTGGTGGAGCAGTAAACTTAACAGGTGGTGCTGAAAATACAAGCGGTTATTTTGGTGGTTCGGTTGTACTTCGGGGCGGTAACGGTGTTTCTAATGGTGCCGGCGCTAAGGTAGTAGTTGAAGGTGCATTTGGTTCAGGATCGTCAGGAGCAGGTAACGGCGGTTCTTTTGTAGTTTCATCGGGACCAGGTACATCGCTTGTTGAAAGATTCCGTATTCTAAACGACGGTTCATGGTCCGTGGGTTCTACAGGAACAGCATTCGGCACATCAGGGCAAGTTCTAACTTCAAACGGAACTGGTGCTGCACCTACATGGCAAACAACTCCAGCTGCCGCAGCAGGTTCATTAACTGGTTCAACTCTAGCAGCTGGTGTAACATCATCAAGTTTAACAACTGTTGGTGCAGGTGTAACTGACGGAACATATGCACTTGGTTGGAAGATTATTCCACAAAATGCAACTGGTTCCACAACACTAACATTGTCGGATTCCGGTAAGCACATTTTCAACACAACTGCTGCGCAGACTTATACAATTCCTGCAAACAGTTCTGTAGCTTATCCAATCGGAACAGCCCTTACATTTATTAACCAAGGTTCGGGTACTTCTACTATCGCTATCACTACAGATACAATGTATCTTGCAGGTGCCGGCACAACAGGTAGCAGAACACTTGCTGCGTATGGTGTGGCAACAGCTATCAAGATTACTTCAACATCTTGGATTATTTCAGGAACAGGTCTAACCTGATATAAACTGAAACAAATTAGCCCCGCAAGGGGCTTTTTTGTGGGATATAATATTCGCCAACTTCTGATAAATAATAGAGAACAAGAAGGAAGGCTATGGCAACTGGGATTATCTACAAAACCACTAACCAGATAAATGGTAAGTGGTATATCGGAAAATATCAGGGAAACAGACCCGGATATATCGGTAGTGGAAAAGCTTTAACAAATGCTATAAAAAAATACGGTAAAGAAAATTTTATAAGAGAAATCATAGATGTGGCCGAATGCGGAGTTCCGTTAGCCGAATTAGAGGTGCAGATAATTAAGGAAACAGGGGCAGTAAATAATCCAATGTCATACAACATTGCAGCAGGTGGTCAAGGCGGCAGGACATGGAATTATCCGCCAAGAACAAAAGAACATTGCGATAGAATATCTAAGGCACTGAAAGGGCGTAGTGGCGGAAAACGAACAAATGAAACTAAGAGTAAAATGTCGATATCCCGCAGAGCTCGCAATGACTTGTATAAAATAATACTTATAGACACCGGTGAAGAAATTATAACAAATTGCCTTGAAGAATTTTCTAAAAAATATAATGTATCTGGTAAAACTTTAAGATATTCGGCAAAAGAAAATATTGTAGTAAAGGGGAGATTTCTTGCTACAAAACAAGGAGTAGAATAATGGCAATTAGAAAAAGTGTTCTAATGCTTACAAACACCGGTACACACTGGAATGTCTTTGGTGAGCCCATCAGAGCTGATGCGTACTATGGTTATACCGACGGAATACACACAGTTCAGGTAATTTACCAGAATTTTGTAGGTGGTTTTGGCCTACAAGGAACTCTTGCACTAAAACCCGAACCAGAGGATTGGTTTTGGATTAAGCTAAACCCGATGGGCGATGTTTATACACCATTTATTCCATTCCCAACTGACCCTTATGCACCAACAGGGGCTAATGGTGGTGATACAGGTTCGATAGCAACAACTTTTATAGGAAACTTTGTTTACCTAAGAGCTGTTCTAACAAGAGATTATATTCAACCACCACCGACAAATCCCCAATGGCAGACATGGCAATGGGGACAAATCGATAAAGTATTACTGAGCTTGTAAGGAAAATATATAATGGCAATAGTAGGACAAAATGCACTGTTAAACCAGTACATGCCCACCTTTTTTATTAAGGACCTTAGGGACGGTCAAACAGTTCGTTATGACTCTGTTAGAAAAGCATTTGTTAATGCAGAAGGTGGTGGCGGTGGTGGTGTTGATAGACTAGGCGAATTACTTGATGTTTCAGATTCAGTTGATAACCCGCTAAGTCTACAAAATGGCCAGGCTCTTGTTTACAATTCATTTACAAGTCTATGGGAAAATAAATTCATAGACTATAATACATTATTGAATAAACCAACAGTTGGTTCGGGTTCAGTAACAAGCGTTTCTGTTGTAACAGCAAACGGAGTGTCTGGTGTAGTTGCTAATCCAACCACAACACCTGCAATTACACTTACCTTAGGAAATATTACACCTTTAAGTGTTCACGCAACAGGTACTGTTCTAGGTTCAAATTTAAGTGGAACAAATACCGGGGACCAAACAATTATTCTTACCGGTGATGTCACTGGTTCTGGCACAGCAAGTTTTCCTACAACGCTATCTGCAACAGGTGTTACAGCAGGCACATATGGAACAAGCACAACAGTTCCTAGAATTACAGTAGATACGAAGGGTAGAATCACAGCGGTAACAAATGTCCCAATTTCAGAATCTGGATTAGGTACAGTCACTTCTGTTTCTGCAAATGGAACACAAGGTGTTACAACTTTAGTTACAAATGCTACCACTACGCCAAATATTACAGTCGGCTTAGGTAATATTACTCCTACTTCTGTAGCAGCAACAGGCACCGTAAGCGGTTCTAATTTATCCGGTACAAATACAGGCGATCAGACCATTGTACTTAGTGGTGACGCAACAGGTTCGGGAACTGGAGCATTAACATTAACACTTAATACAGTGAACTTGACACCGGGTGTTTATGGTGATGATCACTTCGTACCGACAATAACTGTTAATAATAAGGGTTTGGTAACTTCGATAACTACACAGCATGTCGACACAACTGTTCGTGATTTAGTTCCAGAAACAGAAACATTTGTAGTTGCACCAAGGCACCAATATATAGTAACCGGAGTTCTTGAAGTAGACGGTTATATGATCAACAACGGAGTTATAGCTATATTATGAGCACACCAGCAAGAATTTTAATGGTCGAGGGAGATACCGTTCCTCCAGCACCGACGAACGGACAAATTCTGTTCTATGCTAAAACAAGCGGTACATTCTATTCGTTGAACTCGTCGGGAGTTGAAACACCTTTAGGCGGTGGCGGCGGTGGCGGAGTTTCCTCTGTTTCTGTTGTAACAGCAAACGGTGTCTCTGGCGTGGTTGCTAACCCGACTACAACACCTGCAATTACACTAACTCTTGGTGCAATTACACCAACAAGTGTAGCAGCAACAGGCACTGTAACAGGTAGCAATTTCAGCGGATCGAGTTCGGGTACAAATACCGGCGATCAAACAATTACATTGACAGGCGATGTTACCGGTTCGGGAACAAGTTCGTTTGCAACAGCATTATCAGCAACAGGTGTAATTGCTGGTTCGTACACCAATGCAAATATTACAGTTGATTCAAAAGGTAGAATTACTTCAGCAAGTAACGGTGCAGCAAGTGGTGTTTCTTCCTTTAATACAAGAACAGGTGCAGTTACCCTAACAAGCGGTGATGTAACAACAGCATTAGGATTTACACCGGGGCAAGGAACAGTAACATCTGTTACCGGTTCGGGTGGTACAACTGGATTGACACTAAACGGTGGTCCAATTACAGGTTCTGGAACACTTACTCTAGGTGGGACATTAATTGCAGCAAACGGCGGTACTGGTATTTCGACATATGCAGTCGGTGATATTCTATTTGCCAGCACAACATCAGCACTTTCAAGATTAGCAGATGTAGCAACAGGAAATGCATTAATTTCCGGTGGTACAAACACAGCACCAAGTTGGGGTAAGATTGGACTAACAACTCATGTTAGCGGAACATTACCTATTGCCAACGGTGGTACCGGAGCAACAACTCAGGCTGGTGCAGCAAATGCAGTTCTTCCAACACAGTCTGGCAATAACGGCAAATTCCTAACTACTGATGGTACAAATGTTTCTTGGGCAACCGTAGGCGGTGGTTCGGGAACAGTAACATCTGTTTCTGCAACAGGTTCGTCGGATATTTCAGTTGGTGGCTCACCAATTACAACTTCCGGAACATTAACATTTGCATTGACAACAACAGGTGTAACAGCAGCCACATACGGTAGTGCAACTCAAGTTCCTGTATTTACAGTAGATTCCCGTGGTAGAATTTCAAATGTTACAAATACCACAATTACAGGTGGCTCAAACACACCAGAAATCGTTGTATTTCACTATAGTGCGGGCGGCGCAGGAACATTTACGCCAGTTGATGCAATCTTTTCGCAGACATCTGGTGTTACAGCAACAGTAACAGATGGCGCAAACTGTATTGCAACATATGCATTTACTGGTAAATCTAATCCACCAAAGTCCATTACAACTTATGGACAGAATTTTGCAGCTAACACATTCAACATTAAAGATACCACAAGTTTACCATCGGCAAGTATCGTTGGTGGTGGTACATCTGCTTCGCCAGATCTTGCTAATGGAATTTTTAGTGCAACCAATGTAGTAACATTGCAAACAAGAATGTCAGACACAGGAGCATCGTCAACAGTCGGCAATAGAGCCTGGTTAATTGTTGTTTTTGGATTCTAATAAATGGCTTTTCTAAATATACCACTAAAATCAATTCAGGTTAGTATCAACACGGTTGTTGGTACTGAAACCATGCCTTGGTATAATCCTTTAAGTTTCCCAATTGGTCCCGGCGATCCTATGCCTGCACCTATTCAGAAAGATTTTAGATGGCGTGTGGTTATGAATGTTTCTAATCAAGAACAAAGTTCATATATCACAAGAGATCCGGGAACATACAATGGACAGGATATTACTGTTGGGCAATGGATTGCTAATTTAACAACAGGTCAGGCCTGGCAGATTATTTTAATTGAATCTAAATCTACAACTTCTGTAACAGCTATTGTACAGGATATCTATAGATACAATACTTTTAGAGATCCTGCACAAGTTGGTAACGGTGGTCCTGCCACAGGAACATATGTTGTATTCAACATAGGTGATGGCGGCCTGCCACAGATTGATCCTATTCCTCCTGCAGGTGCATCGGCACAATTTTCTCAAAATATTCAAAGTAGATTTGAATACATAAATTTACAATATGATTATCCGTTATATCAATCGGGTAATACTTTTGTTGTAAATGATACGATTGCAGCAGATTCGGACACAAATCAATTTGTATTATCAGATTCAACAAACAGAATTGTTATTGGTAGAGTAACATCTATTTCTGATACAATATCCGGTTGGTTCACTATTAACCCTGTTCAGAAGATTGTCGATAATTTAGATTATCTCCCCGGTGGCGTTGGCGACATTATCTATTCATCTTTGACTGTTCCGGGCGGCATAACAACAACCCCCGGCGGTTCTCAACTTTATATTAAGTTAAGAAATAATACATCTTCTATTTCCCTTAGTACAGCACCTGGGCCAACAACAGCAGGCAATGTTTTTCAGCTCAACGGAGAAAATATTACCGTTGGTGGTGCAGGAACCGCAGCAAATGTTATTTCTGCAACAAATGCAGTTTCTGGAACAACAGGAGTATCGGCATTATCTGTTCTTTCAGCATCATCTGTGCAGACAAACAATGGATTAATTTCTCCTACATACGGTGAACCTGTTCTATGGGCATCGAGCTCACCGGCAACGGCAGTTATTAATGGAACAACTGTAATATTTAACATTGTTTCAACTGATCCAGGATATGAAGATTATTCCAGACCTGCGCAGATGGCGCAGGCCATCAACAATGCAAACATTTCTAATATTGTTGCATCTACTCCCAGCACGCTTGTATTAAAGATAACCAATACATCAGGGGGTAGTATTACCATAACAAACGGTTCGTCGGATGTTAATGGAGTTCCATTTGGTGGTGCAAATTCTGGATCTGGTTTAGCCCTTTTCACCCCAGCAAGTACATCGTATCAAATTCAATTTACTGCTGTGGATGCTCGTCCTATTAATTTCTTAGATGTTATCGGAACTACTGTAGACGACTTTGGTTTAATTTCAGTAGAAAATGGCGTTAAGGCGTGTGGTTTATACATCGAAGAAGGACTAAGAACAGCAACATCTACCGTTGTTACTAATCTCACACAACTGAATACACTTAGCCCATTAATTGGTGACCAAGCGTATGTTATCGATAGCGGCGATGCCCAAGGCAACAATGCTAATGAATGGAGTTTATGGTTATTTGATGGAACTAACTGGATTGAAACAAGCAATCAAGATAGTGCTTCAACTGATGCGAAATCTCTCGAATATACCGTTACAACGGCAAGTCCATCCTCGATAAATATCGGTGAAATAAGCACAGGAAGAAGAGTAACATTGATCACTGTCGAAGTAATGACTCCGTTTGATCAACCAGCAGCATTATCAATTGGCTATCAAGTCAATAATACCGTCCCGCCTCCGCCTGTCCCATCTGGATTAATGATTAGTGGACTAATAGATTTAACAGTTTCCGGTACTTATACAACCAGCACAGACATACTTTTCGGCACAGACACAGTACAAGGTGATGTAACTATAACAGCAGATTTTCAAAATAACGGTGCATCCACCGGTACTGCTCAAATTATAGTCTCTTATGTATAAAATAAAATCTTTTGGATAAATAAAGCGTAGAAGGCCAGTGCGGCCCGATAAATTAGGAGAAAAACAATGTCAAATGTAAAGAATTTCGGTCTCATTGGCGTAGGTGCAGATCTACAATTTGGTAAGGCCGGTACACGCCTTGTCAACAATGCAGGCACATTCAATTTCAAGGCAGCAAACGGTTCGACCGATGCAGCTTTAACAGCAGCAGGAATTACATCCTCTGCAGGTAACGTAACACTTACCACAGGTGATTTAGTATTAACTGATACTGCCGGTGTTCTTACCGTTGGTACAGATACAACACTTAGCCGTGCTCAGGCAGGCGTCTTCCGTTTCAATGGAACAGCAGCCGTTGTTATGCCAGCAGGTACAACAGGACAAGAACCAGGAACACAAATTGCTGGTATGTTCCGTTATAACTCGACACTCGGTGCTATGGAATACTCAAACGGAACATCATGGTTCCCATTGAGTTCGTCTGCAGCATTACAAACAGAAATCGATAACATCGAAACTTCGTTAGGTGGCGCTATTGATTCATCGGGTAACTTTATTCCAGGTGGATTCACTGGTGCAGTTATCGGCACAGTAGCAAGCTTCACAGAAGCTATTCAGAATGTAGCTAACTATGCATTGTCGAAAGACACTCTAGATGAAATTTTCCTACAAACGGGTGCTGGAAAAGTAATCTATTCTAACGGTACAAGCTGGCAACAAGCACTCCCGGGTTCGACATCCGGTGTTCAGAAATGGGATGCAGGTCTCGATAACCTTGCAGCACTCGCAGGAACAGGTATTGTTGTTGAAACAGCCGACGGTGTCTTCGCCAACCGTACTTTAGTAGCTCCGGCAGCCGGTATCACAATTACCGATGCCGACGGTGTAGCAGGAAATCCAACATTTGCTCTTGCTAATGACTTAGCAGCACTCGAAGGTCTTACAACAACTGGATATATTGTTCGCACAGGTGACGGTACAGCAACAACACGCTCTATGAATGTTGTTTCGGGTGATTTAGTTATCACAGGCGATGCATCTGGTGTTTCTACAGATACAACTTTCGGTCTTGCTACAGTTACTCAAGCAGCAACCGGAAACTTTGTTAAGGTCACACTCGATACCAAGGGCCGCGTAACTGGTAATACACCGGTAGTCGCAGCAGACATTACAGCACTTGTAGATGCAACATATGTAAACGTAACCGGCGATACAATGACTGGTTCGTTGACAATGGCCACAGGTACTCACATCACTCTAACTGATGATCCTGTAAACCCAACAGACGCAGCAAACAAGAACTATGTTGATAACGCAGTTACTGGTCTAACATGGAAGACAGCCGTTCTAGCAGCAACAACAACTAACGGAACTTTTGCTACAGCTTTCGCTAACGGCCAAGTTATCGACGGTGTTACACTTGCTACAAACGATCGTATCCTTATCAAGAACCAAACAGACCAAACACAAAACGGTATCTATATTGTTCAGGCTTCGGGTGCTCCAGTTCGTTCTTCGGATGCTAACACTGGTCCAGAACTTGACAGCGCGGCAGTTTTCGTTCAGACTGGTACAGCAAACGCTGATTCTGGATGGGTACAAGTAACATCCAATGTAACAATTGGTACTTCGAACATCGTATGGCAACAGTTCTCTGGTGCTGGTGCTTACACAAGCGGTGTTGGTATTGACATTACAGGTAACGTGATCAGTACAAGGCTTGGAGCAGGTATTGGTGAACTTCCAACAGGCGAAATTGGTGTTGATCTTTATGACCCAACAAACGGTGCAGTTATCCTTACAACAGATGGCACAACACCATCGACAGCAACCGGTGCTCAACTTTACTTGAAGCTTGATGCTGCTGGTGCTCTAGCACAGACATCGTCTGGATTAAAGATTAACGCAAATTCTGTAACCAATGCTATGATTGTTAATGACACAATGGTTGTTAATGGTGATACAGGTTCGGGATCGTTGGCATTAGGTGGAACATTAGAAGTTAAGGGTACATCTACTCAGGGTATCGTTACATCTGTTAACGGAACAGGAACATTTACCGTTACTGCTAGCAATGCTTCTTCTTCACAGAAGGGTGTCGCAACATTTGATGCTACTGAATTTACAGTAACAACAGGTAATGTTGTTCTTGGAACAGTTCCTATCGGCAAGCTATCTGCAAGTACAATTACATTTGCAGGTAACACAGGTACACCGGATGCAGTAGCTCTCGGTGAAACAGTTACAATCTCGAGTGCAGATTCTGCTATTACAACAACAGCAGGTGCAAACAGCATTTCAATTCAGCTTAACACGGTTGATGTTCCACACGGCGGTACTGGTGCAACATCGTTCACAGCTAACCAGATCCTATTCGGTAACGGTACATCGGCAATCCAGTCGGATGCAGGCTTAACATTCACACCTGGTTCACCAGTTGCCACATTGGCAATGGGTGGCGCTACTGGCTTAACATTGACAACCAATGCTACATCACATGATGTTACATTGACAGCAGCAGGTTCGAATGCTGATATCGTTCTTGTTCCAACTGGAACAGGCTCGGTTGTTGTTGGCCCAGTTGGTGCTGGTTTAATCCAGTCGGATGCAGCTACAGCATTAACAGTTCGTGGTAACACAACATTGACACTTGAGTCCGGTACAGGCAGCACCACAATGGTTCTACCATCCGGCACAAGCAACAAGGTTACAGTTTCTGGCCCAACAGCAGCAGATTATGCTACTGGCTTGGCAGCAGCAGATCTCGTCAACAAGCAATATGTTGATGGTGCTATTGCTACCGGTGCTTCAGCTGGTTCTGTTAAGGCAGTTACAGCAACAGTTAGCTTGGCCTCCGCAGGAACAGTTAACGTTGGTGCAGCTCTCCCAGCAGGTGCAACAATCCTTTCTGTTAAGGTTAATGTTACAGCAGCTGACACAGCAACTGGTACACTCCAGATTGGTAAGTCAGGTGGCGGTCAGTACATGGCTACAACAGAAAACGATACACAAACAACTGGTCTATACCTTGCAGAAACATATGTTGTTGAAGCAGGTTCTGTACAAGTACAGGCAACAGTTGGCGGCACACCAGGTGGTTCTGGTTCCGCACAAGTATTCGTTGAGTACAAGGTTGCAGGTTAATAGTTTCTAACTAACCTAAAATCCAAAGCCCCTCCCCGGAGGGGCTTTTTTACGGCTATTTCGTATAAATATAGGTATATTAGGAGATTTCCAATGTTTAGAGAACTTTGCAGACTCTGTAGAGAGTCATTACAGGATAATGCTACTGGCAGATATTCACATGCCCGCGTTATTGCTATGTTGGTTGCATTCGCTGCGACTATTTTTATGTGGAAACTTATACTGCTAGGTGGTATGAGTTTGGATTATTTTGTTGCGTATCTTGCATACGGAACTGGCCACCAAACACTTAATAAGTTTTTAGAAACAAGAGACAAGGCCCGACCTGTTGCTGTACCACCTGCTAAGGAAGAGGAAGATCCTCCACCAAAGCCTCCAAAGCCATGATTTGACATTCAAATGTAACTATGTTACTCTATAAAAATGACGAGTATTGTTTTTACATTTGGCCGAATGAATCCTCCAACAAAGGGGCATGAACGGTTAGTAAAGAAGGTAGTAGAAACTGCCAAAAAAATCGGTGGAGACCATGCAGTGTATCTGTCACATACACATAGGGCACCCACCGATCCTCTTGAGTGGAATTTCAAGCGCCGTGTTTGCGAGAATGCATTCAAAGGTGTAAATATATCGAAAGATGAATCAATCCGAAATCCCTTTATTGCACTCGAGTCTTTTATAGGCAAGTACGATCGTGCTATCTTTGTTGTTGGTAGCGATCAATTACCTGAATTTACACAAAGAATGTTACCTTACGGCCCGTTGTGGGGTATAGATTTAGAGATTATATCTGCCGGTGAAAGATTGGCTGAATCGCGTGGCATAGCAGGTATGAGTAGTACCAAAATGCGCCAATATGCATTAGAAAATAACAAGGAAAAGTTCTATGAAGGACTTGCTGGTAATCTAAGTGCATCACTAAAGAAGCTTGTCTTATCTAATACCCAAAAAGGTATGAAAAAGCCTAAATAGGATATTTAGTGTGAGTCTTTTTCTTTCCAAATAATTTTTTAATTCTATCTTGATTTATTTGTAAATCAGATTTTGTTTCTTTTGATAACACCGACTCGAAAAAATATGCTGATTTCTTATCGAAAAATTCAGCAACGATATAATGATCAAAATTATCAAAGTTTTCTTTTACATACGCATTTGATGTAAAATATATTTTTCCAAAATCCTCAGATGACGGTAGATAGTTTTTATATCTATAACCGATATAAAATCTTCCTGTATTCTTTTCAATGCACATATAAACATATGGCATCTTTTTTGTAGATTTTTCAAAAATTAACATCTAATATTTACCGATAAAATTGTGCGGTCGCAGCAATTCTGATAAATAAGTTACACTACAAAAACTATGCTCATGGTGAGATAGTTCAATCAGTGGCTTAACTGCACTAAGGAAATAATATCATGTTTACAACATCAACACCACAAGAATTTTTCAACTTAACCCAAGACTACCTAAAGCTCTTTCCAAAGAATGAGCACGATGTAAGAGAAGTAGCAAGCAAGGTTAAGGGAGTTTACATTTCTGAGACAAAGAAAGCACTCGAAATGCTAAAGACTTATAACAAGGCAACATCGGGAGATGCTTCCCCTAATGAAATTGCTTCTGCAAATAAGCTAGCACAGGAACTAATGGTAACAGCACGATTTGCTGCATTCATGGCAATTCCTGGATCTATTTTTGCATTGCCAGTTGTTTCAAAGGTATCGAAGGAATTTGGCGTAGACTTTGTACCACAAAGCGTAGCTAAGGAATTCAACCTTTAATTTATTGATGCATTTATAAAAGGGCCTTCGGGCCCTTTTTCAATAAATATGTACATTATGCAAAATTTACCAAAATCTAAAGAAGAAGCACTATTGCAAAATTCAAATCTTTATTTTACCGGAATTCCATGCTGCAGAGGACATATATGCGAGCGCAGAACATCGACCAATAAATGTATTTTGTGTGCTAAGGAAATAGGATTAAAATTCACATTAAAAAATAAAGATAGAGTAGCACAATATCATATCGATAGGAAAAAAGAAAATCCAAAACAATACCTATTGCATGGCGCCAGAGTGCGATCAAGAAAATATAATATACCCTTCGCTATTACATTAGATGATATTATAATTCCGGAATATTGCCCCATACTAAATATAAAACTAGAAATAAATACAGGTGGTTATAAAGACAATAGCCCGAGCCTTGATAGAACTATACCAGAACTTGGATATATTCCTGGTAATGTAATGGTTATCTCAATGAGAGCAAACATGATTAAGAATAATGCCACCGTTGAAGAACTTGGAAAAATTTATCACTATCTTTTATCAATAAAATAAAGATTTTTTAGATAAATAGTAATATGAGAATAATTGAAATTCTATTACCGAAGGGCATTGACAGAAGTTTATCACCGCAGACTGTGCGTAAGATAGATAATCTCCAGACACGCATGGACAAATATGTTGATGCTATCCTTGATCCTTCGACCACACCCAACGGTAGAGAATTTCTAAAAACACGCCTACGCGACGATTATTATGAACTTAGAAGCATTATGCCTCATATTCATAAAGTTGCAGAAGCAGTTCATAAACTTCCATTATCTAATGAAGATTTTGATTTGATAAAGGAAGTAATGAGCAGGCCAATTCCTGCTGCTATTGCACCTATCTATATTTCCGAGATTATCGATGATGACGAATTCAACGGCATGTTACTAGAACTAGAAGATTCCGATCCAAACCTAGACGTTCGCCCGCTCATTGTAGAATGGTTCAACCGCGTAATGCCAGACCAAATGTATCGTTTCGCCGATAATCAAGATGGCGAAAATCAAAAGAAAGGACTCCTATCCCCGATACACGGATATGATCCTCATATGTATAAGGGCGCCAACGACCCACTAACGGGTAACGCATTCGGCCGCCGCTGAAACTTTTGACTTTCAGAAACAATATTGCTATACTTGCAACAAAGCTAAGTATTAGCATAAAGCTCAAGGAGTCACATGGCTAAGTTATCCCCAGAAAATGTCTCACGATTGAAACAACTCGTTGCAGACGGTGTACAAGTATTACAGGAATGCGAAGATCTAAAGCAAGGTCTAAGCGAAACGGTAAAAGCCATCGCTGAAGAACTCGAAGTCAAGCCAGCCCAGTTGAATCGTCTAATCAAGGCTGTACAAAAGGGCACAATGAACGATCAACGCGAAGCTTTTGACGAGTTAGAGGAACTATATAAGGCCGGGGGTCTCGGCTAATGTATGTAGACTGCCTCTTCAAACGTGGCGGTGATAGTGAAGTAATCAAGGTTGTAGAAAGAGTAAACGGTAAACGAGTTTACCGTGAATTTCAGCCTGACTATCACTTCTTCATGAACGATCCACGCGGATCGCACAAATCCATCTATGGCGACACAGTAAAGAAAGTGGTTCCACGATCTTTTACTGAAAAGCAAAAATTGGTAAAATCAATGTCGGGTAACGTAAAGAAATGGGAAACAGACGTTGATCCCATTTTTCGTTGCCTTGAACAAAACTATCAGCATATTGATGCACCACATCTAAATATTGCATTTTTCGATATTGAAACCAGCTTTGATAAGGAATCAGGCTGGTCAGAAGCATCCGACGCAGATAACTTTATTACCTCTATTTCTATTCATCTACAATGGTTAGATGAAATCATTTGTTTGGCACTTCCACCAGAGACGCTTACGTGGGATGAGGCACAGGCTATTGCGGATGAAGTGGGTAATGTTGTATTGTTCAAGTCAGAAGGCGAAATGCTTCAGGCATTTATGGATGTTGTAGAAGACGCAGACGTTCTTAGTGGTTGGAATAGTGAAGCATATGATATCCCGTACGTGGTAAATCGTATCAAGAAAGTCTTAGGTAAACACGAAGCAAGGAAACTATGCTTGTGGGAACAAGAGCCAAAGGTTAGAGAGTTTGATCGTGGTGGAAAAGTTCAAAACACATACGACTTGATTGGAAGGGTACACGTAGATTACCTCCAGCTTTACAAGAAATACAACTACGAAGAACGTCACTCCTATGCGCTGAATGCTATTGCAGAAATTGAGCTTGGTGAAAACAAGGTCCAGTACGAGGGAACACTGGACGAGTTGTACAACGATGACTTTAAGAAGTTCTTAGAGTACAACATTCAAGATACACGATTACTTGATAGATTAGATAAGAAGCTTGATTTTATTAGCCTGGCAAACTCTATTGCGCATTCCAGTTGCGTGTTAATTCAAACAACAATGGGTGCGGTAGCGGTAACTGACCAAAACGTACTAATGGAAGCACACAGTAGAAATATGGTGTGTCCAGACAAGAAGCATAGCAAAGACGAAACGTCTACAAGAGCAGCAGGCGGCTGGGTTGCAACACCCAAAAAGGGATTTCATAAGTGGATCGCATCTACTGACATGAAGTCGCTATATCCATCTGTCATTAGAACGTTCAACATGAGTCCTGAAATGATTGTAGGGCAGATTAGACTTGATAGAACAAATCAAGCAATCAAAGATTGGGAAGCTAAGGGAGCGAAATATACATTTGCATCTTGGTGGAACGATAGATTCAATGTGCTCGAAATGGAAGATTTTTACAATCAGGATATTGGCAACAAGCTTATTCTTGATATGGAAGATGGGCAATCATTTGAAGTTACAGGTAAGGAGCTATATGAACTAATTTTCAATAGTGGCCAACCTTGGTGTATTAGTGCAAACGGCACAATCTTCAAGACAGATACAGACGGTGTGATTCCGGGTCTATTAACTCGCTGGTACAGTGAGCGTAAGACACTACAGGCAATCATGACAAACTATCAAGACATCGAAGATAATGCTAAAATCGAAGGTATACAAATACCCGAAAGTTTGTTTACTAATGCAGATATTAGTGATGTTGAGACAAAGGCTAATCCCTATCTCGAATCTGAGGCATATAAGCCGAAAAAGCTAAAGGAACTAATTACAGAAGGGCATAAAAAGCGTGTTGTTCAGTACATGAATCAACACAACCTTATGGTTAAGGACGGTAAAGCTATCCACAGGGATCAGAAGGACCTAAAGCGTATTATCGGATTCTGGGATAAACGCCAGCTGGTAAAGAAGATCAACCTGAACTCTGCATATGGCGCTTTGTTGAATGCAGGTAGCAGATTCTTCGATCAAAGATTAGGACAATCGACTACATTGTCTGGTAGAACTATTACCAAGCACATGGCAGCTAAAACAAACGAAATGATGACGGGGGAATATGATCATTACGGTAAAGCCATCGTCTACGGGGACACCGATTCCTGCTATTTCTCTGCGTACCCTATTCTTAGAGAAGAAATCGAGCGTGGAGAAGTTGAGTGGACAAAGGAAAGTATTATTGAAACTTACAACGCATTAGCGAAAGCAGTTTCAGCAACATTCCCGGAGTTCTTGCTGCAAAAGCTAAATGTTCCTATCAAGCGTTCAACTGGTGTTATTGCTAGCTCACGCGAAACAGTATCTGAATCTGGTATCTGGATGGTTAAGAAGCGTTATGCTTGCTTGATGTATGATAAGGATGGCATTAGATTAGATGTGGGCGGAAAACCTGGCAAGGTTAAGGCTATGGGTCTTGACTTGAAGCGTGCAGACACACCTAAGTTTGTTCAAGAGTTCTTATCTGAAATCTTATTAGATACACTTACAGGTAAGGGAGAAGCGGCTGTTATTGAAAAGATTCGCTTATTCAAAGAACAGTTTGAGGGTATGAAGCCATGGCAGCAAGGTACACCGAGAGCTGTCAATAAGTTATCACATTATCGTGATAAGCTGGAAGATGCAGGATTCAAGAAGGCAAAGGGTATACAAGTAGGAAATCTGCATGTTCCTGGACACGTTACAGCAAGTCTAAATTGGAATCGCATGAAAGAAATCAATATGGATCAACATGCGATGAAGATTATCGACGGGCAGAAAGTGATTGTTTGCAAACTAAGAGATACACCCGAAAACAAGCTTACAAGCATTGCATATCCTGTAGACGAAGTTCACTTGCCAGACTGGTTCCTGAACTTACCATTCGACAGCGAAGGTATGCAAGCAGGTATTGTAGACCAAAAGGTAAAAAACTTACTTGGTGTTCTAAACTGGGATCTTAGCAGAACCAATAAAGAACATGCACACTTAGAGACTCTGTTTGACTTCAGCGCAGTCTGAAATTTGACTAAGTCAACACCGCACTGTATAATAATCAGAATAGGAGAAGTTGTGGAACAATATTTTTCAAAACAAGATAAAACAATCAACGGAGTAACTCAGTTACTTCATTATATTCTTGAAGATAACAGTTCTGGTGTTATTAGGAATATTGTCAAGAACCTAAAACAAGATCAATTAGATGAGTTTTTAGATAAACACACCTATGTAACACATGCTACAGAAAGCATGCCCGTATTTAAACCTAAGGAATAAACATGCTATTAGACGCATTCAAAGACATTATCAAGCACACAAGCAGTCTCGGCATTATCGAGATGGTGAAGCTTATGGGCACAGCAGCAACAACCAAGCTAGAAACAAAAGATATCGATAATACCGTTATCATCTACGGTGAAATGTATCAACCAATTAGCGGTGTTGATACAACATTAGGACTATCGCGCCTTGCAGTGCTGAAGGGCTATATCGGCATGCACGAAGAATCAACTGTGACTATTTCAACAGAAACACGCGCAGGGGTTACAGTTCCTACAGAGATTGTATTCGACAACGGCGATGGATTTGTATCAAACTACAGATTTATGTCCGAGTCCATGATCAACGAACAAATTAAGGTTCCGCCTTTCAAGGGTGCAACATGGGATGTTGTTACGGTTCCGTCAAAAGCAGCTATTTCAATGCTTAACGACAACTTTGGTGTATTAGGTACATTCGAAAAGCGTTTCATTGTTAGCGTAGACAAGGGAACACTGAAGTTTAGTATCGGTACAGGACCGACAGACAGAACAACAGTTCCGTTTGCTAAGAATGTTACAGGCACACTAAAGCACCAGTGGTCTTATCCGTTGGCACAAGTTCTTTCTATCCTGAAGCTTACAGATAATGCATCGAGCTCGACTATGAGTTTCTCAGATCAGGGTGCCCTTAAGATTGACATCGATAGCGGCATTGGCAAATATTCATACATCGTACCTGCAGGCAAAGCGTAATATGGAAGATGAGCCGGAGTTCAACGAAGTTATTTTAGCGTTGAAATATCCGGATTATCACAAATGGCGTGATTTAAAGGCTGCCAAGGCACGCGGCGGTTATTGGCCCGATGGGTCTATAGTGCGCCTTAGTGATCCGGAAATGAAACCATATATGGATTACGAGATGGATCGTATTAGAAACGATCCAGAATATGCACGCAAGATCCTGAATAACTTAGGCCTTTATAAACAAAAATTACACGATACTGACGACGATTTGCCTAAATAAAGTATGGACGACATAGACCGCACTTTTGAAAAACTCAAGAAACAAGATTATAAGACTGTCGAAGGTCTAGTAGGTAATCGTCTTACAGTTAATCCATATACATTTGAACTACACCTTCATAAGCTTTATCACCGCATCGTTATAGATTGTGGTTGGACAGTAGAAGAATTCCTAGACGAACTAAACAACAGAAAATTCACATGACAAATAGCAGAGTAAATTTCACAGAAAGACACGAAGAAGGTGGCTGGGCTAAGTATTTGCCTGCTATCAGCGGATTCTACACTACACATTTAGGTAAGGATTTGTCTGACGAAACATTCGTTCCTGCAGATCGCCTACCTAAAAAGTTCGAGTTCGGGTTGCAAGGACTAAACTTCTTAGATCCGGAATATAGTTATTTCAATTATAAGTATGGATTGTATTCAGCAGGACACGCTGAACGTAAGCTAGATAAATGCGATGATCGCGAACCCATGATACACAAGCGTGACCGAAAGAACACTGTACTTGTTGGTGACTCAGGGGGCTTTCAGATCGCAACCGGCGTTATTAAGCTTGATTGGGCTACGGTTAAGACACCCGCAGGCGACAAGCTAAGAGAAGAGATCTTGCGTTATTTAGAGCATACAGCCGATTGGTCAATGACGCTCGATGTACCAGCATTTGCTGCACTGCCACCACTGAGCGAAAAGACAGGACTTACAAAGTTTGAAGATTGCTTAGATGTGTCAATCTACAATTTAGATTATTTCATGAAGAATCGTGTGCCTGGTGCAACTAAGTTCTTGAATGTAATGTCTGGTAGTAGCAATGAAAACTCCAAGCAATGGTATGATGCAGTAAAGAAATATAGTATTCCTGCAGAAGTAGAGAAAATGGGATATACTGTAGATCGCACATTAGAGGGTTGGGCGTTCGCTGGTATCAATATGAAGAACATGAAAACTGTTCTTGAAAGAATGTTGGATCTGCGTCGTGACAACCTACTTGGTGGTAAGGATTGGATCCACTTTCTGGGTATTGGCAGACTTGATTGGGCATGCTATCTATCGTCTATCGAACGCCTGTTAAAGAAATATGATAATCCTAACATCAATATTAGCTTTGATGCTGCATCACCGTTTGTTGCTGCAGGCGGATATGCTCTGTCGTATAATTATAACTATTTCAAGCCAGATCAACTTACATATGCAATGGGCAGAGGTATTGATGATAAGGGCCTGAAAGGTAGTAATAGGGCGATGCCGTTCCAAGGACCTATTATGGAAAGACTTACTGCCGGCGATATGTGCGTTATGGGTCCCGGTGATCTAAATAAACACGGCAAAGAAGGTAAGACAAGCTGGGATACAACTACGTATGCATTGGTAATGGCACATAATGTGTATAACCATATTCAGGCAGTACAAGAAATCAACAGGCTGGCTGATATCGAATATGCGGTTCGTAAAAATGTGGATTATAGGGACTGGTATCAAATGCGCGACAGGAAGAAGCAAACAAATCTTAGCGACTTTGTTCCTAACTCTATTTTATTCTTCAACAACTTTGTGGAGGTATTACTTGATCCTTCCAATAAAGATCCGTATAATATGTTGAAGGAGAATCAAGCTTTCCTTGACTACGTTAGCTTTGGTGATAAGAAAGCAACAACAACGTTTAGTTCGTTGTTTGGAGAAGAAGACAACCACAGCAACGACGAGCATACGCCAACAGGCGAGGAGCTTGCAGGTCTTGATAAGGAAGACCTAATAGACTTAGATGAATGAGAGACTTCAGAAGCACCTATCGACTTTAGAACAGTTGATAGGTTTACAGAAAGAATCCGTATGCCGCGGTGACCCTGCGGTGCAATATATGCATGGTATGCTAAATGGATTAATATGTGCCCATGCTATATTTTCTGATTCCTCTCCAGTATATCATAGTCGTCCTTTTAGAAAAAGACATACAAGAGTAAGACATAAAGTAAAACAAGGAAGTTAATGACAAATAAGGTATGTATATATCACGGTAATTGCGCAGATGGATTTACAGCAGCATGGGTAGTTAGGCAAGCACAAGGATCTGAGGTTGAGTTTATCCCGGGATTCTATCAAACAGAGCCTCCCGATGTTACAGGTAAAATCGTCTACATGGTAGATTTCAGCTATAAGCGTCCAGTTATGGAGAAGCTTATTGCGCAGGCAGAAAAATTTATTCACATTGATCATCACGATACAGCAATTAAGGATATGGAGGGCTTTGATGCCCCTAATTTCTTTACAATGTATTCCCCGGATAATTCGGCCAGCGGAGCAATGCTTACCTGGCTTTATTTTTATCCAGATATTGCTGTGCCTGAATTTATTAAACACATCGATGATAGAGATCGCTGGCAATTTAAATTACGTGGTACACGCGAAATTCAGGCAAATGTATTCAGCTATGAATATACGTTTGAAAACTGGGATATGCTTGTAAATCAAGCATTGGATGAGCAAATCAGAGAAGGCTCTGCCATTGAACGCAGAATGGCAAAGGATGTTAAGGAATTGATTGGTGTGGTAGTGCGCAGAATGAACATTGCAGGTTATAACGTGCCTGTAGCTAATGTGCCATACCAGTACGGTTCGGATATATGCCATGCACTCTGTAAAAATGAGCCTTTTGCGGCGTATTACTACGATAAACCTACAGGACGCGAGTTTGGCCTAAGGTCAGAAGCTGGCGGCGTACATGTAGGCGAAATTGCTACAAAATACGGTGGTGGAGGTCACGAACACGCCGCCGGTTTTAGAATCACTTACGGTGGTGCAAAGCACTTTGAATTATGAAACCTTGGTTTGCATGGTATCCTGTAAACATTGATAATAAGTGGGTATGGCTAAGGACAGTCGAAAGGGAGCGGCATCATGCTTTCTTAGATGCACGTCCGTTTGGTGATTATCCTTCCTATCCTGTTTCGGGTTATTGGGTATATAAAAATGTCAAAGAAAAATCCTAGAGATTCTGATAAAAAGCCATCTGAAATGTTTATGAGGGCTGTATCCGGCTTTGGTGTCGGTTCACCGGATTTAACATGTGGATGGTGCGGTAGATTACACCTTTGCCCCACCTCCAAGTCCTATACACAGGACGAAGACGAAGGAGTGGGATGGAGAGAAGATTGCGAAAGGCAATATAAAGAAGATCCAGATAATGTTGTATTGCATTGGGAATGGGATGCTATTTCGGGGCACGAGCTTAATGGTATACTTTTTGTAGATGATTGTCCGTGTAACGGTATTACAAGATACGAAACATTTATATGGAAAGAGCGGGAAACAATCCGCAGATACCTAAAGGCGCGCATTGAACAAGAGTATCAATGGGCACAAGAAGAACTCACACTTAACAAACTTGCAGGAATATAAAATGATCGGAAAGAAATTATTTGTAGTCGATGTAATCTCAAGCTTTCACAATCGTTATGTAATTGAGGCCGAAAGTCTCGAACATGCGTATGACGAAGTAACAATGATAGACTCGGGGAATGAAGAAGATTCCTTTGAGCCATTCTCGCAAAAGTTCTTAGGTGAGCAGATTATTGACGGTAGAAAGATTTCACCTAGAAAATTTCAAAAGTTACTTGTCGAATTAGAAAAATCCGGCGATGGTTCATATTGGATGGGCGAACAACTTATTAGAAAGATCGATTATAACAGATAAAATATGGCGAAAGAAGTTGAACATAAAGACCTATTAGGCAACCCTATAACAGAAAGTTCTAAGCTAGCGGTATCTCATCATAATAGCTTGAAAATTTGCTCTATCGTTAAGTTAAATCCTAAAATGCTTAGGGTAGTGCCTATTAACAGTAAGCGTAAATGGGCTGAAGGTGACGGATATTTAGTTTATCCCAGTCAGACTGTTGTGGTAGACGGACCGGATGTAATGGCTTACATATTGCGTGGCGATGGAACGTAGTAGAGATGAAGAAGCGGAAGAGATAATCCGCAGACTAAAGGCACCACCGAAGCCGAAACATAGGATGCTGACAGCAACCTGGGATTTTGTAACAACGGCGGACCTGCAGGTTACACACGGCATAGATTTAGAAAAAGAAATAACAGAAGCATTATCAGCAATGATAGCTGCCGAAATTGATCAAGAACTATTAGGAAAAATAAGGAGCACAAAATGAGAAAACTGTATTACATGGGTCTCGAATCGTACGAAGCCCGTTATACCTTACAACTGCAAGACTGGAACGAAAGAGTATTCAAGCTTAGAGGCATTGATTACGAGTGCGTTACAGGTACAGAGCTTGCAACAGATAAGAAGATTGTTACAGGTAGCGTTCTCGATGCTCACGGCCGTACATATTACAGTTTGATGCAGACAGCAAATCTTATCAAGCTTATGAAAGAAGGCAAGGTAACAAACGAAGATGTTATCTTCTACGAAGATATGTTTACACCCGGTATTGAAAGTTTGCCTTACATTCTAGAACAAGTCCCGGCAGCATATCGTCCGAAGGTATATGTTCGCTGCCTGGCACAAAGTATTGATCCGGACGATTTTGTCAATCGCGAAGGCATGGCACATTGGATGCGTAAGTTTGAACAAATGGTTGACGAGTTTGTTGATGGTATTTTAGTTGCAAGCGAAGAAATGGTTGCACACCTGCGTATTGCAGGAATGGATGCACCTATCTATGTTACAGGCCTACCGTTTGGTAAGGCTGAAGTGTTGAGCCGTGTTCCACTTCAACAGCCGCTTGTCAACAGAACAAAGCGTGTAGGATTTGCTGCTCGGTGGGATGACGAAAAGCAACCTGATTTTTACATGGATTTGGCAGAGGCTGTTTATAAGGATGCACCAGAAGTAGAGTTCGCTGTGTTCTGCGGACATCCGGAACTGAAGAGCAATCGGCAAGCATATGTAGATCGAGCAAGAAAGCTAGAAAAGGGTAACCAAGCCAACTTTAAAGTGTATACTGGCCTGAAAAAGGATGATTACTACCGGCTTTTAGCAGATTCTACCGTTTTATTCAACTGCGCACTTCAGGACTGGGTAAGTAATACAGTAAGCGAAGCTGATACGTTGGGAACTCTTACCTTATATCCCGCCTATCGTAGCTTCCCCGAAGTGTTTGCTAATAATGCGAAAAACATGTATATTCCGTGGAGCATTGAAGATGCTAAAACAAGGTTGCTAGATATGCTTGCAGCACCATGGAAATACGAAACAGGACTTATTAGCGCATGGCAGAATGGTACTATTGATCGCACTATCGATATTTTAGAAGGTGGTGGCAATCAATGGGCAAGAAATAGCAATGACTACAGAAAGTATGTAGCCAAGGCAAAATACTAATCAAGGAACAAAGATGAATAGAGATGGACATAAAGACGTAGTGTATTTCATTGGACCAGAAGTCGAACATACACCTGCATATTCGAAGAGAACATTGTTTGTCGTAGGCAAGCAGGATGTTGAACAGATTGAACGCATGGCAAGGGAATATAGGACTCCTCATATTTTCTTAGGTGCTAATCATTCCTTCAGTGTAGATCCAACAGATGGAACACTATACTGGGATAAGACAATTACTGCATTGCTAGATAAGGGATTTTGGGTAACTTTAGATTACCAGGCACATGAACACAAGTCAGTTCTGCTAATGCTTAACAAGGGTATTTGGCAGTGCCGTACTTTCGTACCATTACTGAGTGTTCGCATTCCTAATGTACAGACATCAAGTACCAATCTTACAATCAAGATTGACGATGTAGACTTCAAGGCAACAAATGCAGGTGTATGGTGTCTAAACCATCACGAAATTACAGATAGTAATCGTTTCACAGACTGGAATGATTATACAACTGATGAGGTTGTTGCTCCACTAGCAGGTCCTGTGCCTAATCCTGTTTTGCGTGTACCGGTTCCGACACCCGTGTTTGCAGATAACAACAAGCCCGAAGTAAACCTAGAGAAGGCTAAGGAAGTTGTTGAAGCTGCAAAGAATGATCAATCAATTGGATTAGATACATCTGCTGTATCACAATTGAAGCCGGAGGAAAATGCGCAAGAAACAGAAATTTCAACCCCGGCTGTGGCTAGCGTTAAGGACGCTGCTGAAGCTTATGCGGATGGAGCCACGAAGGATCCCCTCTCGTCGAAAGAACCGTCGAAGAAAGCTAAAGGCAAGGCATGATAAAAAGTAGAACTATTTTTATTACTTTCCAGAAGGAAGGTATTCATCGCTATCCGGATGCACCTGCAGGAGTTGAGTTCCTGCAACATCCACATAGGCATATTTTCCACTTTAGGGTTACTGTAGATGTTTTCCACAACGACCGTGACATCGAGTTTATCCTTTTCAAACGCGAACTTGAGGCTCTTTATTCTGCGGCAACTTTAGAGGTAGATTACAAAAGTTGCGAAATGCTCGCAGAGGATCTTATTGGCTATATTTCCACAAAGTACCCCGGTCGCAACATTTCTGTAGAGGTTAGCGAAGATGGGGAAAATGGCGCAACTCTTCAATATGTTCCGCAGGAAAAAAGTTGTGGCGGATGTTGCGGTAATTGAGGATCCGCATGCTAAAGAGTTTGGAGACAAATATAAAGTAGTCTTCAAACTCGAAGGACACACACATCGGCATTACGAAATGTTAGAATGGGTTAATAATAATACCGTTGGTTCTGCCGATGTAAGATTTATAGATAGTTCGGTATATTTTGCTTTTGAAAACGAAAGCGATGCAACCTTTTTCAAGATAAAATATTCAGTATGAGTGATAATATGAGTTCAACTTCAATGGCAGCTGGTGATCCATGGATTTACCAGTCTAATACTATTCCGACTTCTACATTTACAGCTGGTTCGGGGCTATTGGTATCTTCATCAGCGACAGCGACCTGGCAAAATATCGAACTTGATCTTCCTGCCAATAAAGATTTCAAAGAACTTGCAGATAGGATTGGCGAGATTGAAAAACAAATGATGGTTCTCAGACCTGATTTAGCAATGCAAGAAAAGTATCCTGCGCTAAAAGAAGCATACGATGCCTATCAGGTAATATTAGCTATTGTGAAAAGTAAAGGAACAGATGAAAAGCCATAAAGTTTTGATCACAGGTGGTGGGGGATTTATTGGAACACAAGTTGCGTGGGAATTAGCCCTTCACGGACACGATATCACTATTGTTGACAGAGAACTACCAAAACATCGTTATCCGGGAATCTACCGTGTAAGCGACTACCTGGAATTTTTTGAGAAAAACGAAACTCATTATGATACTATCGTTCACCTTGCTGCTGAACATATTGTTCCTGTTAGTGTAACAGAACCGGAGAAGTATTACACAAATAATGTGATAAAAATGAAGGCTATGCTTGACTATATGGTCGAGCGTCGCATCAAAAATATAATCTTTAGTTCTAGCGGTAATACATACGGCAGGCAAGGTGGCAATGGCGCTCTTATCGAGAACTTGTATTATGATCCGGAAAATCCATATGCAAGTACAAAGGTAACAGGCGAACTTCTTATCAAAGATTATGCAAGGGCATACGGATTGAAGTATGTAAACTTTAGATACTTCAATGCTGCTGGTGCAGATCCGCTATGCAGATTTGGATATGTACAACGCCCTGCAACACATGTTATTCCTATTCTTTGCAATAAGGTACTAAATGATGAAGTATTTCAAATCTACGGTAATGAATATTTTACGAAGGACGGGACTTGTATTAGAGATTATGTACATGTCGCAGACCTGGCAAGAGCACATTCAAAAGCAATAGAATATTTAGACGCAGGAAATGAAAACGACACATTCAATATCGGCGGCGGCAGTAGCGGTATCAGTGTCAAAGATTTAGTAGATGTTGTAGGTAAGGTAGTAGGCAAAACACCGTTGGTAGAATATGCACCACGACGAGAAGGTGACCCGGGTATTCTTGTAGCTAATATTCACAAAGCCAAAGAGAAGTTGGATTGGGAACCTATGTACAATATCGAACATATTGTGCAACATGCATGGGATTGGGAGAAGAAACTTGAAACAAGTGAATGAACATCAAGAAGAGTGTCTGAATATTCTGCAAGAAGAATGTGCGGAAGTTATACAGGCAGCTTCTAAAATCAAACGATTTGGATTAGTAGGTAAACGATTAGACTCGGATACTAATCTAAATAATTTAGAAACTGAGTTAGGTGATGTCCTAGCAATGGTAGAGTTAGTTATAAACTCCGGTTTAGGAGTTACACAAGCGGGTATCGAAGAAGCAAAGCGTGCTAAATTTGAAAGACTATCGAGGTATATGCACACATGGGACCAAACATTAGAAAGCTAAAAGAACTGTTCTCAAAACCAAAACAACCTATAGAGGAACCTATTGAAGATTCCATGTTAGGTACTAAAGATTTCACTATAGAGTCATATATCTACCCAGCCTCAACTGCGTCCGCGGCACAGATGACTAGCCAGACAGTAACTGCCGGAACAGGTGGTTCGTATATGTCTACCTCTACGAGCGGTTCGTATACATACACAATTCCCAGCACTGCAACTGCTGGTGCAGGGTATGTGAATATATCCGGTGGCGGTGGTGGAATATCAATTAGTAATCCTTTCTCGATAGGATCAATAGGTGCAATGAAAGGCCCTGCAGCCAATGTTCTTAAATTATCAAATGCAGGAAAAGAAATAGTCACACTGAATAAAGATGGGTCTGTTACTTGGCATGACGAAATTAATATAAATGAAGCGGCAGACGCATTTGCTAAATCATTGAGTTTAGGTGCAGAGCACATGGCAGGTATTACACAAGGTGTAAAGCAAAGGATGCGCGATAGTGTCTTTAATGATTTGATTGAGATTGCTAAAGAGAAAGGTTCTCTATCTGCAGATGACTTGACTTATCTGTTATCTGCTGCTAAAATAATGGAAAAACTAAAAGGACCGAGGGACTAATATGTTTGGAACAAATGAAATTGTCGGAAAGAAATATTTTAAGGATGCACCAAAGGATAGCTTGTTTGTAACAAGTATGTTCTTCACATTGCAAGGCGAGGGTCCCTTTGCCGGCCAACCTGCAATCTTCATTCGTTTGACAAAGTGTAATCTCGATTGCAGTTTTTGTGATACATTCTTTGATGATGGCGACTGGCTAACATTCAAAGAAATTGAAGCCAAGGTATATCACACAATCTGTGATTATTGGAATTCAAAGGGACAACCCGTCCCGTTGTGGGCATTACCGGCCGGCGGCGGCCCTTTGTATCCTAATATTGTAATGGTAATAACAGGCGGAGAGCCTTTACTTCAGGATAATCTTTCAGAATTTATGCGTCAACAAGCCGGTGACTTCAAGGCAATACAGATTGAAAGTAATGGTGTACTTGATACCGAAGTGCCGGAAGAAGTGGTGCTTGTTTGCTCTCCCAAATGCGGTGAGAAAGATGGCAAGCCTACAAAGTATCTGCGTCCAAGCAAGACTATTCTAGAGCGTGCTGATTGCTTGAAGTTTGTAATGAGTGCAGATCCTAATAGCCCATATCACACAGTGCCCGAGTGGGCTATTGAGTGGTCGCAGGTAAAGGGTGATGTATATTGCAGCCCAATGAATATTTACAATACCTTCCCGCAGAAGATTAAGTTACTTCGTGCAGAGAAGGGTAACATTACAATGGCTGAACGCAGCACTGTAGATGAAGTTATTAGCTTCTGGGAACCGGGTTTGCTGAACTTAGCAGAAAACCAAGCTAACCACGAATATACAGCAAGATACTGCATGGATAACGGCTTTAAGCTCAACCTGCAAATGCATTTATATGCGAGCCTTGCCTAAAGAATATCCTTACAGAGTTATATCTTGTAGTGAAAACAGATCTATACACGAATCTAAAAAAGCGTGGTTAGGTACACAAGGTATTCATTTTGGGGATTACGCTATAAGAGATCTTCCCAAGGATTATACAGGTACTAAATACTGGGGTGGACTAAATTTTTATTGGTGCTTTGCAGACGAAGAAACTGCTACTATGTTTAGACTAAGATGGAATAAAGAATGAATCCGGAGAAACTAAGCTGGGATATGTCCAAGACAGATTCTATGGTTATCGTAATCAGTTACGAAGGAAAGAAAGTAATGAGTCTTTCTTTACATGAAGCAATTGAATCTGCAGGTCGTAAAGCAATCATGAAGCATGTTCGCGAATGCGATAGGACACCGTGGTTGAAAAAATGGCACGACGATAAAATGGAACAGGAAATAGAAATCCTAAAGGGCAATGAAGTTTCTAAATAAAAAGAAGAAATACAGAGAGACATGGAAAACATCTCCTCCACCACCAATACATCAAATGAAGGATGCTAAGAAATGGTGTCAACAAAATGTCAGCAAAGGTAAATTCTATTTCCACTATACAAACACTAGATGGTGGTTTGAATTTGAAGACGATGCTCTAGTATTTGCACTAATTTGGGGTAGTGGTTCGAGATGAATATTCCTGCAGAATTTATCAACCGAGTTTACAAAACCAGATTTTCTGGCCTACTTAGCTCAGCCAGGGAACTAGATCAGATTCAGAATCTTGCGGAAGGTTCTGAGATAGATGTTATATATGAAAATGGTAGGGCAGTTGTTGTTCTTGTTTTTGAGACACAAGAGGATTGTCTTGCTTTTACACTAAAATATGGAAATAAATATGCCTAAATTACCATTCGGGATTTTACCCGGACATTGGGGTCTTGCAGGAAAGACCAGAGAAATTGCACAAGCTGAATATGAGCTTACAGGTTACGACCTTGAAAAGCGTATCCTTGAAATCAATCACGATGATCCAAATTCAGCAGACTTCAAAAGAAAGTCACTGGAGATTGATCTAAGATATAATAAGATTACAGAACCTTTTTATCATCGTTCACTTGCCGATCTAATTAGCGATCCAAAACAGAAGGCACTAGCTACTGCGGAGTTAGATTACCGCGAAGGTATAATTACAGACTTGGAGTACCAAAAGCAGACTGCCACCCTAAACAACGAACCCTGGGTCACTGTAATTAATATGGACTTTGGTAAGAAGACTGCCCTGGAAGGTAGCTTTGAACTCGACTGGAACGAGCAGTTTGTTGACAAACTAAAAGCAGAAGGCTATACTGGCCCTACACCAGACAACATTGTAAATCAGTGGTTTATGGAAGTATGTCGAAATGTTGCTATGGAAGAGTTTGACGGTACTGGAGACTTTACCGCTGACTCGGAAGCCAATTTGGAAGCCGTGAAACGCTGGCAAGGCGGAACGGAATCCTTTCCTAAAGGTCGAAAAGGTTATAAGTGAATCCATCCTACTACGCAATGAAACGCAGGCTCGGCGGTGAAAAATGGACTGTCCGAGACAAACTTGTTGGAACCCATTCGTGCCATCAGTGTCCGGGGCATATAGCCCACGGATTAGTTATCGGCGAACGCCGTGCTGAAATCCTTTTCGACCACTATCAAAAGAGACCACGCATTGCCTATCGTGTCTACTGGAGAATGCATCCGGAAGAATTGCGTCTTGTACAAGAAATCTACAAGAAAAAGAAATCCTCTAAATAGTCAACGCCCCTGTTGACTATCCAACTACCCACTGTTATAATAAACTAATGCACACCTATATCCATACTGACGGCCATAACCTATTCCACCGCCAAATCCGCATGACTAATCCGGCGCTGGGGCTGGATAGCATGATAGGCATGGCTCTTCATCTCATCCTAAACAGCATGAAGAAGGAATATGTCAAGTGGGGCGGAACCCATGTCGTCTTCTATCTCGAAGGTCGTAGCTGGCGCAAGGATGTATATCCCGGATATAAGGCAAACAGAAAAGTAGCCTTTGCGCAACAGACTCCAAAAGAACAAGAAGACCACCACATCCTTGTGGAGGCCTTTGACGATTTCGTGCAGTACCTTGATGAAAAGACAAACATCACAGTGCTTCAGAATCCAAAGGCCGAGGCAGATGACATGATTGCTATCTTCATCGATGCACATCCCGATGATAAGCATATTCTGATTAGCTCCGATTCGGACTTCTTTCAACTACTCCGCTATCCCAATGTAACAATATACGATCCTGTCAAAGATATCCTTATCAAGCAGGATGGAATCTATGATGATGACGGTAATAAGCTTGAATTTACTGTTACATCTGGTGCCAAAATCAAAGCAGGGAAAAAGAATCCTGATTTTGTTTGCGATCCGGATTGGTTTAACTATGCACTGTTCCTAAAATGCATTCGTGGCGACGACACTGATAACATCTTCAGTGCATATCCGGGTGTACGCGAGAAGGGCACAAAAACCACTGTTGGTATTCGTGAAGCATATTCCGATCGCGAGGGCAAAGGGTTCTCGTGGAACAACTTCATGTTGCAAAAGTGGGTTGACGAAAATAAGGTTGAGCAGCGAGTAAAAGAAAAATACGAATTCAATAGATCACTTATCGACCTTGGCCAAATTCCCGATGATGTAAAAATCGGATGTCTTGAAATCATTGCATCACAGACTGGCAGAAAGAGTGTGCCTGCAATGGATATAGGAACAGGGTTTATGAAGTTCTGTGGTAAATGGGCACTAAAGAAGATCGGCGATAATGCCAACGCTTTTATGCCAATGTTGAAAGCTAAATACAGCGAGCACCAATAGTCCGTGGTTTCCGATTGTATTTTCGGTGGTGTTTACAGCCTATACCTGGGTTTTTGTTGAAGTTGTCATTCCTAATGGCGAAGCACAAAAACAGAGGGAAATAGATTGCAAGAATAAAAACGGAATTTTGCTGGAACACAAAGACGCAGGACCACTCTGCATTAAACGAGAAATGATAATAACATAATATGTCTATAAAACTAAAACCCATTACAGAAACAAGCTGGCTCGTTATTGGTGACACCGACGATACAAGAATTGGTCTGTTAACAGAAATTCGTAATCAGTATGTCCTAATGGTTAAGGGCGAAAAGCAACAGTTTGTAAACAGAAAAGCAGTAAACATATATTTCAACGAAGATGTTTTCAAGAATGTAGTTGAGCCTACGGAAGAGGCTCCTGTAAAGAAAACTTACTTCATCAACGGTTTCCCTGTGGACTTTGATAGTCCAAATGAGGTGTTGCTAAAAGGTAACAAGTTGCCTCTCTTTAGCAAAAAAGCGACAAGCGATGTGTATTATAGTGCAGGATATTATTGCTTGCATTTCCCTAAGAATTGGATGCCTGCATATTGTCCAAAGCTATCCACCCTTGAGACATACGAATATGCAGGTCCCTATAAGACAGAATTAGAAATGCGTAGTTCGCTAACTAAGCTACGCAAGGAAAAGAATGCAGGCAAGTAATGAGCGGTTGCGATATTTATTTTGTAGGATATGACAATGCACGAACTGATCGTGTGTGGGGATATCTATTAGAAGATCTTAATGATCAAACTGCACCCTGGAACAGAAAATACCATACATTCTGGGGTAGCAGAAAAGGAAAGATTTATTTCCAAGGTGCAAAAAATTTCAACTCTGTAAAAGGCAACTACAGAGAGAAAATGAAAAAATATACAAGGGATGACACACTAAAAGATAAAGTGTTGGCAGACTTCGGTCAATTACTTCTAGTGCGTAAGCTAAAATATGGCTATTAATCATGGAAGACCTTATTACCGTTCACTGGTGTGGATTCAAACGCGATAGCGGCCGGGGGCAGGTGTGGGGTTATTTTACTCCCAAGAATGTGGAACTTAGAATTCTAAATCGTTGGGAAGATCGTCCTCCTGTCGAATGCTGCGTATTTCGCGGTAAGATTGGTAAGTCATTATATCTTGAAGATGCCGATTATACCACAGTATTCCAACAAGAAGTTAGCACCAGGATGAAAAACTATAAAACCATCGATCCTGCCAAGATCCTTCCTAACTGGACTGCATTCAAGGAAGAGATGCGTCTGTATATGCTGTTCAGGAAACTAAGCGTAAATGAGTGAAATAACTAAACTAAGAGCACGCCTGAAGAATGTACAGAAGAATGTAACAGAATACAGGATGACTGTTGCAGAAGCCAAAGAACTATTGCGAGAGATAGATATATTACAAAAAGAAAAACCACCTCAAGTGGTTGTCAGTGAAACTGCCGTTAGAACAACTCAAATATTAGACGGCGGCGTTTTCTAAGGGACCTTCGGGTCCCTTTTTTAATGCTTCGATAAATAGGTGTTTTTGATAAATATATACACATTTATTGGAGAACAGAAAATATGGCAAGACCTAAGCCTACCATAATTTTAGAAAATGTTAATTCGAAAACTTATAAGGCCGAACAAGTTCTTGATGCAGAAGCGATTTACGCGGTGTTCTATAAAGAGAAACCTATCAATCTACGCACCCTGAGTCACTTGGTTTCGTATCCAGGACCTAAGTATAAGAAGGTGAGCTTTTCTAATTCGGGGCATGCGTTCAATCTAGCTGAAAGATTGAATAAGATGTTCAAAACAACAGATTTTTCAGTATTCAAATTAACTACAGGCGTGCCCTGTACTGAAGACGATTAAGGCAATGTATCCACAAAATACTGTGGATACATCTGACCAAACTTCCTCATAATAACACCAGCAATAGCATTAGCCTGATTTTCAGTTTCACTTCCATCAGACCCGTCTAACTCCATCCCGGAGATTCTTTGCTTCCAGTGTACCAACTCGTGAGCAAGGGTTCTCATAACATCCATAGGATGTCTTCCCTTAGTTACAACATGAACTGTATTGTTGCTAAACTCTCCAAAAGAAGTGCCAGCACCTACAGTATCATCATCAACAAGATTTATTTCTGGCATCTCTGAAAGATCCAGTTCATGCTTGCACAACTGTAACAGGTGTGTTATCATATGTTCTTGTACTGCTTCACGAATTCTCATAACACTATTTATCACACAATGTCACAATCATTTATAGAGAAGATTTCCTTTTGGGGTGCAATCATTGCCTCTATATTATTGGCATTGCATATACCGGTAAGTGGTTGGGCATACATTTTGTTTCTATTCTCAAACTTTGCATCCTTGTATCTGCTAAGAAATACTAATGCACCGAAGGTTATTTCTCACCAGATTATCTTTTTTATTGCTATAAATCTGCTAGGCATCACCCAATGGTTGTTATAAATATTGCTATGTCTCCACTAAAGAAAGCAATCTTCACCGAAGTAAGGGAACACCACGAAAAGGCTGCTTCATTTGACGATGAACAGCTAAATAAGCTCATGTTCCATCATCCGGACGGTTTGAGACTTTCCTATTCTGGATTTGTAATACTCAAGAATATATTCACTGTTTATAGTTTTGCTATTCCGGAAACAATAAAATCTAGACACCAATATGGTATGTCCAAAATGGAATACCCATACTTCTTTACAAAGAGAAGGTTGATTCTATTTTCCGAAATGGATTCGATGGTGATAAAACTGCATGGTGGTATAGAAGGATTCTTAGAGACTTGTAGTCAGCTTGACTAAGTAAGGAATCCTCTATATAATAGAGGTATGAATCCGAACTCTGAAGACGCACTATTTGAAACTCTTTCTCTGAACCGCGATATCATCGAAGGTTCAGGTCCTGCCTATGGAGGATATGGTGGTGCGCATTTACGCTGGAGTTGGGGCTATGGTATGCCTACCAAACTAGAAGTTTGGACAAACGAAAAAGGGCAGAAACATCGTATCTACGGCCCTGCTGTTAGATGCCTTCGCAAGTATAAACTAGAAGAATGGTGGAAGGAAGATAAACTCCACCGCATTGGTGGTCCTGCACGCATTCATAAGGACAATATGTTCTGGTATAAAGAAGGCGTGCTTCACAATCTCGACGGTCCTGCTGTTGTCGAAAGAGCTGGTCCCAAACAATATTGGATTGACGGCGCTAAACTGTCACCCAAAGAATACAAAAAAGAAATTGCGCGTCGTAAGCGCAAAGGTTTGATAAAGTGAAAATAAGATTATGGTCAGATCTACATTTGGAATTTTCCAATCACAAATGGGATCACATCTGGACACCTGCGCCGGAGGATAAGGAAACAACACTTATCCTTGCCGGAGATATCGATGTGGGTACCTGTGCTCAAGAATGGATGAATGTTCTATCAGATTCATTTAGGACCGTAATAAGAATCTGTGGTAATCACGAGTTTTACGACAATGATTACGACAAGGTAATACGCGATTGGCGCGACTTTGAACAGTCGGGTCCGAGTAACTTCCATTTTTTACACAATGATTGGCGAATTATAGACGGTGTCAGGTTCCTTGGCGGAACTATGTGGACAAGCTTCGATGACGGGGATCCTATTGCTATGGGATACGCACATCGAGTAATGAATGACTACAGAAACACAAAACAGAATGGAAAGCTTATTACTCCCGATTTCATTCTGTCGCAACATGAGTTGTTTATAGATTTTCTATTAAGGAAGTTTGATGAACCGTTTGAGGGTGACACTGTTGTAGTTACTCATCACAGTCCCGGTAATGCCCTAAAGAGAAAAGGGCATCGCGGAGATAGGAGCGATACAGCATACTTTGCAGACCTGGAACATATGATTGGACACCATAATAAGGCCAAGTTGTGGGTTCACGGCCATACGCACAGGAATTGGGATTACATGATTAATGAAACTCGTGTAGTTTGCAACCCTTACGGTTACCATGGCAAAAGCACAAATGGTGGATTTGATAAAGACCTAATCATTGATCTTTGATTATGTACCACAAGCACGAAATACCGTTTCCGGAATATCTGTATACCTCATTGACCGGTAACCGGTATTGCCCTGTGTTTGATACAGAAGTAGGGCGATGGTTTCTTGTTAACCCTAACAATGTAATGTCAATTGAGAAGATTGCAGCATTATGCAATATTCCCGACGAAGATGTGACTCTTCTAAAACTTCGTTACGGCAGCTAGACCTAACCCTAAGAACTAACATACAATAAGGTATGAATACACAAATCTGGGAAAATACCCGCTGCATTCCCAGCAGCGACTCCAATGTGCGCAAGTATGTCTTCACCAACGAAGGCGCCAAAGGTGCTGTTGCGGAAGCGGTGCTGTACAAATATCCGACCTACGAGGATCGCACTGTTGTATGTTGCAGCACGCAATCCGGCTGTCCGATTGGATGCCGTTTCTGCGGTACTGGTGAGTTCTTCATCCGCAGCCTGACTGCCGATGAAATCGTTGCGCAGGTGCAGCATCTATTCGCAGATCAAAATATCGATCACACAAAGGTTGATCGAATGCAAATTATGTTCATGTCGATGGGCGAACCCATGTTGAACAAGCAAGGGCTGGAAGGTGCATTGCGTCGTTTGCATGTTATGTACCCTCGTGCAGCGTTGCTGATCAGCACTTCTGCACCGGATGTGGATTACAACTGGTTGGCTGACCTGTCAGTGGAGATTCCTACCATTGGCCTGCAATTCTCTGTACACGAATCGACTGACGAAGCACGCAATAAGCTGATTCCGTTTGCGAATAAGCTGTCTTTGTCTGAGATTTCAATTGAGGGTGCATACTGGTTTTCACAGACCGGCCGTCAGCCATTCTTTAACTATTGCGCACACGAAGGCAATACTTCGCAGGAGGATGCAGATCGCTTGATGCAACTCTTCAATCCGCAAATCTGGCAAGCAACCGTGTCTGTTATTTGTGAGCAGGACGAATCCGTTGCTGCTGCAAATCAGCGCCAACGCCAATTGGCTACCGACTTTATGGATAAGCTCCTGAGCCGTGGCTTTTCCGTTCGCTGCTTTGATCCTGCCGGTCAGGATGATATCGGGGGCGGATGTGGCCAACTTTGGTTTGTGCAAGATTTCGCCAACACTCACCCGGAACTTACTCGTAAGTCGTGTGGTGCTGGCAAAGAGAAAGTACACGCGCCGCGTGTTACTGATGAATGGATGACAATCGGGTTTCACAAGGGAGATTTCTAATGATTACACTAAAAGACTTTATGGAAGCTATCCAGTACAAGGTTACGGATGGCAGCAAGTATGAATGGCATTGCTATGGTCCCGATGCGTATTCAATGGATTACTGGAACGGCCTGCATGACGACGGTGGCGTGAGTGTTACCTGCGTGTTCGATACCGGTGATCAGACCGTCTACGAAATGCAGGCATGGGACTATGGTACCAAACGCTACTACCGTTGGATCAATCCCGATTACATCGACGAAGTCGCTGCCGAATCTGAGGAACGCGGCGTTAGCTTTGAAAATGCTATCGACGATATCAACTTCATTGATCTGGATGTTGCCGACGATATCCTGGAAAAGGCTTCAGCAATGGTTGCAGGCGAAGAGTACGATACTCGTGTGCAGATTAGCATTGTTATCGACGATGATCTGCTTTTCTCTGCAATGAAATTTGCGCACGAAGCAGATATCACCCTGAACGAATACATCGAGGAAATCCTTAGGTTGGAGATTGCTCGCGTAGCTGCAATGGGTGCGTAATGGCTTGGCCGGATATGCTGGGCCGGCATATCGAACCCGGCCAATATGTAGTCTACTACAGCAACATCTATCAGGTGGTAGATTTGCTTGGTGCAGGGGACGGTTGTGATTTTCGAACATGTGCAAGAGCACGCATCGGGTCCGGCCTAGTAAGGATCAAGTTGGTCGATGCTTCAAAAACTACTAAATCCGTTAAGAAAAATAGTCACGAGATGTGTATAATAGACACAGACGATGTACTCGTCTGGAAATTAAAACGAGGATACTAAAGTGGAAATCGATAATGTAAAAATGTGGGTGGGTTCTATGGAAGTAGAACAAGCTGCCCTGGTTCAAATCATGAACATCTCGCAACTGCCTATCCTTGCGGGTCATATGGCTATCATGCCTGATGTCCACATGGGTAAGGGTGCCACTGTTGGTTCCGTTATTCCTACCCGTTCTGCTATCATTCCTGCTGCTGTTGGTGTTGACATCGGCTGCGGTATGGTTGCTGCAATGACTAATCTGAGGGCCGAAGACCTTCCAGATTCGCTGTTCTCTTTGAGAAACCAAATTGAACGCGACGTCCCTGTGGGCTTCAACGAGCACGCAAAGGGCATTCCTTCTGTTTCCGGCCCGTATGCTGATGTTCTACGAAAGAATCTCAACAAGACTATGGATGCTTTCGAGCACCTAGCCCTGAAGGCGAAGCTTGGCCGCGCTGACGAGAAGAAGATCGGTCGTCAGGTAGGTACGCTGGGTGGTGGTAACCACTTCATTGAAATCTGTCTTGATGTAAATGGTGCAGTGTGGGTAATGCTACACTCAGGTTCACGCGGCATCGGCAATCAAATCGGTACCGTTGCTGTGGAACTTGCTAAGGAGCAGGCTGCAAAGCGCGGATACGGCTTGCCAGATGAAGATTTGGCTTGGCTGGAAGAAGGTACTCCGGAATTCGATGCGTATATTGAAGCAATGCATTGGGCGCAAGACTATGCACGTTTCAATCGTGATACCATGATGAATTTGGTACTTGCCGGCCTGCGTCACCGTATTCCGAAGATGCAGGTGGTTGGTGAGGTAATCAACTGCCACCACAACTTTACTTCTTGGGAAGAGCACAACGGATCCGGAATGTGGGTTACCCGCAAGGGTGCTGTATCCGCCAACGAAGGTCAGCTTGGCATTATTCCGGGATCGATGGGCGCGAAATCTTTTATTGTGAGGGGGAAGGGCAACCATGACGCCTACTGTTCGTGTTCGCACGGCGCAGGACGTAAGATGAGCCGGAACCAGGCGAAAAAGCTCTTTACTTCTCTTGACTTGGCTGAGCAGACTGCTGGTATCGAATGTCGCAAGGATGACGCGGTGATTGACGAAATCCCGGGTGCATATAAGGACATTGATGAAGTTATGGCTGCACAGGCTGATCTTGTGGATGTTGTTACCACCCTGAAGCAGATTCTCTGTGTAAAGGGTTGACATGAGAACAGAAAGAGACATCAACGAACGCTACGATGGTATTGAACAAGGTATCATGCTATATGCACACTGGAAGGATGGAGTGCAATATGTTGGTACCTGCGGCAAAACACTTGAACAGGCATTAGCAGATATCGACAAAGAACGAGAGAAAGAACTCGCCGATATAAGGTACTATAATGGATAACAATAACACACTAAAATTCGTCTGGGCTCATATGATTGAGCGTGGCAAGCTCACTACTGGCGAATGGAGCTATTATGGCGGCGACTGGGAATCTTCTCCTTCGACTTGGAAATGGGAAGAAGTCGATGCTGCCAACAAAGCATTCAAGGAAAAAGTAAAGTCGGTCGGGGTGGATTGGGACAAGACCAAAGAGCCAGAATCATCTATGGAGTCTGCCTTTACTGATACCTTCCATGACTCAGATACAGTTGAGACCTTACTTGGTACAATTGTACTAAAGGATGGTTCGGAATATTTGGTAGGTGTCGGAAACTCCGATATCAATTTTGGCGAATACATCAAACTCATTCGCAGGCAACTGGAAGACCAACAACGCATGAAAGACATCTTCGGAGACTGATATGGAAAAACTAACTTTTGATGAATTGTACGCATTACTTGAGGATATGCCCGAGCAGGTATTCCTTGATATGGTAGCATCCGATGAATCAAGGCAAGCCTGGTTGTCACAATACGGCTGGACTATCAATGAATACGAGGCCGCCGTTGTTGAGATGTTCGATTTCGACGGCCCAGAAGAATAAGCCAGTTGCACTCTGCAGAGCAGGGTGTATAATTATGACTGCTGCATAAGCACAAGGAGAGAACGCATGTTTTTTATTGATCTATTGGCATTCCTGGTTGCGATTGGCGTGATTGTTTTCTTTGTCACGCAGGTCGCACTTCCTTTCTACCAAGGGACTCCGTTTTTCCCGTGGTTGCGTGGTACCCCTGCGCATCAGAAGGTAGTTCACATCCAGGAAGAACTTGCCGAAACTGAAGAGGAGATCCAAGCAAAGGCTCTCCAAGATGAACTCAACCGCCGGAAGGCACAACTGAAGGAACCCGAATGAACGCTACCCGAATGATTGCACTGATTGTCGGTGCAGTCCTCACCCTTGCTGTGGTGATTTGTCTCCCGATGATGTTTGAAGATCTGGATTCGAGCCAGATCATGGTCATCCAACACCCGATTTCGGGTCAACTGGATGTGATTACCGAGCCGGGCATTGCATGGCAGGGCTTTGGTTCCGTTACGAAGTATCCGCGACGTAACGAATTCAAGTTCAGCCTGGGTTGCGCTGCCGGCACTGTTGCTGCTAAGGACGTCCAGGTCGGCGACCATACCAGTGCAGGTCTTGGCATTCGTTTCTATGACGGTGGTAACGCAACTCTGTGCGGTTCCATCTCCTGGATGATGCCACTGGATCCGAAGAGTGTTGTGGAAATCCATCGAGACTTCCACTCAGCCGAAGCATTCGAACTGCAAGCCATTCGACGCTCAATGGAATCGTCTTCGACGTTCTCCGGTCCTACTATGACGTCGTTTGAATCGGCTGCTGGTCGAAGAAACGAGCTCCTGCAAATCCTGAACGAGCAAACCCTGCACGGTGTCTACAAGACTACGAGCAAGACTGTTCGCGCCAAGGATGTGGCTGGTGTGGAAAAGGACATGCAGATCACCGAAATCGTCAAGGACGAAAAGGGCCTGCCGATCCGAGCACAGGAAAGCTATGTGAACAAGTATCACGTCACTATGCTTCCGATGACCATCAGTTCCTTCAAGTATGAGGACCGTGTGGAAGCGCAGATCAAGGCGCAGCAGGAAGCTACCAACGCAGCGGTTGTTGCGATTGCGAATGCCAAACGTGCCGACCAGGATGCAATTACGGCAGAAGCTCAAGGTCGAGCCAACGCTGCAAAGGCTGAATGGGAACAGAAGACCCTGAACGCGAAGACGATTGCGGATGCACAATCCAAGGTCACGATTGCGGATGCAAGCGTCAAGGAAGCTGAAGCGTTCAAGAAGGCTGAAATCTTGCGCGGTGAAGGTGAAGCGACTCGCAAGAAGCTGGTGATGGAAGCTGACGGTCAGTTGGACAAGAAGCTGGAAGCCCTGGTCAAGATGAACGACCGATACGCTACTGCAATCGAGAAAGCCCAACCCGGTGCCTGGTCTCCCGCAGTGCAAATGGGTCAAGGTGGTGCTAGTGCAGGCTCGCGTGCTACCGAACTGGTGGACCTGATGACTGCCAAGACTGCCAAAGAACTTGGCATTGACATGGGCGTAGTCCGCGGAGCTACTGCCAAGAAGTAAGTGAAATACAGGCGGCAACGCCTGTTGATCAACATAGGGCTATGCACTATAATGGTGTATAGCCCTTACCTACGAAAGAGACTATGTCAAATATTCACAACTTCGCTAATCGTCAACTCTGCGAATACGCATCGATCTTTCCGACTGTTGCTTCATTGCTTGATCATCTGCTGTTTACAAACGGCAATGGTTATAGTGTACGCAACGGAATGATCGTCGACGGCAATAGAGTTCGCATCGACGAATATCCGGAAATGACCGATGCAGAATGGGATGCACTGATTGCTGCATGTCACGCCAAGGAACGCCGTTTCGCCGAAGAATATGCGCGTGATGGCAAACCGGTCGATGAAGCAGCCCTGGCAGAAGATTGCTCCATCTATCAGCGTATGTCGGTTACCGACTCTGATTTTAGCATGCCTTCGCTGGCGGCCGATTTGTTCGTAAAGATGGAAGCACGCCAAGAAGAGCGCGGCATGTTTGCCGGCGAATACTATCTTCGCCCGTATCCCTTGTTGAAGGGCTATGCAGATGTGTTCCGTTTGAATGAGAAGACGCCAAAATGGTTTCTGCAGATTGCATTCAACTTCTGCGCTGTTTGGACGGAATTCCTGACAAACGAAATCAATACCGGGCATGTGTGGCTGCCGCCTTCGCAACGTCCTAAGGTTGAACCTACACCGGAACAGGCTGCCAGAGCCGATGGTATCAAGGCACTGCTTGACATGCTCAAGTCGGGCGACGACTACGACGGCTGGCTGGATAAGCCGGAGCCTACGTCAGATTATGCAGATCTAACCTGGACCACAACGCACAGGGACCTGCTTGCTGCAGAGACGGTTCGCCTGAAGGCTTTGCTGGAAAAGTAAATGGGCAAGCTTCGTGTATTATCTGTTGCCGAAGCTAAGTGGGATTCGGATGCCCTTGTCTGCGAGCAGGAATCTGGCTACGGCATCAATAAAGGGACATTGAGGATAAGGATCGGTACAGATGCCAGTCTGGTTGTTACTCAGTTCAATCACGGAATGCAACAGTGTGGAGTAGTGGTGCTAAAAGACCTTGACATAGATGGTCTGCTACAATACTTGCAAGATGTCAAGCAACTGATTTCAGAAGAACAACTGGCTTTGAAGCTAATGGGGAAAAAATGAGCAATATTGATATGATGAGCGGATTTATGGTTTACTGGATGGATATGTCCGGTGGCGAATTTTTCCCGTTCCATTCACACTTTACGATGGACGAAATGACCGAAGCACTGGCCTTCATGGAAGACCTGCGCAGGAAGCCAGAAAATGCCTTTGTGGGTATGGTTTCACAAAATCCGGATCATGTTGGCAAGCCCGGCGCTAGCACCATACTGCCGGAAGACTATACGCCTGCAATCGTTGTAGTTCCAGCAATCGTGGAGAAAGTGTAATGGACTTTTGGCTTATCCTGCTTGTATTGTGCTTTGCAGTAAACCTATACGGCCTTATCATGGGCGGTGGTTTCCTAAGCCTGATCTTTGTTGGTCTCAGTGGTTACTTCTTGTACGAAAGATTCAAATGAAAATCAAAACACAAATCGGTAATCTGATGCATGTCACAGCCGGCCATATTGTGCATGGCTGTAATGCACAAGGCGTGATGGGTTCGGGTGTTGCACTTGGTGTGAAACAAACCTGGCCCAATGTTTACCACGACTACAAATCTATCTACGACAGCGAAGGCCTGCGCCTTGGTGTTGCATATCAGGTGGTAGTCAGCGACGAAATTGTCGTGTGGAATGCTATTACGCAGAATCTGTACGGAACTGGTAAACGCCTTACCAGTTATGATGCCGTCCAGACCTGCTTTGAGCAGATCAACTGGCACATCAAGGAAGGTGGTATCAACAACAAGAAGTTCACACAACCTGCTGAACTGCACATTCCGCTAATTGGTGCTGCACGCGGCGGCGGCAATTGGGAAATCATCCGTGAAATCATCGAGCAGACCGTAGAGTATCCTGTTACTCTGTGGCTTCCCGATTCAACTGTTACAACGAGGTAAGACCATGCTGAAAGTACATCAAGCCCCTTCTAAGGAACACCTCGATGTGTTCATCAACGCCTTCATGAACGGCGCAAACCGTAAAGGTGATTGGGCAGTAGCACAACCCGATTGCGGCGCCGTGGTTTTTCCTGCACAATTTGTAGTTGTTGCAGATAATAGGATTAGCCTGGCAACAATTCAATTCCTCAATTGAAGAAAGACATACATGAGCTATTATCTGAAAGACGGCGAGCTGCTTTGGCCTACCAAAGAAGGCATGTACGATGTGCGCGATAAGCTGCCCGTCGGTACCTACACCGTTTGTGCCCACCCGATGAAGGGCTGGTACCTGAAGCCGATCTCCGACTTCGACATCAGCGGCAAGATCTACGGTAAGGCCACCCGCCACGCCGAGCGTATCCTGAACACGTTTGCCGATCGTCCCTTTACCACCGGCGTGCTGTTGAACGGTGAAAAGGGTAGCGGCAAGACCATGCTGGCGAAGCGTGTTTCACAGCTGGCTGGCCAACGCGGTATTTCCACCCTGGTGATCAACACTGCGTACTGCGGCGATTCCTTCAATACCTTCATCCAAGAAATCGACGAACCGTGCGTTATCGTGTTCGACGAATTCGAGAAGGTGTACGACGACAAGGAACAAGAAGCCATCCTGACGCTGCTCGACGGTGTGTTCCCGACCAAGAAGCTGTTCCTGCTGACTGTGAATGACAAGTACAAGGTCAATTCGCACATGCGGAATCGCCCGGGTCGCATCTTCTACATGATCGAGTTCAAGGGCCTGGACGCAGATTTCATTCGCGAATACTGCGAAGACAACCTGAACAACAAGGGTTACATCGACCAGGTGTGCCGTCTGACGCTGCTCTTCGTCAGCTTCAACTTCGACATGCTGAAGGCGCTTGTCGAGGAAATGAACCGCTACGAGGAAAGCCCGAACCAGGCCATGGAAATGCTGAACGCGAAGCCATACGATGCCGGCAGCGTGCGCCACAATGTGGAAGTGTTCATGGAAGGCAAGAAGTTGGAAGCTGAGCGTGTTCACCCGTGTGCCATCCGTGGCAACCCGATTGCGCACGAAGAGCTCAACTTCTGGGTTCGTCCGACTGTTGCCGAAGGGCAAGACCCGGATGATGTTGACCAGGTCGAACTCGAAGTGACGCAGGACATGCTGAAGAAGATTGATGCTGATTCCGGCAAGTTCACGTATGTGATCAACGAAGGCCAGCCGAACATGGCGGTGCTGGTGATCACTCGTGAAAGCTACAGCAACAAGACGCCTTACAGCTGGCTGGACGCATTCTGAGCTGAATATGCCTGAGCCGATTGAGCAGAAATATTCATCGGCGTATTATGCCTACAAGTCCCCTGATTATCACTATGTGATTTTTCAGGGGATACGATCAAGGCATAGTTCGCAGGATGAAGCACTTCAACTGTGCGAGCAGTTGAATGAGCGATATGGACTTCCGCATGTGAATGTCTATAAAAGCTCGATGTTTGGAGATATCAAGCTCAGGCAGAAAAAAAATCAACGAAGAGAGAAAGAAAAATGTTTCGTAAACTACTTGTTATCTGCACCCTAGCTATTGCCTCGTTGGGTGTGAATGCTGCAACAATCGACACCAGCGGTCTATCCGAAGCACAGGTTGCCGAGCTGAAAGCGCATGCTGCACAAATTGTTGCCAATGCTGCAAAGGCTGCTGCTGAGCCTGCTAAACCGGCAGAAGTTACTGCAATGGTTTCGTTGGCTTCTACATGGGGTCAGCAGGCTGCTGCCGCTGCTGAAGGTTTTGCCAAGGCGATGGGCATTGCGGCAAAGGAACTGAATGTCACTATCAACGACTTCCTGAAAAGCGATGCCGGTAAGCTTACTGCAATGCTGATCATCTGGAAGGTGGCTGGTGCTGCATTTGTGAAGGCTCTGTACGGCATTTTGTTCGTTACTGTTGGCCTAACTATGGTGCGAGTTATCTACACTCGTCTGTTCACCAAGGGCTACGAGAAGGTTGAGTACAGCCGATTTGGTGGATTCTTCAAGGGTACCCGGATGGTTCGTATCCCTAAGAGCTTCCACGATCTGGAGAACGACGGCGAATGGCTTGCATTCTGGGTGATGATCATCCTGACTGTAGCTGTGATGATCTTCGGTGGAATGTTTTTCTAACACCGCTTGACATAGCCCTACGCGGGCATACAATAGGGGTAACAAGGGATTGTTACCCCTATACCTATAGAATAATATGAGATGCTACGATTGTAAAATGTGGGGAGACGGTAGTGGTACCGGCATTCCCTATGATGCAGGCCATGTGAATTATTGCAAACATCCGCAAATTGACGGAGATCAGCATCCTTCCTATGGTGCTTGCGGTGAACCCACTTCCATGGTGATTGTGGAAAATCACTACCCACAACATCTAATGACACGCGGTAAGTTTGGCTGTGTCTTATTCGAACAACGAAAAGTAAAATGAAAGTCCAAGTCCGCAAGTGCCGCTTCACAGGTAAAATCTTCGAGGAGAAAGACCTCAAGAAGTATGCCCTTCACCTGAAGAAGCTGCGGATCGAGATGAAAGAAAAGCGCGAGGAAGATCGCGTAAAGAAAGATTGGATAAAGTGGCTCAAGGCTGAACGCAAGCGCATCAAAACAATAGATGAAATTGTTCCCTGGTTCCTTGCCAATCAAAAGAGAATCATGTATGCTGCGAATGCAATGGGGCATCGTTTCAGTTCGGATAAGTTTTATCCGGAAACTGATAGCTTTACCAAAATGGTCCTTGGCGTAAGATATAATCCGCTTGCATCTAACTCGCATCGGTGTCCCGATAACGGCATAACTAATTGGTGTGGTAAGAATCCTAATCCTAGTGATCCCACATCCTATAAAGGGTGGACTGGAAACATTGCAGGTACGCTAACACGCGCCAAGAAGAATAACTATTCATATCCCTACGGCGAAGCACTAAAGATTGTCGGGCTGAAAACGGGATCCGGTGGCGGCGGTAACGAAAATTGGAACTATGGTGTAACTATCTTCCTTGATGATTGGCCTGGTCTGAAGCATGAGATTGATTTGACGGAACAAGAGTTAGTTGTTAAGAAACTGAAGGGCATAGCATGAATGCGCGGATGAAAGAACTCTTGGCTCAATCCAGACTCTTTTGCTATAATGATGGCACAGTGAGCTTGTTGGGCGAATCCTATGCAGGACAACCCGAAATTGAAAAGTTTGCCGAGTTGATTATTCAAGAGTGTATGCAGTGTTGCACCAAAGTGGAAGAAGACAGGGAACTGTCGGACTACCAAGGCGGTTTCAGAGATGGTGCATTGCTGTGTCGTGAAGAGATTAAGTCACACTTTGGAGTCAAAGATGAGCCCAGGTAAGAAGAAAGATGTAGCATTGGCATGTTATGCCATTGTGAGTGGAATGTTTGCTATGATGCATAATCCACGATACTGCGGCCCTAACTTCAGATGGGATGAGTTCGCCGAGTCAATGGGAGAACGATGTGAGGTAGATATCTTCATCTATGTTTATCCCTGCACCGAAGAAATGAAGAAGTACGCAAAGCAATGCGGTTCGGAAATTGCAGAGCGCCTTGTTGCACGCATGAAGGAATAACATGAGCATCGAAAGTCAATTCGGATTCATCGGTTGGTGTAATGATCCCAAAGAGAATCACGATAAGATTTGGGGCTATTTCTACAGACCTACGCCCGAAGGGCAATGGCACAAAAACTGCTGCATCTTCTGGGCACGACGTGGCAAAGCCATGCAATTTAAGGCGGATATTGCTAGTTACGAGCTTACGGAAAAGCTCGTAAGAAGTAAGCTCAAGAAGGGCTATGTCAAAATCAGCCAGGCCCGTTTGTTTGAGATTTGGCCCACCTTCGTTGAAGAGGCCGAAGCCAAACTGATGTGGGAAGTTCTTGCAGGAACAATCAAATGACCAAGATGCAAGTACAAGCTATGCCTTGGAAAATGACTCCTGCGGATTTCCACAAGAAGCTCAGGAATTTTGGGCTAAATAATACTAACCATATGGAAAGACTTAAGATATTTCCATCGGTTCGTATCTCAAAAGATCACAGAGATGCTGCATACACATGGTGTCAGCAGAATCTCCGTCACAAATGGATTTGGTCCGACCCCACTCAGACCGACTACACTGACATCTACTTTAAGCAGGAAGCAGATGCAATTGTTTTCAAACTCACATTTGATACCATTTGACGCAGCCTGCTAGTCGCTACATAATACATATACACAAACTTTAACCCCAACTGGAGAAAATACAAAATGGCAAGTCTTGACACCCACCGCGTTGAACGCCCCCGTGATGTCCGTACCCTTCTGATGCGCTGCTTCAAGGTCGGTCGTCCTGCAATGATCTGGGGCCCGCCCGGTATTGGCAAGTCGGAACTGATCGCCGAAATCGGCGCAGAAACCGGCCGCCCCGTGATCGACATGCGTCTGCTCCTGCTCGAGCCGACTGACATCAAGGGCATTCCGTATTACGACCCCGACACCCGGACGATGAAGTGGGCACAGCCTGCCGATCTGCCGACCGAAGGTGCGATGGCCAACGCTATCCTGTTCCTGGACGAAATCAACGCTGCCCCTCCGAGCGTTCAGGCTGCGGCTTACCAGCTGATCCTGAATCGTCGCGTTGGCGAGTACCACCTGCCGAAGGGTGTGTCGATGGTTTGCGCAGGCAACCGCGATAGCGACAAGGGTGTTACCTACCGTATGCCCAGCCCGCTGGCAAACCGTCTGGTTCACATCGAGATGGCGTCGAACTTCGAAGACTGGCAGAAGTGGGCGATCGGCGCCCGCGTGCATGCTGATGTGGTTGGCTTCTTGTCGCACCACAAGCAGAAGTTGTTCAACTTCGACCCGAAGAGCCCGGACAAGGCGTTTGCTACTCCGCGTTCGTGGGTGTTCGTTGGTCAGCTGATCACGGACGATCTGCCCGAGTCGATGAACACGGCGCTGGTGGCTGGTACGGTTGGCGACGGTCTGGCAACGGAATTCAGCGCACACCGCAAGGTTGCTGTTCGTATGCCGAAGTCGGAAGATGTGCTGATGGGCAAGGAAAAGCAGCTGAATGTCAAGGATCTGAGCGCGATGTACTCGCTGACGATCTCCATGTGCTACACGCTCCAGGAATGGACCACCAAGGCCAAGGCCAAGGAAGATGGGTTCGATATGAACACCTGGCACGAGTGCGTGGATCACTTCTTCACCTTCATGATGGACAACTTCCAAACGGAAATGATCGTCCTGGGTGCGAAGACTGCGCTGCGCGACTACGCTCTGCCGATCAACCATCGTCAGCTCAAGACCTTCAAGGGCTTCCACGACAAGTACGGCAAGTACATCCTGGAAGACTGATAGGAAGGCTTTGTGGCAAGATACACTCTAAGAACATACTGTGGTGGTAAGCAGCTAGAACGCTTCGACCACAGGACACCTGAGAGGCTACAAAGCATCCTTGAGCATCCAAGACACCATCGGGCCGGGACAACCGGACCCTTTGGTGAGGATGAGAAGCACGCAGATAAGTTTGAAATCATCGATTCACACCAGGAGAAGTTATTCCTTGGTAATATCGATGATGCAATAAGATTTGCCAAGGGTCTGAAATGAGAGCGTACGAATATAAACTTGTCGACGGCAGTCTTGACACTGTCGAAAAGATTGTGAATCAACTTGCCCAGGATGGGTGGGCTCTTGCCGCCCCCATTCAAGTAAGGGCAACATCAACTGGTGCTTATTACACACAGGCAATGACTAGGCCCAAAGAATATAGCAGGCCGGCAAATAAATAATAAGGCTACATTGGTTGGGGAACCACTTCGAAGGGGCTTTTGCCCCTTCCTTTTTATCCTACAACCTTTGACACTCCGTAAAGGACATAATATAATATGAGCATGAACTCGCAAGACGACCAGGACAAGGTAGCGCAAATCCTTGCACACGGATACTACACTGGTGGTAGCTGCCGTGGAAAAGGTATTGCACAGGAAGACCATACCTGCCCGTATGCCGAAGATATCAACGACGATCACACCACGCTATGTAATTGCTGCGAAGTTTGTCAGCATGAATGCGCAATGGACATTTAACCAGGAACCAAAATGGCAACAAAGATTGAATACACGCATGAAAAGATCCTCGAGCAAATCACCCGTGCTCGCATCTCGCTGCTGCTGCAACAGCCCTTCTGGGGAACCTTGGCAACTCGCCTGATTCTGAAGGATGCTACGGACGACGACTGGTGTCCCACTGCTGCTACTGACGGGCGTTACTTCTACTACAACCGCAACTTTATCGGCAAGCTGACGAAGGCCGAGACCATCTTCCTTGTTGCGCACGAAGTCGAACACTGCGTTTACGACCACATGGGTCGTCGCGGTAGTCGCAAGCCCAAGATGTGGAATGCTGCTGCTGACTTCGTTATCAACTACGAACTGCACGAGCACAACATCGGCAAGCTGCCGGATGCGAAGACTTCCGGTGTGCAGGCTTGCTTCGACGCAAAGTACAAGGGTATGTTTGCGGAAGAAGTCTACGAACTGCTGCTCAAGGATCCGAATGCCAACTGGCCCGAGTTCGATGTTCACTTGGAGCCGGGCGATGGCAAGGGCGAGCCGATGACTGAAGAAGAGCGTCGTGTGCTGTCGGATCAGATCCGTGCTGCCGTGATGCAGGCTGCGAAGGCTGCCGGTGCTGGTAACACCCCTGCTGGTGTGAAGCGCATGCTGAAGGACTTGACTGATCCGCAGATGGATTGGCGTGAGATCCTCAACATGAAGATCCAATCGATGATCAAGAATGACTTCACTTGGCAGCGTTGCTCGCGCAAGACTCAAGCCTACGGCATCTATTTGCCGGGTACGAAGGAAGACGTGCGCGTAGAAGCTGCGGTGTCGATTGACTGCTCCGGTTCTATGTCCGAAGACATGCTGCGCGATTTGCTCAGCGAAGTTAAGGGCATCATGGAACAGTTTGTTGACTTCAAGCTTCGCGTGTGGTGCTTTGACACGCGAGTCTACAACGAGCAGATGTTCACGCCGGAAAACCTTGATGAAATCGACGAGTACGATATCAAGGGTGGCGGTGGCACCGACTTCATGTGCAACTGGGAATACATGAAGGAAAACGACATCCAGCCGGAACGCTTCATCATGATGACTGACGGTTACCCGTGCGGTAGCTGGGGTGATGAAAACTGGTGCGATACGTTGTTCCTGATTCACGGTGACAGTGCGCATCGTTTGGTTGCCCCGTTTGGTATGACTGCTTGGTACGAGCCGGACCGTCACAGCCCGCAAAACAAGAAGTAAGGAGAAAGAAACATGTGGAAAGTATTGTTTGTACTGTTGGTGCTTGTGTTGATCTGGATGTTCAGCAAAGATGCGCCGCCAGCCGCACCTTCTCAACAAGGTGTGGCTAAGGTAGTTCCCACTGAGGCACCTAGCGTCATTGACAATATGGCGGCCTGGATGCGTGAGAATACCCCAAAGAAGTAATACATGATTCCGTACTTACTTCCCAACGACGACGCATTCGTTAACGATGTTGCTCGCGCTATTGCCCGTGATAGGCTTATGCGCGATGCAACTGAAGCACTCGAAGCAATGACTGGACTTTCAATCCAGGAAACAGAAGCCATCACATTGTCGTTCGACCGTGTGTTTGAACGACTCTGGGCAGGGTGCGATGAAGTCGATATGCGTCAGAAAGCATCCTATGCAGCTGATGCTTTAGCCGCCATCAATGCCATAAACCTAAAGTTGCTCACGGCTCAGACATAAAGAGGATAAATACATCAAAGGTATTTTGATGTACACATCTTCTATATATTTGCATTTCATAGCCACTCCGAATAATAAGAATGTCATAAAGATGTTCTTTGAGGATTGGGCCGATAGGATAGGTAACAACCAAGTTAAATATTCTATCGTTGCAGGTGACGGTGGGGGACGCACCTCATGGAATGATATCATTCGCGTTGATTTCGTGAATGAGGAAGATGCAACAATGATGAGACTTCGTGGAGTACCCGAAGAATTTCAAAAATACCTAAAATTTGCTGATTGGTTTACGTCTGTTGACGACGCAACACTACATCAAGTAAACTAAGCACTAGATCCACCTGGATCTGACTAACCCCTAAATTGGTGACTTATGGATACCTTACTTCTTAACGCTGACGGAACGCCTCTTTCCCATGTACCACTCTCTGTGGTATCGTGGACAGTAGCCATGCGTCTAATGTTCCTTGGTAAGGTCAGGGTCCTGAAAGAGTACGATAACTGGACCGTAAGGTCGCAGCATTTGGAAATGAAGGTCCCCTCCATTGTCATCATGACCGAGCAGGTAAAGTGGAACAAGCATCTGAAATACAGCCGGGCGAATGTATACCTGCGCGATGATTTCACTTGCCAGCTTCAAATTACCGGTCGCTGCAAAGACGCAAAGGGCAAAGTCAAGCACACAGATCTTACATTGGACCACGTTGTTCCGCGCTCTTTAGGCGGCAAAACCAACTGGCTCAATGTGTGTACGTCGTGTAAAGCATGCAACAGCGACAAGGGCGCAGATGAGACAATTGTGCCGAAAAAGAAGCCGCACAGACCTTCTTACTACGAAATCTTGGCTAAGAGAAAGACTCTCCCGATTCACATCCGTGATGAGGAATGGAAGTTCTACATCGATTGGCCAGAGCACCTGGTAAGGGTGTCACCGCAGCCAACAGGACACGGCTAAGAAGCCAAATCCAGAAACAAGGGCCCTTCGGGGCCCTTTCTCTATGTGTTTAATGGTAAAAATCTGCCGAAATGTTCACAATAATCAGAATTTATTGAACGACAAACGATAAATAAAACGGTAGATAAAATTAACCCTACACCATTAAACGGAGAACAAAAATGGCAAAAGCACAAAAGAAGACCACAGCACCTGAAGCAGAAACTGTAACAGCAGCACCAGAAGCTGAAGCGCAAACAACCACAAGCCTTGAGCCTGTTCAGCTTACAATTGCTGACCTCCAACTCCTAGCTCGTATCGTTGATCTTGCATCGCGTCGTGGAGCTTTCCAGGCTGCTGAACTTACACAAGTCGGCGAAGCCTACAACAAGGTTGCTAGTTTCCTAGCGTATGTCGAAAGCGTACAAAAGAAGGATGAACCAGCAACAGCCGAAACTGCAGAAACACCTGCTGCCTAATTGATAGGGGCTTCGGCCCCTAAAGGAGACATTATGGCAATAGAAGGCCTAAAAAAGCACGCCGGTCAGCTTTCAAATACCGGAGTTCGTGTTGCTGTAGTATTCAGAAAGCTTCCTAACGATGAGAGCCATTGCCTTATTGTTGAAACAGAACGCTTGCCTGACAGCTATCACGACTATGTTATTCAATGTTTGAATAGCAGAGAAGCATTCGAGACTAATGATTTTTATGAAGTATTGAATCGCAGGACATTTCCCGACGGCTTGAATTGCCTAACAGCACTTCATCAGCGCGGATATTTGCGTAAGGAGCCTGTAACTAACATTACAATGCTTCCACTTCCTAATCAGCCTGTACCGCTTGCTCTCATCAATGCAACTATTGACAAGAAGGTTGATCAGTATGTTGCTAGCCAACAACAACAGAAAGAGATTCCTGTTGATACTAGGACACCCGAGGAAAAGCTAGCAGCGGCAGAAGCATTAGCAGCAAGAATGCAGGGTAAGATTCCTGTGGAAGATCCTGCTGCAATTGTAGCTAGAGCTAAGGCACTGATTGCGTTAGCAGATCAGCTGGAAGATGATGCAGACAGTAAACGAGAAGAAGCCTATGCACTAGCACCTGAACTAAAGCCTAGCAGAGGTAGACCTCCTACACCTGAAGAGCTTGTTGAGCAGAAGATGGAAGAGCGTAAGGCCAAGCGTCGTGAACGCGATCAGCGCAAGGCAGCAGAAGCTAAAGTTGAAAAGAAAGAGGCAGCATTAGATGCCAAAGTAGCAGCAAAGATGAAAAGAGATGCTGCCAGGGCCAGTCAGTGAATCCCGTAATATGGCAGGTTTATAGCTTGCCATATTCTTATAAATAATAGGAGTCGGGAGATGCGCAGAATGGCAAAGAAAACAACAACAAGCTTCAATATAGATAAAGCTATTAGTCGAATTGCGAAACCATCAGTCTTTGATCGTATCGTTAAGGAAATTGAAGCTAAGGAAATACCAGCTAAGTATATTGAACAAATCCTTGTTCAGTATTATGATGGTAATATTGTTGAACTAAGCGGTAATGAATTAACACATCCTATCCCAGTAAACAGAAATGCAAGCTGGGCAGTAATGGAAGATTCATTTAAGAAAATGAGAGATGTTAAAATCTTTATCAACACTGATAGACTTGAAAAGGATATTAACGAAGAAGTTGAAAAACTACTCGGTAATTATTGCTAAGAATTAAATTTCTTTTCTAGCCAACTAAAATCATTAATCAACCCGAGCATATCGGGTTGATCCTTATGTGCAACGCCAAAGGCGCGCCCTTCGTTCGCACCCATAACAGCAAAATCCCCAAACTCCCTGTCTTCACCTAGTGTACACCAAGCGTGCAATCTTTGTTCGGTTTCGGTATTATCTTGGTTGTGGATTAGCTTGGAAGATAACTTCACGCATTCCCTAAACGCACTTCTCCAAGCCGAGAACGGATCTGTATTGAATTGGGTAATATTACTTACTTCGGGAATAACCTTAAAGCTCTTGGATACTGATGTAGTGAAATCAACTGGAGAACCTGTATATTTTAGTAAAAGATCGGTAGGGAATAGCTTTATACCACCGTACCCATATTCTAAGTCATTTACAGGATTTTTAGAATGCCACACATGTACAGACAGCCTATCAAGCGACTCGGGCTGATAAGTAAAATCAAAGGTAGGCAGGATTACCGCGTCAGCATCAACAACGAAAAACATATCTGATTTGTTGTATGATGCATATTCGGCTGCGGCCTTGTGTGCTTCATAAATGCCTTTGATATTGTGCAGCCGTTTTGCTCTAGGGAATCTATCTTGCAGTGTTTGAAAGTTTCTGTCAGCATACTCTTCATCGTAGCTAAGGAATATAATATCGAAGAGCGGATACTCAAATGCTGCAACAGGAATACTCTTCAATCTCACTGTGCCTGCGGCAAGTTCCTTATCGGAATATCTGCCGGGATCGGACAACACATTCTCTGTATTGAATAGTCGCAATGCAATATCGTTATTCCAGATATGCACATAATCCTTGTCTTTGCTTTCTGGTCTAAAAGAAAAATCAAACTCGGTAAATATTATTTCTTTATATGTCTTGATAACATAAAAGTATTCACCTACACAGCTTTTAGCTATATCCAATAATACGGTATCTGTGAGTTCTTCTGCTTCTACTACTTCCGCAGAAGTATTGTTACAAATACGATTTACTACATATTCGTTGTATTGATTCTTTAGGATATATACCTTTGCCATACTGTTCCCATTATGTGCTACTATTTAGCATCCAGTGATTGACCACATCTGTTATTATATTGTAAACTCGCTACAAAGCCAAGGGGCGAAAATGAAAGAATATGTTCTAGTTGAGTTCTTAGCCTCATTTGGAGAAGGCGGAATATTGCAGGCAAAGCTAGGCGCGCTCGGCGACGACTTTGTAATGATCAAAGACGATTATGAATATGATGTTGAGGACGATAGCGGGCTAAACTGGATTCGTGTATCAGGTAAGATTAGCTCCATGTATGCATCGGTCATTAAGTTACAAGATCCGTTCCTGGCCGAGCGTATGCGTATATCCTACATTCCAGAAGACCTAAAAGATAAGTATCGAACATGAAGTTCTATGTACCGCACAGTGTCATTGATCATCTTGAAGAACAAGAATGCACTTGGCTGAATCCCGCTGATTTTAGCTTCCACAAAAGATGTATCAGAATGAATGACTGGGCAAGCGGTTGGATATTTGAAGCAGACGATAGCTTCAATTCTTTCTTTACTATTATCACAGGTAAGCAACTACCTACAATCACCGACGAAGAATATCAGCAATTTGTCATGGATAGAGTTGCCTTTCTTAGCAAGAAACGAGCCGAGGAGTTTCGCACTGCCTGGGTAGCGTTTCTTCCTAAGAGATCACCTTAAATTAAGATAAATAGTTGATGACAACTATAGCGAACATCGAAGCATTACCATCAAGTCCATTTCAAGGTTCCGGCCTAGTAGGGATTGTTATCACAAACGGTGTTCCCTGCTATTTCCGTCTAACAGGAACAGATCTAAACCGTATAGTATCAATAAACTGGTATCCTAAGAATCCAGCAAGCCTGGTGTTTCAGATGCGCCAGCTTATCCTTGTTGATAACTCCGAAGGCACATTCATGGTTCAGGTAATGGATAATTACCTAGATACAAATGACCGCGGAGGAAGACTAAGCTTTCGCTTAGACGACGGAACAACACTGTCCGCACCAGTAAAAACTTACGGGAGAGTATCGGTTGGCCCTATGTGGCAAGCACCCGATCAAGGCCTAATTACAGGATAAGAAATGAAAGGTGAAAGAGGTTAGTGTAATATTGAGGAATCAATGGCTAATCACTATCGACGAATTTAGGGTTCTCGATAATTACGCTTATTCAGGAAAAATTTGGACATTAATACATCGTCCAGGCTATACGAACAGCACCTTGATAACTGAAAGGACTGTTGAGTATATATTTGATCCAGAAGCACTTACTTTCTTTGGAATAGTTTCTTCCAATGTGTTGGCAACATGGGATACAAATTGCACAAGGAATCTCAAATCACATGAAGAATTCTGCATCAAAGATTCCCTGTTCATACGACCGTACTCTAAACATTGACTTTGGTCAATATATTTGCTAAACTTATAATAATGAAGTCTCTTCTGATAGCACTGAGTTTAGCAGTTTCGTTTCTGGCATTTGCTGGCCGAGGCCATAAACCTGTGGTACCCGAATTTAGCGCGAAGAGTTATCTTGTTGCTAACGAGGACGGTACGGTGCTAAGGGAACAGGCCGGTAATATAGTTCGTCCTATTGCATCCATTAGTAAGCTAATGATAGGATTACTTGCTTCAGAGCAGGACCTAACTGAACAACTTCCAATTCCAAAAACACGAACAGTCCACAGCAGCATCCCTTACAAGATATCAACTCTTTCTAGGCACAATCTCCTAGAGCTTGCATTAATCCGGTCTGATAATTTTGCTGCACAGATATTATGTGCCAATCTTCCAAATTGCGTTGAGCATATGAACAGCAAGGCAAAAGAGCTGGGTATGAATAATACATCCTTTGCTGAACCAACTGGCCTAGATAGCCGCAATGTAAGTACAGCACAGGATTTATTGCAACTCATGTTGGTAGCATCTGCTAATAGCGTCATCTCCAGTATATCGAGTAAACCTAAAGCCGATATAGCTACACCTAAGAATACAGTCCATATCAACAATACAAACCCGCTAACTGCTAAACTTGACATTCTATTATCAAAAACTGGATTTACTAACCCGGCAGGTGGCTGCTTGGTAATGATACTAAATTCACCTGTCGGTAAAAGAATCCTTATCTTGCTCGGAAGTACGAATGCTCATACACGCATTCCCGACATGGAAAGGTTAGTCAAGGAACTGTGATTCAGCTCAATGTAATATTGCCGTCCGATACAGAACTCGACGAAGATAGAGAGTTGGATGTTATCAATCACAGCAGGCACCAAGACTTCAACTACTACCTAGTAGAAACAACAGAAGAATATTTCACAATACTTACACTAAAATACGGAAAGGATAGCGTATGGCGTCGATAGAACAAGATTTCAAATTTGCCCCATTATCTGCTGCTTATGGACAGTTTCTTGTCGAAGTACATTCAATGGACTCGCATGCGCTATTGGTTAATGTTACACATCACTATGGACTGACGGTTGTCGGTAGTGTAGTTATCTCTGTTACCACGACAGAAGATATTGCAATGTTGCTAAAACTTAGGTTCGGTACGGAATTAGTTAAAAGGCCGGAGCCTAAGCCAGAGCCAGAACTTAAAATGAAGATTCTGAAGAATAGGAATTATGGAAGTTCCTCAAACAATAAAAAATATTACTACGATTACGAAAGTAGCTTCGATTCTTCATACATGAAACTGATAAAGGATGATTTGCTCAACAGACTTATAACTACCGACAGTTTAAAAGAAGAACTTAAATATTTAGACGAGTGGAAAGACCTCGACAAGTACGAGTAACCGGTTACTATATTCGCTGACCTGCAATATACTAAGACATGATCACCCTAATCTATCATATCAAGCCGGAAGATAAAGATGCCGAGCTCGAGTGGCTCAAGGAGCAGAAGATATTTCCGTCTACGGAAGTAGCATATAGATTCGACGATAAGGGTGAGCTTGTCAAACAACTAATGGTTGGCGCTATTGTATCGCCGGCGGCAGCACTTACCATCAAGCTTCGACACAATCTCGACATGCAGAAGGATTATAAGCAAAAATGAAGCTTATGTCCTACAATGTGATTTACGGTCTAACCGAAAAGGCCAAAGAATGGCTGACTAACGAAGTCGGGGTTACAGTATTCAAGGTAGTGCCCGATCACCGTGGTATGAAAGATGCAGCAGGAGAACCGTTAGAAAACATTATCATCTTCCGTGTCGACGAAGAGCATGCTACCGCTATTCGTTTAAAGTATCCTAGGTATGTCTTTAAGGACCTTTCGGCATGAAGAAACACCGATTTGCAATAGGTGTACTCGGTGCAGAAGCTATGTGGGACTTCGCTATGGTACATGAAATGAATATTCATAGCCTACCGCCCGAAGTTCCGAATATAAGCGATCCCGGCGAGAAGCATCGGAAAACGCTTTATGTCTATGAAGCTATAGCAACTGACGAAACTTTCCTTGTGTTTAAGTTAACAGTGGATGGAGTAATAGCACGATGAGAGCTATTGTACACATGCTGGTAACAAAAGACACCGAATCACTGCTAATAGAAAAAATCCTAGAACTAGGATATACACCGCAGCATGTTTGGCGTGGAGAGCATTATCAAGTATACATGGCAGAGATGCCAAGGGAAGAATTTCTGATACTGAAGCTGTCTATACCGTTTATTGAAGTAGACGAAATCATAAATCCATTATGAAGCAAAAATACTATGTAAGGGTGTCGCAATCGGATGCCAGGTCATTAGAAAGGTATATGGAGCTAAACGGATATGCCTTTAGACACCTGTCAAATGACTTTGGACCTGGGCCCGGTACAAGCCTATATTCTGTGAAAATGGATTCAGTTGACGAGCTGTCTCTAAAGCTATCATTCCCTGTTACAGGTTGTATGAACTTCACCAAGACACTTGACCGCTTTGCAGCGCCTGTGCTAAAATAGTAAAACAAATAGGAACCAACATGACCATCGACTGGACCGAATACACATTTACTTTCGAGCCGAAGGAAGAAGCCAATTTCCGTCGTATCCTGGATCGGCTCGAGCCCGAAGAATACAACATCATCGAAGATGTTCGCCCTGTGGATCACAAGGAAGGTACTGATCTCCGTTATGTCGATCGCCAAATGGTAATCGAGATGGATCCGGAAGCTGCACTTACCTTTCGCCTGGGCATGAAACATCTGAAGATCCGCCGCAAGCGCACGGAAGAAGAACTTGCAGAAGAGAAAGAAATCAATGATCGTCATACCATCAAGGTTACCGTGAAAGTTGATGGTATGCTTCCGCCGACCGGAACTACTCCGTGAAGTTCAGAATACTGACTGCCGACGAAAGGGCAGATATTAGGAGAGAAAAATTATCCTGCTGGCATAAGTGGTTTGCATGGCGCCCTATTAGACTTACTTCCGACGAGCACGAAGTCAGGTGGCTTGAAGTGGTGTACCGTAAAGGGCGCCTACGTGGAAGCGAGGAAGGCGATTTCTGGAAATGGAAGTACGCCGATAGCTCCCTGGATATCCTGAAGTTACACGTGGGCGACGAATGAAACAATACTATACCCTGGTGCAGGCGTTCTCGCCTGAGAATGACAAGCACCTTGAGGACTTTCTTCGCGAACAGGGTATAGATTTCGATCTCGGTGCCGATATTGCCAGCGAACTCAAGGAGTTCGGATATAAAGAACTTAGTGGAGCACACCCGATGGCTCTGCTAAAGAAATACACAGTGCTTATCGAAGAGCATGAGCTGTCAGCGATAATGTTATCAGTGGGCGGAGTTACAGTTATAAGAAACCGTCCTGCTGTAAATGCAAAAAATAAAGTAAGAGGAATGTTCAAGTGGATCTTGAACTAGGTGTTTATTACAACATTATCGAACCATACACCGAAGAATATAGGGATGTTGGTTCATACCTCTATAACCACGGAATAAGATACTCTCTTAGAATATCTACAGAACGGGACGGCATCCCGGATGCTAACTGGATGGTCACAATGAAACCGCAGACCGTTGTGATCTATACAGCCAGGATGACAGAGGAAGATATGGTGGTGCTAAAACTAATATTTCCTCACATTGTCATAAAGAAGCCCGTAATGAAAGAATCAATCCATGTAATGGTAAAAAGAATCTTACCGTCTTGAAACATTACATGATTATAGAAAGATACCCCGATGACAATTCGGGTATCGAAACAATGCTAAAGGAAGGTGCAGTCCATGTCGGGACAATCATCTTTGATACGCATTCTTCCATGACAAAAGCAATGTATAGAAAATATATCCTATCGTTAAGTGACGCTGATTTATTGGTATTCAAATTGCGGTACAACGGTATGGTTTCAGTTGAGCCACTTAGCTGTGACGAATATCATCATTATAATAATCTCGGTTATATCAAGTAATCGATAAATAGAAGATGAAACACATTATCCTAATGCTCGTTGTATTGATGTGTTTTGTCGCCAGTGCCTCACCCGTAACCGACCAAGAACCCAATTGGCAACCTATTTACGGTTATAAGAACTCCTATAATAAAGTATACATAGATACAAATAGTCTTGAACGCACTCAAGACAGGGACGGAGATTACGGCATTGGAATACTACTTATAGTTCCTAATCAGCCAGAAGTTGCGAAACGAAAAGGTAAGCCTGATGTAACCATACGGAGTATGGTAAGACGATTAATGGTTGAATGTTCGGCAGGTGTAGGAACTCCATTGTACGACTTATACTTCGAAGTAGAAAAGCCGACAAATACCACAACTTCGATTACAGGTAAATCATACGACGATGTAATTGAAGATAACATATTCAAGCTTCCAAGAACAAATCCAATCTATCAAACCCTCTGTCCGATAACAGTCTGATTTTCCTTTTTACTTTTCATTCTCAGATTACTATCTCAGATTTGGAAATTTGAATAGCAATCCTACACAGGAATCCTGCGGGAAAATCCTGCACAGATTTCCCGCCTATAGGCCTATGCACGCATGAACTCTTGACTTTCCAAAATGTCTCAGCTAAACTATTTTATGGACGAACAAAATTACGAAAACTTGGCCAAACGCCATCCTGACCTATTCCAAAAAGCAGGATTAGAATACTTCTCAATCGGTAATGGTTGGATCGGTATTGTAGATACATTGTGTGGTTTTATTTCCTACGATGTAAACCAGGCTCGCTATAAGCTGAAGTATGCAATGGAACATCAGGGCGAAAAATATGCCATGACTATTCCCGAAGCCGAAGCTAATCTTGCAAAAGCATTGGAAGATCTTCCTACTATCCAAGATGTGAAGGAAAAGTTCGGGGGCCTGCGTTTCTATGTAAGTGGTGCAAGCGATAAGGTCTACAACTATATCGAATTTGCCGAAGCATTGTCTCATCGCACCTGTGAAGAATGTGGTGCACCTGGAGAGCGTAGATCCGGCGGCTGGATAAAGACGCTATGCGATACGCACCATAAGTCACGCAAAGGCATCCTCGGCGATGTGGATGATTACGATGACGACGAACCGCTTACAGCGGCGCCTACCCAACTCGCTCCCAAAATTGCCGACGAGTAAAGATTTCCATCCATCCAAACCGAGAAAATCTTAGGAAACTTTTCGAAAGATTTTCATCGAAAATCAAAGAAATTTTGTTACAGTTCGTTACAGTTCTTACGAACTGTTACTTCCAGTTACATTTACTGACCTAGATATTCAATGGCACTTTTCAAGATTGAAACATCATCTTGAAGGTGTCCTAATCCACGATTACAGTTATCACAGAGAAGCCCGCGGACGCGACCTGTTTCGTGACAATGGTCGACAGTAAGTCTACGCGGTGTTCCGTAGGATGAAATAGCAGTTTCGGGTTTCTTGCATATTCCACAAACATTATTGTGGCTTTCTAAAAGCTCTAGATAAGTTTCGTAATCTAATCCATAACGGGATTTCAAATCGGCCTTTAGTGCTCGAAGTCTATTTTTCTCATCTGGTAGCTTTTTCAGCCCAAGCCTGGCTTCCTTCAGTGAATTGCTAATTTTTTCCTTGTGTTCCTGCGTTCGTGGTTGCCTTCTTTTATCTTCCATAAAATTCCCGATATGTAGTTATTACTTATCTTCCTCCTGTTGCTGGCCCGCAACACATTGATCTTGGCCTTGGTCGGTCTTCACCCTGTAAGATCTTTGTTGCATATAGGCGACAGCAAGGGCAATGGTCTTGGTAAAACTCTTTTTCGTTCAACCGATCGACATACTATATAGTCAGCCTGCGTCCAGTTGACAGCTATTGCAGGCCTGCTAAAATGTAGGCATGTACAAACAAGTTGGTCCCTGGGTTATCGTCGACGGATATGCTGCTGCGCGGCATCTTGTCGGCGCAGATCCCGACGATGTTCGTTCCCGTGTTGCACTCATCGAGAAGACCCCGCGTGTTCGCATCCGCCCTGCCTACCAACGCGAGAATCGCGGCACCTATGAAGACGGTGGCGAATACATCAACTATCGTTGGGAAGAACACCTTGATTGGTGCTATGGCGACAAGGGCGACGATGCGTTTGACCAAGAATCCCGAGCATGGTGCGATGCCATGCTGAAACTGTTAGGTTACACACTGGAGAACTGACATGCCCAATCCGCGCTATGCAAAAATCGACAACGACGAAATCGACGAAGACACCGAAGACTGGTACGATGCCAACGGTAATCCGACACCCGGCGGCCTGTATGATGCAGGCGGCCACATGGACGGCGAACGGGCCGCGGACCGTGCCGACTATCTCCGCGAATGAACGAAGAAGTTATTGTCCCTGCATGGGACCCGATTGCCTACCTCAGCGGCCTGCACACCAGGCAGATCATGAATCTACGGGATGACTGCCACAAGTTTCAGCACGATGCGGTCGACTTGTTGGAATATGCTCCCTACCACACCATTACGCTGGACCAAATCCGTGAGGTGTTGGCAACGCGAGAGCACATTCCCAACAAGGCTGAAGCAAAAGTAATCCGCCAGCAGAAAGCAAAGGCGAAGCGCAACCGCTAACCTGTTGCTGTTGCTGCCTGTCTACACTAAAATACAGCATGACCACAGTACCTCCAAAATACGATTCAAGCTGGTATCCTATTCCAGCAGGATATAAACAGTGTCCTGTCTGTGAAGGCACCGGTGTTGTTCCGCTTGACGAGAAGGAACTTACCTATAGCTGGAACAAGGGAGCCACTCACCGGGCATGCTGCAACTGTGGTGGCCAGACAATGAGTGGCCGTGCGCTGGGCTACACGAAGATCGACCCAGGGACAGATCTTGGGTGCAAACACACATTCGTCGGTAGAAATGCGGGCCGGTGTTACACAATCTACACCTGCACCAAGTGCGGCACGCATTACGACATCGACAGCGGAGATTGATTTGACAACACAAGAAATCACAAAACCCGTTTGTTACATCAAGTGGGACGATAACGGCGGCCGGTATTCAATACCGGAGGCAGAAGTGGATGCGTTCACTTACGCGGTTGAATCTATCCAAAATGCCGAATGGGATTCTAACGAACGAGATCTGCTCATTGACGATTTAGAGCAACGCTTCGGGCACTATAGAAAGAACTGAAATGAAGATGCAACCCGGTGATTACCAAATCTACGGCGTGGGTTCGGACTATATTTGGGTGGTTTCTGGCCTTCTAACCTACAGTATGGAATGGCCAGACAGAATCGTCAATCGCGGGAAAACCTACAAGTTCGGTTCAAACGAGCCAATGGACGAGTGGATGATTGGCGTCTGGGGCGGCCATGCAAAGTACATCGAGGTGAAAGAATGAAAGATCGTGATCTGGTTGTCTCTGTTGTCAAGATCATTCAACTGCGGGTCGAGTGGATAGGTGTTGATGGTAGGGTACAAGGATACAACAAGAAGTTTCAGAAGCCTGGTATCGCTGCCGACCATTGGGCGCGCGATAAGATTCGACGGTGGGAAGATAAGACATTCAGCCAACCCGGTGCTGGACCTGCCTATCACACCATGTCTGCGGCTGATCACAAAGAAAGCCGACGCCGTTTCGAGATTCTGAAGCGCCGTGCTACCCGTGTGTTCAAACGGATGATCGCCTAATAAATAGTTGACAGCAGGCGCTTGCCCTGCTACAATATACACAACAAGGAGATACCGTGGAAAAACTTCAAGTCGTCTTGCTTCAAATGTTCGGCGCAGTGATCTGCAACCCCGAATGGTGGTTTGTCCAGTACGCACCGGTCTTCCTGTCAGCCTTCCACTAACAACCTGGCGTTAGTATAACGGACAATACAGCGGCCTTCTAAGCCGTCAATAGAGGTTCGATTCCTCTACGCCGGACCATACGAATAGAGATAAGTAATCTAACCGAGGAGGTTAGATGAAATATCAGTGCAGGACATGCTCGACAACAGGCGAAGAAAACTTTTATAAGACCGCAAGGTATCAATGCAAGGCTTGCTGGAATAAAAGAACAGCACAAACAGGCAAGGATAAGATAAAAGATATCAAACTGGAATACGGTGGAAAATGTTCCAGGTGTGGGTATAATACTTGTTTAGATGCTTTAGAGTTTCACCATACCGATCCATCGATTAAGGAGTTCCACTTAGGCGAACGACGCGGACTTAGGATTGATACCTTGCGCGCTGAACTAAACAAGTGTATACTTGTATGTAGGAACTGCCATACTGAACTTCATTTTGAAATGAAAGACAAGGACTAAAAATGTTACTCAAGCGTCAAGAAATCATTGAGTTCGATCCTGCCAAGAAAGCACATCGGGCTGCTGTTCATGCTTTCATGAGGCGCGGCGCGTGGTCGGATTCCCCGCTGCGGTTTGCCTACGATCCTTCCTTCGGCAGTGTTGCCGACCAGGTCCGTGCCAAGTTGCTTGATTGGTATGTATCGCGAGAAACCAAGCTACCCACACCGGAGAAACAAACATGACCTTTCTGATCGGCCTTGTCATTTCAATCCTTGCTGCCTTCATTGGCTGGCTGGGCGTGCAGCGTACCGGCAACTACGAAAACGGCTGGGGCGCATTGCTCCTCTGGTCGATCCCGGTGTACCTGGTTGTCGCTGGCCTACTCTTCATGCTCCTATAAGAACACAGGGCCCTTAGCTCATGGTGTGATAAGTGCCGGTAGCTCAGTCGGTTAGAGCGTCGACCTCATAAGTCGCGGGTCGTGGGTTCGAGCCCCACCCGGCGCACCATATCATATTCTTTTACCTTTGCCACAAGTTCTTCGTAGGTAATAGAGCTTTTGGTATGTTTTTTGGCATTCTCGCTGAAAAGCATAAGTTCACAGTTCAACGGATGTTTTATGTAATATGGATCATACCCATTTATGATAGCTTCGTTGACACTCACCCTGTGATCTCTTGTCACACCACCTGGATTATCTTTACTCCTCATTCCGTGTTTCCGAATAAGAGTTCCATCAAAAAGATCTGGATAATCCGATAAAGTGAATGTAAACCAAAATTTGGCGCGCCCCTCGTGACTATATAGTGTTTCGTGATTTTCGCATATTTTCTTTGCAGTCCGATCTCTCCAAGAATATCCACAATGTTTACAGACACATTTATATAGAGTGGAAAATGGTGCCTTAGGTGATTTTGGTTTAGGTACCGGTCCAGTTCTTATCTTTGAATAATCTTTCTTCGCATTCGTGTGCTTTGCACTGCAAGATCTGGAACAATAGAAATTGTGTTGTTTCCCCCATTCTATTTTTATACCACATCCACAACAGAATTTCGGATTAGCAGCATATTCGGCCATTCGTCTCTGGCGCATAACTTCTCCACCGAGTTTACCATTTTCCTTACTGGCATTGTTTGACCATTTGCGTTGCGACATGCTATATTTAGTTCGTAACGGTGTCGGCCTATTGTAATCCCGAACCAAACGAAAGACACTATGAACCACGACGACTACATGGCACTCAAGCGCGGTAAGCTCACGCCCATGCGCGGCTTGCAGAGCATCATTACCGAGGTTGGTGCTGGCGTGTATGCCTACATGGTTATGCTTTCTAATGCGGGACGCGACCAGGAAGCAGGTTTCTACGGCGATATTCGTGAGCGTGCATTCAGGATTCGTAGCGAGGTCTACGACAATCCTGTGCAGGAAAATCTTGACAAGTGTTCGGCTGATATGATGTGTATCTATCGCGACTTGAATACTGCCTACATCTTCCTGCAAGCACACAAGCCCGATGAGGCTTGTCTCCTGCAATCGGTTACCAATACTGCTTGCGAGCTGGAGTATGACATCAAACACTTCCTGGATGCTGCAACATGATCCACTTCGATTTCATTGTATCCGATGTTGAAGCAGAAGACATTATGGGTGCAATTCATGATCAAATCATCAAATGCCATTCGGATCGAATCGAAGCGTGGGGGACCAGCGGGCACGAAGATCCTGCCAAGAAGGAATGGTTTACTGCCCGCGTCAAGTACCTCGAAGAGCTGAAGGCAAAAATGACAAATCGGAGGGTTAATGAAGGTTGATAAGAAAGATGCCAAAGTCGGTGATTGGAGAGTCGACATCATCGAATCCGAACGCGGGTGGGGTAGCAAGGTAGACGATAGCGTTTACTTCACTGATCGGACTGAAGCTGCTGCCTGGGTGAAAGAATACAACGACAAGTTCAATCCGCCCGTGCCAGCGCCGGATTGGTACATGATGGCAGTGGCACCTGTTCAAGTCAGGTAAAGGTGGGTGGCGGATGCGAAAGTGAAGGCCGCCTACGGACAGTGGATACATCAGTGTGTGGGCTAGACCAGCTGGCGAATCCGCCGTGCTCTGTATCGTGACTGTCACTAATCCTTTGACATCTATATCCTGTTGTTGCATAGTAGAGCTATGCGACACCTACTCCTATCTTTAGCTTTGATTCCTGCTGTTGTTACCCCTGCAGAAATCACCATGTGTTACCGCGACAAGGCTGCTGAATATAGGCAAACTCAGGAAAAATGCTTGGCCACGATGATCTACGGCGAAGCTCGAGGGGAGGCGTTTACGGGCAAGGTGGCAGTTGCCTACACTGCGCTGAATCGTGCTGTAAACCGGCCTTTATGCGATGTAATCCTGCAGCCTAAGCAGTACAGCATCTTTAATGGCAGCGCAGAGTGGCATGCTGCTGCAACAGACCCACTTGTGGAGCCTGCACAAGAAAACAAAGCCGATGAAGAAGGATGGCAAGATTCGTTGCGTGCGGCCAAGTTGGTTATGGCAGGCGAAGTTAGTGACCCATCTAATGGTTCCACTCATTATATTTCTGATCGCGTAATGAAACTAAAGAAATATAAGTATCCGAAATGGTCGCGAACATATGTGCAGGTTGCTAAAATAGGAGAGCATAGATTCTTCAAACAAAATATATAGATATGGATTACAATCATCATTATACCAGACTAATAGAAAGAGCAAAAACACGGACTCCAGATCCTGCTATTCATTATGAAAAACACCATATTATTCCGCGGTGTCTCAATGGTACAAATGATAAATCAAATCTAGTGAAACTAACACCCGAAGAGCACTATGTTGCACATCAACTATTGGTAAAAATATTTCCAGGAAATCGCGGATTAGTTCATGCTGCCACCATGTTATGTGTCGATGGTTCGGGTCATAGATCAAATAATAAAATCTACGGATGGCTTAGAAAACTCGATGCTGAAACAAAAAGTAAATCGCAAAGGGGTAGAAAACTAGGACCAAATAAAAAGAAAGGCCGACCTGGTCATCCTTCGACCTTAAAGGGAACAAAACGAGGCCATCCATGGAACTACGGATTAAAAACAGGACCGAACGGTAAGGCCGGAATAAGTACAGGACCAAATAAAAAGAAGGGTCGGCCCGGTGCTGCCTCTGCAAGGAAGGGAAAGAAATATGGTCATAATGCTAAACTCGGAAAACCAGATGGTCCACAAGAAAAGATTATATGCCCGTACTGTGGTAAGGAAGGCGGAAAAGGCGGAATGAAAAGATATCATTTTGTTAACTGTGAGTTCTACAAGCCTATTGACATCACAACGGTGTAATCGTATACTAGCTACGCCGTGTGAAGGACAGTGCGAGCGGAGGCAATATCAATAAGACCTCCCCCGTTCTTGTCTCGGTAAATAGACGACTGCCCCGATGGTGAAATCAGGTAGACACAAGGGACTTAGACAAATTTGAGTGCCTGGTTGGAAACAATCAGAGTAGAACCCGTCAAATTCGGTGAACGCTGTAAAATGCCAATACCGAGCCAAGCCCAAAAGGGAAGGTGTAGAGACTAGACGGCGGGAACCTAAAGCGAAAGCTATGGTTAAGGTATAGTCCAGACCACAAACAGAAATGGTAACGAAAGTTATAGTGGTAAGAAAATCCCTCGGCTTCGGCCATGCCGGTTCGATTCCGGCTCGGGGCACCAAGGATACTGGAAATATGGCTAGCATGCAGATTGATGTTCCTGCTGAAGTGTATGGTAGGTGTGATTGGTTTGTTCCGCCGCGCATTGCAGCATGGCTGAAAGAACAATCTCTTGCGTATCATTTTACCGGAACTACTTCGTATGGTTCGGGTCAAGGATTGAAAGGGCACTATACGGTTGATCTCTCCAATCCAGACGATGCGACTGCATTCAAAATTCAGTTTCCGGATTGCAAGGTACATTATTTTGAATAGGTAATCATGAATAATATCTGCTATGAGGAAATGAAGGCACTGTACTTCCAGTGGCTCCGTAGACCCGTCGGTACCGAATCTGATTTCTTCGAATTGCACGGATGGACCCGTGACGGATTCTTTGCCACAGGCAGAGCGTTGGAAGAGAATGTCTAAATCCAAATCAAGACCGCAAAGAATAAAAATGGCTGTTGGCGTAAAAGTCAAGAGCCTTCATCCTTCTGGCGAGGAAGGTGTGGTTGTTGCTGTGTCTCCACATAATCCTAGAAACCCGATCAGCGAGCATGGCATGATTGAGTTCAAGGTTACCGGTCCTTGCAATAGCACTTACCTGAAAGTTGGCGACGATGAACATTATGTTGAGTACGAATGGGAAAAACATTTGAAGGTGATAGGATGATACTAGATAAAGAAATCACAGAAGAGTTGTTCTATGACTTTTCTGTGTGGATGTGGAAATGTGACCTCAATGTAACAAGAGATGACATTGAGGATTTCTTCCGTGAGAACGGAATCACGCGCCATGAAGCTGTAACCTCTGCCAATCATCACGGCATTGTTATTTCTGTTGTCACATTCGAAAACGATAGATCTTCTGGATGGGCTAGGTTCTGGAAGTGGATCTGGAAGTGAGCACACCACCTGTCCTGGATGAGACTTCATTCAAGTCAACCTACATTGCAACTTTTCTTGCGTCTTACATGGCTGGGCGTTATAATGATGACTGTATGAACGGACATCCGGGCAAACCGTACGAAAATCAGCCGATCGAAGATGCTGTTTTCAATGCCGAGTGTGCGTGGGATTCTTACAGAAAGATATACAATGTTTGATTGGATTAAGAAACTATTCGGTCACGGCCATATCTATGCAGACTTTGTGTGCGAAGACGGAACCATAGGTCATAGTAAGGCACCCTATATCGGCGACACAGATACCTTTGATCTCGATAAATATTCCGAGCATCTGAAGGCTGAGATTTAGCACAACCATGGTAAGCGTGTTACAACTATTTCGAATGTGAGACTTGTATGAAAATGTACATCCCCGAAATCAGTGACGAGATTCGCCTCCTATCCGATTGGACATTTGGTCTTGTCAACGAAACTCGCAATGCGACACTGATGGAGAAGATTGGTGACAACCGCAGTACACAGTATGCCTACAGGGATCCGTATACTACCGTTCCCTGCACTATTCCGGCCGGTGCCGTATTGAAGATTGATCGCATCTATGTTCGCAAAGGCAAGGGCGATTTCAGTTCCATTACTTTCCTGTGGAAAGGTGAAAGTATAGATCCCAGGGTGGTACAGCGTGATCCACAATACTGGGGCGAAACCATAGTCAAGATTCCACGCAAGCCCGTCCGCTTTTGGGCCAAGCTGGATGATGTGAACAATATAGAGTTCGAAAGAGCGTGACTGAAGACGATACCTTCCGCATCCTTGCACGACCTTCCTATGAGGAAATGATAGGTCTACACCGGGAATGGCAAATCGGGTGGCGCAGAACTCATTCCAATAGCAGTACATATCCCTCAACACAGAATATTGTATTTGCAGAGCACTATGGATGGACGTGGCTGGAGTACCAAAAACAAATACAATACCATAGACTGCATCCATAGGCACTGTTATACTAACCCCATGGGCCAATATATCAGACATGCTGTAGTACCAATGGAAGAGATCGTTGAAAAGATCTTATTCTTTTGGGGTGCGCCGCGCCGTACCAAAGCTCTGTTATCAACTGGCCACGAGGTCGGCGTTGTCAGCCTCCGTATGCGGACATTTGGTAGGGCCGCATCAAGCAAGTCGGGTATCCACTGCAAAGCATGTGGGCTAAAGGCAACGCATTTTGCAATCGAAGGATTTACCGGCAGCCAGATTCCTTCTGTGCATGCTAATCTGTACGGCATGAAGCACAATGTGGAAGTGCTATTCACACAAGATCATGTCCTTCCTGTATCGCGCGGTGGTAAGGATAGCCTGAATAACTCACAGGTAATGTGCCAACCCTGCAACAGCAGAAAGGGTTCGCGCAGCGATAGGAAGTTCAAGGCCGAAATGCGAGGAGAAAAGAAATGCTGATGACAAAATACAAGTTCCTTACATTGCACGACGAGCGTGGCAATCATCTCGTTGTGACTCGGTTGGAGGACGGTGCGCAAAAGTATTTCTTCCTCGCCGGAGAAGATAGGACGCAAGGCCTTACCGAATTTATGAAATCAATGACGGACGAGTTGATCGAGGGCTACTTCCCGAAGCCAGGAAAGCGTGGTGGCAGTCCGGTTGACAATTGGGCCTTTCTCGGGCATAATCCCGGGAGACAGCTCGCAGAGCAGCGGGGAAGGTGCTACCCAATCTCCCGAAAGCAGACAAAAGATTTCCGAGGGTGTAAGAAAATATTATCAAAATAGAACAGAAGATCAGAGACAAACCAATAGACAAAATAGATCAAAATCTGCAAAATTAGCAAATAGACAAAGAACTATAACAGACGAAGAAAGATTAGCAGCATCTATTCGTGCTAAAAAACAACGACGAGAAGAAGACGAATCACAAAGACAAGCAAGAATAGATAAGCAAAAGAAGTCGAGAAAAGAAAGAACACAGGAACAAAAAGAAGAAACCAATAGGAAAAGAGCAGAATCGTTTCTAAAAAAGACACCCGAACAGATAGCAGAGACTAATAGAAAAAGAAACGAATCGCATAGGCTGAGACGGCTAAGAATAGCGGGAACAACTGATGATGGTACACCGCAATAAAAGTACCGAAACGGGCGGATTGTAGAGAGTAGAAGAGCTTTCCAATCCGCAAGGAAGATCGACTCCAGTGGGATGGGCACTGTCGATTCTCTTCCTTGTGGCCCGTATTGTGCTGGCTGATTAAGATCCTTGAGGATCTGAAGGTCACCAAGCCCTCTGGAGGGTGGGTACCGGATATGGACCCCGATAGATACTTCCATGGCATTAGAGTATAGTAAAAATAGAGTGAAGTAAAAATAAAGTGTGAAAGAAATCAATCTAACCCGAGTCGTCGGCCTGAGGAGATATATCCAAAGTACGCTAACTTTTCTAGATAGGGCCTAAAAACCCGGCCACTTTCATCGTGCAGGCGTGGGCGCCACAAGGTGAAATGCACTTATATTTTAATTTTAGATTATAAATTGTGAATGAGTCTCGGAGAACACTGGAGAAAAGGTAGCGAGAGCTACTGAGTACATTGAAGGTGCTGAGGCGGAGAGTGTCGCTGGAAACGGTGATATCAATAAGTTCTATTGGAGCCTACCAAGTCTAGCACGGCTAGCGGGTGGGCTTTTCTCTTTGTCCAAACTCTATTTGACATTGCTGCTGCCCGCGCTATAATAAGCACATGGGACACAGAACAATAGTCATCTTCAACAACGACATTACCGATCAATGGGGCGAAGACCCGGAGCTTGGTAAGAAGATTCAGCGAGCATCGCCACATGCAATGGGTGGCAAGATGGCTGACTTCGGGACTGGTCGTGTAGTAGAATGCTGCCATGCAGATCAACAAACGCTGGCGGTGATTGATAGCACCAGTATGTTTCCGATTGTGCATTCTAGCTGGCACCGCGATCAAACCTGGCAGACACGCGATCTGGGACTGCTGAGATTGGCAGCCGAGAAAATGGGTTACAGACTTGTAAAGAAAGCAACAAAATGAAATGCAACATCACGGCTAACACCAACGGCAAGGGCCGCTGGACGGATGAGGAACGCATGGTCCTCATCACCAAGCTGAAGATTGGCTACAACAGCCAGGAGTATTACCCGGAGGAACCGTTCAATGGTGAGCTGCGTGCTTACTTTGATCCAAGCGGCTTCGTCCCGGGTTCCTGGTATGTTCCGGGCCACGGTTTGATCTACACGGACAAGCAGTGGATGAAAGAGTTCAAGAAGGGCTTGCGTGAGCTCGGCCTGAGCATCAAGGCTGTGCAGGATGTCTGTTACAGCGAACAAGGAATGCAGGGCAACGATTATGTCTCGTTGGACATTGGTCCTGTGTTTTATGCAAGCTGGAAACGCCTCCTGAAGAAGCAGGAACAACCGATTGAACTTTCTCTTCCGTGGAAACCACAACTTAGTAACCTTAAGGAACCAGTATGAAGCGCACTATTGCAACGATTCTTGCAGCGTCCATCCTGCTTACCGCTTGCGGTGCAGACAACAAGGTGATCGGTGGTGTCGAATATGGCACTTACGGTTTGATGAACCAATCGGAGATGAAGAATCCGAACATCCAATACGAGATTTCGGGCTGGTCCATCTTTTGGTCATTCATTCTTGTTGAGACCATCATTGCCCCGATCTACTTCATCGGCTGGGATATGTACCAACCGATCGGCAAGAAGGACCCGAACTGGGTGCCTGGCCAGGTAAATCCGGCCAAATAAATCAACCTTTGTATTTGTGGACTGAGGAGACCACTACGTAAACGTAGTGGTCTCCTACTTGTGTCATAAGTGGCAATCTATGTTGATCAGATCGGTAAGCCTTCAATATCTCTACATTGTGATCGATAAGGAAGGTAAGTAGTTCTCTAAGGTGTGTTCGGGATATATTTCCGTGCAAACCCCTGATCCAAACAATGGTCGATGTCTCCCATAACAAAGTGCATATAGCAACATAGGGTTCAAATGGATTATCGGTTTCGGAAGAATAAAAACGTAGGGTGGATGTGAGGATTTCATGTCTGATCATATTATTATTTAGTTTGCAACCAGATTGACATCTAACTCGCTATAACACATAATACAACTTCCCAGGACGGTCTGTGATAGGCACAGTGGGGTCCAACAAAGTAACTAATGCCATGAAAGGCACACATAAAATGAAGAAAATCCTTACTGCTCTTGCACTTGCAGCGTGCACCTTTTCGGCGTCTGCCGGGCTGGTGTTGGGCGCACCCGGTCTTGCTGATCAAGGTACTTTGACCTTGAATAATTTTGCCAATGGTGGCCACAGTGGCACTATCCAAGCAAACCCGTTTCCTGCCGAATCGGTTGGTGTCGGTGGTATGAACACTACGTTCGCCGGCTCGCTTGCGAGTGACGGTTCGTACACTGTCTACTGCGTCGAAGCATATTCCCCAGCATATTGGGGCGCAGGCGGTGCGCATGTTTACGACTTCGGTGCTGCTGCTGTCAGTGCTCAGAGCATCCTGATCAGCAAGCTGTTCACTGTCAACGGCGGCGTGACTGCTTCGAGTAACGACAACTCCGCTGGCCTGCAGCTGGCTATCTGGGAAGTTTTGTATGACTCGAATCCGGTGGACGTGACCTCCGGCCAGTTTCATGCATCCGTTACTTCCGGCGCCACTGCACGGGCCAACTACCTGCTGTCGCAAGTCAACTCGGTCGGTGCCAACTACATGGTATCGTTGTTCACTGATAACAACCTGGAGAAGCCGGGCCGACAAGACTTCATCACCGTGACCGCAGGGACGTTCGGCTGTAATGAAAATGATTGTGGCGGCACCGTTCCCGAACCAGGCAGCCTAGCACTTGCTGGCATGGGCCTTATGGGCGCAGGCGTGGTTGGTCGGCGTCGCAAGCTGAAGGTTGTTTCCGAGTAAATCCGGAACTTCTTTCATACAGAGGCCTTCGGGCCTCTTCTCACGACCGCAAATAACAACAACACCCTTTTCTCTGATAAATACATAAAACATTATTGGAGAAAAATATGTTAGCATTATTGAAAGCATTCTTCGCAAAGTTCTTCGCCAAGAAAGTTGCTGAAGTTATTGAACATCAACTAAATGGTTGGATTGTAGATAAGGCCGATGGCAGGGACCTTATCTACAAGGCACCGCGAGTTACAAAAACACGCGCATTGGCACCATCGGTTGATCTTACACCATTATTCGGCCCGGTTGAAAGTCAAGGAGCACTCAATGCCTGCGTCGGGCATGCTGTTACGTCAGCACTTGAAGTTGGCCTAAAGACTACTGATAAATCTCGCCTATTTGTATACTACAATGCCCGCGCTGGCGAGCTAACAACATCAAGGGATGCCGGCTGTGGAATCCGTAGTGCGATTCTGGGCGTAGCAAAAAAGGGTGCGGCAGATGAAGCACTGTGGCCATACGACGCAAGCATGGTCCTGGTAGCACCCACAGCAGCCGCGGTTTCAGACGGATTAAGCGTGCCGCCCAGGATCTCTACATACGAGCGCGTCACTACACTTGCAGCACTGAAGGGTGCCATCAATAGTGGCCTACCAGTTGTATTTGGTTTCAAGGTATATCAACACTTCCGCACAGAAACTGCAACAACAGGAATGTATTCATTCCCAGCAGGCCAATCACAGATTGGTAGCCACGCTGTTGTAGCCGTAGGGTATGATGACACAACAGGTATGGTGAAGTGCCGCAACTCGTTTGGATCAAACTGGGGGCAGGCAGGATATTTCTACATGCCTTATGCCTGGTTTGTTGACTTCACTTCGCAGGTATCAGACGCCTGGGTTATTCGTCCTAAAGTCTAATATCATTTGCCACCCCTGGGTGGTCGCATAATCTCCTGTCCAGCTGCATAATACTTGCAGCAACAGGAGATTGTCTTTTGTTGCACCCCAACCCACACACGAAAGACACAAATGGAAGCCCTTGTCAAACTCATCCTCGTCGTCCTGTTCATCTGTTTCCTGCTGCTGGCAGGTCCCTGGTGCTTCATCTGGGGCATCAACACGCTGATGGCTGCTTCGATGGTCGGTGCTCCGGCTGGCGCCTTTGTCCCGCAGATCGCCTTCAGCTTCTGGACCTGGCTGGCTGCGATCCTGGCAGGCGGCCTGGCCATCCTGCCGTCCGTGCGCCGCGGTTGATCTTCCAGTGGGGTGGTGCTATACTAACGCATCACCCCACTTGGAACAAAAATGAACGCGAAGCCAGGAGATAAGTTTTCACTCAGGATACCTGGTCAGGGTGTCCAAAACAAGGTTGCCTGCATCAAGGCTATCCGTACACTTACGGGCCTTGGGCTGAAGGAAGCAAAGGATGCGTCCGAACGCTACAACGAGCAGCAATCTTTCGAGTTCTCTGGCTCGCTCTTCCTTCCACACATCGCCACCGATCAAGAAATCGATAACCAGTTCCGCATCCTGCGTGCTGAAATGGTTGAAGTCGGTGATCCCGTCTACAAACTGCTGGAAGAACTTCGCAGAATCGGTGCGCAAGCATTGATTCAAGGTGAAGACGAACTTGCCAACGAAATCCTTCAACTTGTCTTAGCGGAGAAACTTCGTAGAGCTGTATGAAGCAGAACCCGACACCGCAGCGGTTGCACGATCGCATTTCGAAAAATAGAAAAGTTCGAAAACTGATATTTGTTGTCTGCTATCCGGGAAGACGGCTACTACCGTCGACAAAGCGGGCAAGAAGAATATCAAAAACATTCTACCAGAAACTTTCGGAGAATAAGCATGACTGAGTTCAAGGCTGGTGATAAAATCCGTCTGATCAAAATGGGTGATGATCCTACCCCCATTCCGCCGGGTGCAACTGGTACTATCCAACACTACACCATCTTTGGTCTCGGTGCCATTATCACTGTGAAGTGGGATCCACCAAACGAATCCAGAGCACTCAATCTCTGCTATCCGGAAGATTGGTTTGAGGTTATTTGATAAGACTCCAAAGGTAATAGTTGACGCAGGTACTGGTCTGCTACATAATACATACATCGCACACAGGAGCACACGATGAGCCGAACCAAAGCAATCAATGAATACTGCAAGGGTTGCATTTACGACCACAAGGCGCCCGGAACTTGGCGTGAACAGGTCGAGAACTGCAACTCTGGTCCGCAAGCCAAGGTGCCGTGCCCGCTGTGGCCGTACCGTCCCATCACCGTTGCAACCGTCAACGCCAACCGGAAGCACCGCGACACGGCCGGCAACGAGATCGACATGGATGCACTCCTGGCCGATCTGGAAGACGAAGAAGACGAGCCTGCTGCGGATCCGGTGGCATGAAAAAGTTCATCCTGTGGCACGATGGTGACAAGGATACGGGCATTCCCGGCGAGCGCGCCGAGGTGGTGTTCGATCCCGATTCCATTGCCGGCCATTCTGCCGAAATCGGGCAAAGCCATGTTGCCCATGTCAGGATTGTCCTGAAGGATGCTTTTCAGAAGCTCTGGGACTTTCCTGTCAAAGTCAATGTCGAATAAGGAATCGTGATGCTCAAGTCTATCAGTTACTGCACCGCAAACGAAGACGGCGTGGAAGAAATCTCCATTTGCCGTGATCGCACACTGCTCGAATGGTCCAAGCACATGCTGGCCACCGGCTCCAGCGATCGCGAAATCACCGAGGTGTATGTGGTTGATGGACTGCAATGGGTGGACAAGGCTACTCGCATTGCGCCCGGTTTCGAGAAGCAACACGAGCTCTTCGAAATCAAGGGCGAATTCAAGCGCCAGGACAGCCAGTTGACGGCATAACTCCTTCTGCTATAATAAACACAAGCAACAAGGAATAGACATGCGAGTTTCCAAGCAAGGCCTGCAATCACAAGTTCGTGTGTTGAAGCGTCCCGAAACCATGTTTGCGGAAGACGACAGCTGGCGCATGGGCCACATCATGCTGGACAAGGATGCAAGCGGCTACATGCTGGAAGAGGTGGTTGGTTCGGCTGGTTCCACTAACAACCTGTCAACTCGCATGTCTGCATCGGACATGGATACCTACCTTACCGGCATGCTGCGCGGTGTTGGACTCACAGTGAAAGTGTAAGAACATGGCACTCTTAGGAAAACAGGTCAAACTTACTGGCCTCAGTCAAAAGGGCAAGAACAGGGTCAGGGAACACTCAAACGAGTGGGTAGTTCTCGCGGAAACAGATCATGTTTTGTTCGCACCGGGGGCTGTTGGCCCGTGGATCTTTGTGTCCCCGAAGGGCTGCGATCAGAATCACAAGGCATCGAGATGGATCAAGGTAACCGGGGACCCCGATTTTAGGATAGAGGAGTAGACTCCAACCTTTGTAGTCTTTTTGCCTCTTCTCTTGCCTTTGCTGCTATTTTCATCCGGGCTTTTGTTTCTTCGCTTTTCGGACCGAATGATCTTCCCTTCAGGGCTGCACTTAGTTTATCTTTTGTTTCATTACTGATTTGTTTCTTCGGCCTGCCTAAGTGATATTCCCTAATCCTGGCCTTTGCCTCTTCTGTGTGATGATAACCCGGTTTTCCCTTTCTTCCTTTTTGTATAATACTTTTTTGTTTTTTCTGTTCCTCTGTATATTGATAACCGGATGTTCCGTCGCCACCATCCGTCCTGTTATTTAGAATACCTGTTCCTAAGTCCTTCCTACCATACCACCTAATCATTCTGCGTTCAAGAGCAAATGCTCCAATCTCGGATAGGTTGGTCTCTAAGAAAACTATTCTAAAACGATCTCTCGGTGTAGTCGCACTTCCGTTATGCGGTCTTACAGCACGATCGCCTTTTCCTTTTCCAATGTAATATGGTGTCCCATCCTTTCGGAGGTAAGCATAGACATAAAATATATACATACTTTATTTATCCGGGCTAACCGTAGGTTGACAGACTTCTGCCAAGAGTGCATAATCAGACTACGGTGGACGGAATAAGCCAGACACCTGTAAACACACACAATCCACTTTGGAGATACACATGACCCAAGCTACCGATACCACCGTTACCCAAACCCCCGACACCACGACCGCCACTGCTGCGCCGGCTGCCCCGAAGGCCCCGAGCAAGAAGTCCCTGGCCCTGGCGATCTTCCAGGCCAAGATGGCCGACCGCGTCGCCGGCAAGTTCGCGTCCAACAAGGAATTCCGCGCTGCTGTGCTGACCACCATCCAGGCCGACCTGGGCGTGAGCGTTGCATCCGCTGCGACGATGTACAACGCCGCCAAGAAGGACGCCGAAGCCGCTGACGCCACCGTCAAGCTGGGCCGTGACCCGAAGAAGGAAAAGGCCCCGTCGACCGGCAAGCGCGGCCGTCCCGCTGGTAGTCGCAACAAAGAAAAAGCACCTGTCGAAGCACCTGCAGCCGATGCTGTGATTCTTCCGGCTGCTGAACTGGAAACTGTTCCGGAAGTTGCAACGCCCGCGGCTGAACCGGCACACGCCTAATCAGATTCCAGTCTGCCATATAGTCCATAGCGGGTAAATACGCTATGGACTATTCGCGCATTTACAATCAGCTAATAGAACGCGGGCAAAATCGTCAAGAAGGCAGGCGCCGTAAAGACCTGGTTAGTTTACTGGGACACATAGAACGACATCATATAAAGCCGAGATCTCTCGGTGGTGCAGATTCTCCGGAAAATCTAGTATACCTTACCCCGGAGGAGCATTTTGTTGCACACAAACTTTTAGTAAAGCTTCATCCAAATGATATCGGTCCGTTACGGGCGCTGATGATCCTATCGGGAAGAAATAACAAATATAGAAACAACAAGTTATTTGGGTGGGCCCGCAAACGCTATTCGGAAATGCGCAAGGGTAACATACCTTGGAATAAGGGTCTAACCTGGTCGGAAGAAGTAAAAGATAAGATAAGGGAAGCTCGTAAGTTGCAAGTTATCACAGACGAAACTCGGGCAAAGATTAGTGCCGCCGGAAGTGGTAAAAATAATCATTTCTATGGTAAAAAGCATTCGGCCGAATCAAAAGCAAAAACGAGTGCAAACAATAAATCCAGTAAGAAAGTATCCTGTGATGGTGTTGTGTATAACTCAATGGCCGATGCCGCCACGGCATATGGATTCAAGTTATATGTAACAGTAAAGAAAAGATGCTTATCCGAAAAATGGCCCGGTTGGTTCATACTCGATTGACTATTTGTTTTGCAGCCATTACAATGCAGCATGGCAACAAAATCTACCAAATCTACCAAACTTCCCGATCAGGTCTATGTGACCCAGAAGAAGCAACCCAAGTATGACAACGGCGTCATCATCGGGTATGACACCCCGCTGGGCTTCCTGAACGCTTACGAGCCGAAGAAGTCGACCTGGGCATCCAAGATGAAGACTCAGATCGAATGGGCCTATGGTGGATACATGGCTGATTTCAAATGGGAAGACCGCGGCGGGCATATGTGGATCTCCGGCTGGCGCTGGGACTACGATCCCGTTACCCGCGACAGAATAAAGAAAGTGCTCGACGACTGGGCCGATCCACAACCGATGGTGTACGACAATGCACCGATGCGTGGCTTCAAGATCGAGAACTCTGTGAGTCGATATTCCACTTCCAACAAGCTGTGGCGCATCCTGGACCCACGTGGGTTTGAACTTGAGATCACTACTGGCTGCCTGGAAACAATCATCATGGAAGCTGGCATCCTGAAGGGCGGGGAGATCGACGCACCTTGCAGCTGGATGAGCAACAAGAACCTAGTAGTGGTGCCCTAATATGAAAAATGTAACTGCTCAAGTCAACAACGGCCACGAAGACTGCATTGTCAAAATTGCAGAAGTTGAAGCCAGACGCAATGCGAAATATGTCGGGCAGATGGCAATCCGCGACGCCCACGGCAACTGGTCGGAAGATGTTCCTGCGGAGATCTTCTGGCAGGAAACACCCCCGGTGGAAGGATACTCCAACTACTTCGCATTGTTCGTGCGTCGTGGTGTGCTGTACATCACAAGTGGTGCATCTGCTGTAGAAGGCGTTATCAACGGTGTAGTGGCGGATGATGGCGAAATCATCTACAGTCGCGCCCGCCACGACATGCGCTACTCGCAAGACAAGTCTGTCTGGATTGACGGTGGAAGAGACTACATGCGCAGCGGTATGCATGGCCGATTCATCCTGCTGAAGGTTGTTGACGGACAATGGTTCGAACTCGAAGGTGAGGAGATTCCAAATGAAGGCGAGTGAAGCACGGGCGATGGCAGACGAGAAGTCTTACTTCAGGCAAATCCGTGCTGAAGCAATGACAGGGAAAACTGTCACCACCCTGGAGTTTATTTCTCGCGAGTTTGCCGACCAGGCAAGGCTTCATCTGACAAGTCTGGGTTATGAATGCGGCAAAATCAAAGAGCACAAGGATTCGTTTGGTGATGACTACTTGTTCCATGTGAGCTGGTAATGAACATCCTGCTTGTAATCCATTCATCTGGTAGTTATGATGACTTCCGTGAAGATCCTGTCCTTGCCACATTCGATCAAGCGAAGGCTGATGCGAAGGTAGCAGAGATGAAGGCTCGCCTTGTTCGCAGGAACGAAGTGTGGGGTCTGATAAACATCACCCATATGAAACAATGGGATGCAGTCAATCCGCGACCATTGGTAGGTACCATCAAACCGAAGGCACTTCCTAACTTCGGTGGCGGCGGGTTCAACAAGTGGACACTGACGCAAAAGGAACAGTATCGTGCAGCAAAAGCTGCCAATATGCAGGCAGCAATTGATGCGGCAAAGCCACACAATGAATGGTGTAATCGCCGATACGACGAACTAAAGCGAATCACTGCAACCTATACAGCGCAGGAACAGGAAGATCTTACGCAAATGTCTGACGATTCCGACTGGCGCGTCGACGAAGTACCCTTTGTGGAGTAAGCATGGTTATCAAAGTTATCAAAGAAGGGCCCGATCCCTCCGTTGTGAAGCAGGTTGTATGCAGTCATTGTGGTGCAACCCTTGAATACACGCCGATTGATGTCCAGCAACGGAGCTATACGGATTACGGCGGTGATAGCGATACTTCATATTGGATCAATTGTCCTAAATGCAGCTCGCACATTTCGGTAAGGAACCCTCTTCTTCGGTCATAGTTGTATATGAAAAACAACATGACCGAAGACGACACCTACAATGCACTGCGTAGGATTCCTTGGCATGACTTGTTAGAACGCACCCGTAGTCTTACTCATTTCTGTGTAGGGCACGAGGTGCGTCGCCGCGAAGAAGCACTCGCAAACGCTGCCGAACTCCGTAAGTACAATAGGATGAAGTGGTTGAAACCTTTCCTTGGAGCACAGGCTGTTGAGCCTATCTATCTCAACACAACCATCAATCTGGATACATCAGTCACTCGTTCTGCATTAGATGGTACAGGATGGATATACGAAGATTACATGGCAGAAATCAACAAGATAGTTGATGCAATAGATGCCGAAGCCCTTTCAAAAAAGAGGAAGAAATACGGACTTATTGGCGCACTTTGTTTCCTAGCATTATTTCTCAATGTGGTAGTTACCTTGTTATTTGGGCCCGTAGGATGGTTGAGTGAGATTTTTATTGGCCTGGTAAACGGTGTTATATCTGGTTCCCTATATAGCATCCTTGAAGAAAAACTAGACCTGTAATCTAAAACCTACAGTAGATTTTCCGGTTTAGTTTTCCATCTCAGATTTGGAAATCTAAATAGGAAAGTTACACAAGAATCCTGCGGCAAAATCACACACAGAAAACGCACCTATGAACACGCACGTTGGTTGGTTTCCTCCTCCTATCGACTCTACACGACTGTCGCTATATCGTGTTGTGATAAGGACAGAGGATAAGGATAGGTTCTTCGACCTATTGGCAGGTATCCGGCCTGACGATAATAAGATAGACAGAATAGAGCCACACTCTGACATCCACAGGATTGATATTGTAATCAACGACGAGGAACTTGCTTTCCTAAAGTTGGCCATGCCAAAGTTTACTGAAAGTTGGCTCCAAATGTGGGATGATAATGACCGTTACTGAACAACCACGCGATCGTCCCTACCTGCGTTATGTGTTTGTGCGTGCAGCAGATGTGCCACGGATGCGTGAAATCATTACGGCTATTCCACGCAAGAAAGTATTGCGCCATATAAATCATGGAACAGATGCTATATCTCGTTTTTCGATTTATGTAAAGCAGCAAGAACTTCTTATGATGTCGCTAACCTTCCAGTGGATACGAATAGAGAAGCCGAGATATAAGAAAGCAAAAGACAGATTTGGTTGGAAGAATATCCAAGTCTAAAAGAATCCATTGGTTTCATCTGTATATCATTGTGTCATCCCGATAGTATTGGACCACTCGATTTCTACAGATTACCAAATGGGTTTCTATTAGAGTTTCATAGACGAATACCATAACGAAACTCGAAAACCGAAACCTAGTTACATTTCGTTGCCAAAAGGCGACGCGGCCCGGCCAAACGGTCTTGGTGAAACCCTATACGCGGTCACTATATACAATGTCGACCGGACGCGGAACGGTTATCATCCTTTGGTCGACCAATCCCGAGGATGGCCATACACTTATGGAATCGCTAACCAAACGCCACAAGCAACATGACGTTCCACATCGAAGAGATCACTCTCGGCGAAGATGACTGCGCCAATGAATGGGCCGATGAACACATCGAAGGTCTGCAGAAGGTCGGCGGTGGCCTGTATGCTCGTGCATATACCAGCGATGCCACCCCGTATGTGGTAAAGATTTTCCGCATGAACGACGGTGGATACCTGTCCTACCTGCACGTCATGTCGGAACTGGGTATCAAGAATCCCCACCTTCCGGTCATCCATCGCGTCATCCTGCACAGGAAGCCCAACGAACCGTACCAAAGCATTGGTGTGGTCTACATGGAGAAATTGACTCCCGGAACCCTTTCCGAATGTAATGATTGGGGACAACCGATAGGCGAACGCTCCGAGCATGAAAAGGTTACTACTCGGCTTTCGAATGCTGCATGGGAACTGCCCAATAAAGGTATTCCGGAAGGCACGGAACACTTCGAAGCCGAGGTTCTGACGCTGATTTCGTTGGCTTGCGAACACGGCCAGAAGTTTCATCCGGATGCAGATGTCTGCTACGACCTCCACACCGGCAATATCATGTGGCGTGGAAACACCTGGGTGGTTACCGATCCTCTTTCTTAATCTGCTTGACAGGATGGCAACATACTGTTAGAGTAGAGGTAAGGTAACACAGAGAACGGTATGAAATACAACTGGCCAAAGATAGTCGATGAGCTTCGCCGAGTCATCGGGAACACTGTGCGCTTCTACAAGGAAGATGGTACGCCCGATGAAAATGCGCAGGCAGACTTTGCCTTCAAGTTGAAAAACACTTGCGCATTCCATCCGGTGGGCTCTGATCATTTGCTTTCCAGCGCACTGGAACGCATGCCGAAGCGATGCGATTACCGTAGCATTCGCTCCTATTGGGCTTACAAGCGTGGCCGCGAACGTGTCGCCGAGGCCATTGACTACTGCCTGGAAGAGATGTTTTCGGAGATCGAAGACCACTACACCACTGCTTGGAATTTTCCACCAGGCTTCAAGCTGCCACACCGGATCAGCGACGATACTTTCGACTGGGATCTTCTCGATCGAAAAGCTGTTTCTCGCTTCAAGAGGTTGGAGAAGATGCGAGGCCCGTACATGGGTGACGGCATCAATCCTGGATTCACGACCACCGAAGTCCTTGAAATCCTTCGCGAACTCGTTCCAACTGAGGTTGACACGCAGGAAGATCCTGCTACAATCAGACCATGACATACCAACCCAAGCAATACATGGACCACACGCATGCCGATGCGTTTGTGGATTGGACTCGCATGGAGCCCAAGTATGGCAACACCAAGGAATGTCCGCGGTGTAAGGGATGGGGCGGCTGGAACCTGGAGATGAATGCGTACAAGCTGCCGCCGAATACGCCCGACACGCAGGAAAATCGCCACAAGTTCGTGCATTTCCGCGCCATGTGCAACCACTGCAATGGCTGGGGCTATGTTTCTCCCAAGGAGAAGTGTCCCGGACATGAGTGGGTGTTTGCGCAGAATCTCGGAAACTGCTACAATCGCTACATCTGTTCCGTCTGCGGGCAGAACAACGATGTGGATAGCAGTGGTTGAATAATACGGGATCGAAGCTTTAAGGTGAAGCAACGGACTTTTAATCCGTAGAAGTGGGATCATTGGCCCACCGGTCCTACCAAAGATAAATAGAGCAGTGGTACTACAAACCGGAGCTCTATGAAACTATATCACTGTCTTCATTGCGGGAAAGAAAACACCTGGAAACACTCGACTACCAATAAGTTTTGCGATAGTGTCTGCCACGGAGACTATCGTAAGGCACAATGGTTGCTCGAAAATACGCAAAAGTTCGAAGACGGCACATTACCGACAAGGGCTGCGATAAAGAAGTATGTCAAGATCCGGGATGGTAACCAGTGTGCAATCTGCAACCAGCAGCCTTTGCATAACGGCAAGGAACTGGTAATGATACTCGATCACATTGACGGAGATGCAAGCAATAATCATCCGCTAAACTTTCGTCTTGTGTGTCCCAACTGTGATACCCAGCTGCCCACATACAAAGGGGCGAATAGGGGTAGTGGTAGGGCAACCAAAGGAATGAAGTGGTTCAGTTCACTTTGATGTTGACACAGGGTCCAACCTGCGTTATAGTTTAGACACTGCAACACAGGAGCCAAAGATGGCACTCACTTACCGGGAACTGATCGAAAACCTCAAAGCCCTGCCCGACGAGCGACTGGACGATGCCGTGACTGTGCATGTCAGCGGCGTAGACGAGTTCTATCCGCTTGTGCAGGACTATCCCTTCGTCGTAGCCGACGGCAGCGATGTCTTGGACAACGGCCACGCCTACCTGGTCATTTGAACTAAGAGCTTGACTTTTTCAATCTCATAGAGTCGCTAATCTTCTTTTTAGTTTCTTCACTTTGTACTCTCTTCTTAGCAGAATCTGATAGATTTTTTCGGTGACTCTCGCTAAAATCTCTTCCTTTGTTAGGACCAGGTTTTCCGTTGATTTTACGAGTCGTCTGGATTTTATCCATATGTTCTTTTGTGCGCGGAGGCTTGGATTTTCCGGTAAAAAGTTCGCTGAGTTTTGTTTTTGTTTCAGCTGTATGAATAAGACCAGAACAGCCCTCTCCTCCATCTGTCTGGTTCCTGAGAATACCTGTCCCCAAGTCCTTTCTACCATACCATCTAATCATTCTGCGTTCAAGAGCAAATGCTCCAATCTCGGACAGATTGGTTTCAATAAATACTATTCGGATTTTGTCATTAGGTATTGCAACGGAATGTTTTTCGTATATTCTGTTACCTTTTCCTTTTCCGATATAGTATGGTGTTGAGTCCGATTTGCGTAGATACGCATAGACATAGAATAAATACATAGCTGTGATTTCCTTACAATCATAGAGCGCACGGGTGTTGGTTCACCGCGGTGCGCATCTCTATTTATCGACCGATCAACCAAATGTAGGTTGATCTTTGCGTGCAAGATGTTATTATATTGACACTGCATAGACATGCAGCAACTAAGAAAGAAGGCACATGACTATTTCTGTTTCGATCGTCAAAGGTTACTATCGCGGAGAGCTCGTGTCGGGCATCTTCCCCCTGGTCAAACCCTACCAAGACGGAGCCAAGGGTGGCTTCGTTACCATCCGCAACCCCAACCCCAAGGCAGGCACTCCGCCTGTTCAGCGTGTCCAGGTCGAGAAGGCCGACATCACGATGCTGGGCGCCGATGGCGAAGAGTTGGGCGAACACATCGTCGTTGACAACGGCACGCAAGGCGCTGGCATCGAAGTCAGCACCAACTACGAAGCTGCGTTCATCCAAGCGGAAACGGATGACGAAGCGATGGACCGCATCGAAGAGACCTTCCTGATGCTGGACAAGATCACTGACGCTTGCGCACGGAATGTCGTGCGCGGTTTGGTGGTCACTGGCCCCCCGGGTATCGGCAAGAGCTTTGGCGTGGAGAAGCAACTCGAAGCTGCCAATATGTTCCGCACGATGGCTGGCAAGGATCCGAAGTACGAAGTTGTCAGCGGCGGTGTGTCGAGCATCGGCCTGTACCAGAAGCTCTACTACAACCGTTCGCCGGAGAACGTGTTGGTGTTCGACGACTGCGACGGCATCCTGTTCGACGAAGAGTCGCTCAACCTGCTGAAGGCTGCGCTGAACTCCGGCGACAAGCGCCGCATCTGCTGGAACAAGGAAAGCCGCGTGCTGACAGTGGAAGACATCCCCGAAGCGTTTGATTTCGAAGGCAGCATCATCTTCCTGTCGAACATCGATTTCGAGCGCACGATTGCCAAGGGTTCGCGCATCGCCAATCACCTGGAAGCGATCATGTCGCGGTGCCACTACCTGGATCTGGAAATCGGCAGTATGCGTGACAAGCTCTTGCGCATCAAGCAAGTGGTGCGTGACGGGATGCTGTCGCCCTACCAGTTCGCTGCCGAGCAGGAAGTGCAGATCTGGGATTTCGTCTACGACAACAGTGAGTACCTGCGCGAAGTGTCGCTGCGCATGGTCAAGAAGATTGCTGATTTCGTCAAGGCAGATCCGAAGTCTTGGGAGGAGATGGCAGAAAGCACCTGTCTCCAGCGCGAAGCAAAATTCAAGCGCCTGCTGATGAAGCGGCAAGCAGAAGCAGCAAAGCGGGGCATTGCCCTTGCTGGGGTCTAAGCACAGAGGGGACGAAATAAACCGCGTCCCCTATTCGAACTCTGCGCCTGCTGCTATAAAAGGGTGGTGGGAAAGTATAGACGGCGCGGAACGGTTCCCACCATTCAACTAAAGCGGTCTTTAGACGACCCGGTCTTCTACTCCCTAAATTTGACTTGGGAGATGCTTTCTCTTGTGCGAAGTTGGTAAGATTGACTTCGAGTCGTAGAATAGCTTTGGTTCAGACCTTCGACGCCCCTCCGGGGGCGTTCCTTTTTCCTGTTGACGCTTATGCTTGCGTCCTTTATACTGATTCTGTGCTGTTAGTTTAACAAGACGATAGAGGTAACAAAGGACCTTGATTCGTGGCAAAACCGATAGCAGCAAACTCATGTGGCGAATAGGGCAGTAGCGAAATACGGTTGGTCCCGTATCTAGCGAAATCGGGGAAAGGACCACCCCGTTAAACAGGAATCCGAACACATGAAAAGGCTGTCTGGAGAACGGGGTTCGAATCCCTGCCAGCACACCGAACAATGGAGCGTTTCGGGCCACCGCATCTATAGAAATAGTGGCTCCTCGAATTGAACCTCAACCATCAACGAAAGACCATCATGGCCCAACTCGGTACCGACGAAGAGATCCGCGAACAAGAACTCAAGGTTTACGCTGCTGAAACCGCCGTGGTGGTGGCCAAGCTGCGCCTGCGTGCCTTGAAGGGCGACCCCTTGCTCCAGACGGGTGACAGCGTGTCGGTCTTCGCACTGTCCGAAGAACTCGCTGCACTGCAGAACGAGTTCGGTGCCCGGAATCTCCGGATGATGTAATGAAACACAACAACTTCGGGCACCTAACACAGGAGCAGCAGCTCGCAGTGGTGTTGGGTGCAGACTTCGAGGCCGAATACGACGGGGAATGGATCCCCGGCTGGCGAGTCATTCCGAGCAGCAGAACCGAGTTTCGCATTGCGCCGAAGGACGCTCACCTGGAGGCCGAAGCACGCGAGATTCTCAGAACACGGCGCCCGTAAGGTTGGGATAATAGCGTCGGATGGTAGTGCAGAACCCAACATACCACTACCCTGGCGATAGGTTTGGGAGTTATCTATCGTTGGATTTCACTCCCTATCCTGTTTCAACTAAGGAATAGGATAAAAAGGAGAATATAAAAGAAAGTAAGGAAACATGGGGAATCGCTAGAAACTCCCCTTTTAGCGGACTGCCGACGATAGATTCTTCGGTCCAATATGCGGTTTGGTCTCCGGTTACAGGATCCAGATCTTCAACCGCCCTGAAGCGACTTCGGTGTAAAACCAGGTCGCTTTTCTCTTGACTTTCGCAGTTCGAACTGTTATACTTAGATCATCAACTAAGGAGACCATAAATCATGGCGTTCACAAATCTTCGTACTACTCAGGTAGCTTTTCTTGAAACTCATTTGCGTGGCACTGGCCGTGCATTATCGGCGGCGCAAGCTCGCGAAACATACGGCATTCAAAACTTGCGTGCTCGCGTTTCCGAACTTCGCTCGGCTGGATTGAATGTTCGTAAGAGCATCAATTCTAAGGGTCGCACCGCTTATGCCGTAAGCAGGAGAGATGTATTTGGGGATCAATTCAAGTTGTTTGCGTAAGCACTACACTTGATTGAGATGGGCAGCTTCGGCTGCCTTTCTTTTTGCCCATGCTTCTTTCATTTTAGCACGAGTTTCTTCCGAATGGGTCTTACCCCTATTTGGTGCAGGTTTTCCAAATTGTGGATTTTTCTCACCTGCCATTGCTGCACTGATTTTGGCATTACGGTCTGCATCGTTCCATATGTCCTTCATAGACGAAACATACCGGGCCATAGTCTCATCCTTCTGCCATGTGACCTTGTTTGACAAACGGGCGCGCGCTCGACTTTCGATTGTCGGTACTCTTCCAGATACACCTTCGCCGCCATCGGTCTTATTTCTAAGAATACCTGTTCCTATATCTTTTCGTCCATATAACGCAATCAATTTTCTTTCCAGAATGTGAGATTCAAATTCAGAAAGATTATGTGCAACAATTTGGATTCTTGATTTATCTTTTGGAGGCGATACTTCTCCGCGAAAGTGACGCCAAGCGCGCCGACCTTTTCCTTTGCCGATATAGTAAGGTGTACGGTCTTCACGAAGGTAGGAATAAACATAGTAGATAAAGATGGGCATCATGTATTTATTCATCTGAACTGCACTGTTACAGGTTTACTTGTTGACAGAACTGAGCAGAACTGACATAATACACACATGGGATGCAAACACAGTGTCTGCAAACCATAAACACCCCAACCAACTGCGCATAGCGCAAAGAAAGCGAGAAACATCATGAAGGGCATCCGCGAATACACCAATGCACGCTTCGCCAAGTACCTGCCGAAGTTCCAGGCCGGCGAACTGACCGGTACCGAGTTCCGCCGCAAGGTGATCGACGGCACCGTCGCCAAGTTCGAGATCAGCGTCGCGTCGGCGGCCACGCACTACAACCACGCGCTGAAGACCACGCGTCTGGAGAACCCGAGCGCCGTCGAGAACCTGGGCCGTCCGGAAGACAAGAAGGGCGGTCGCCCGGTGCTGAACCCCGTGACGGTGGTCAACACCCGCAGCGGCAAGGAAGTCGTGTCCGGCATCAGCAAGGGCGCGGCGGAGATCCTGATCGCCAAGGCCGGCGTGCTGAAGAGCGGCGCCAACAAGCTGTCGATCCTGGTCGTCGAAGACACCGCCGAAGCGGCGGCCTGATGCAAGGGGGCTCCGGCCCCCTTCATCCAACCAAGTCTCAACATAACGCCTAACATCCGATTATGAAAGTGAGCGGGCCATGACGTAGCGACGCTGATTATTTCAAAAATCAATCATATACGGCAAGACGGATAGGGCCCTTCGGGGCCCTTTTCGCGTGACTAAAATACAGGTTGACCATTTGGTTGATTGGCCGCATAATACATACATCGCAACACAAACAGGGTGCAGAAAATGTTTTTCGTATTCGGGCCATTCTGGTTCGTGGCAATCTGCATAATCCTGTGGGTGATTGTTTATCATCTTCCTCCCGATATCAGGAAAGGTGTGCTGATAGTATCTAGCTCGCTGGTTGCTCTTCTGATTGCCGGTCTGCTGATGTTAGCAATATCAACCGAATTAGATTCTGTTCCGGACTGTGCCAGTGGTAAGGTCAAGATAAAGAATGATAGAGCCTTCTGTGAAGCAAAGTATGGAAAATCCAAGAAGCTCATCATAAGGGACCTTACCGACGAAGAAAAACTAACCGCAGGTAAGCCAGAATTCTTGAGTGCTGAGTGGCTAAAAACTCATGGTTGGTGATTTCTTATATCGGTTGATTGACTAATAGATCAGCTGCATAATACATACATCGCAAACAGGACTCACAATGAATTACCTCAACAGTATCGCAATTGCTTCTCTCGCGGCACTCACAACCGCCTGTGGCGGAGGTGGCAATGATTCGGGCAAGAATATCTATGCCAACTACACTTGCAGCATGTTCTCCTATCAGACAGATGCTCAGGCTGCCTATGTGGCTGGTGCTTCACAGCTCGACGGCGACAAGGATGGTAAGGCATGCGAAGAACTTCCTGATAAGCCGTATATTCCTCCATCTATTCAACATCCGGTTTTCGGGCTATATACCGGCACACTTGTCGACGGCAAGCCGGTTGAGGGTGTTATCTACGGTGATGGACGAGTATTTCTGAGGTATCTTGCCTCCAATGGTACATCGGGTATCATCATTGGCGATTCGACACTTCTCCCGGGCTATAAATTCAACGCCCAGTACAAGAATTACTACACAAATTCGCAGACTCCGTACACCACAACCGGCAGCTTCAGTGATAATAGTCCGGCGTTTTTCAAAACTGCTGCGCCGTACGCAATGAACCTGACTCTTAATGAAAGTTTGCAAAATACGCCGGTGCCCGTATTGGGTTCGCGTTTTGGTACGCTCACAGAATTCGGAAGTAATCAACCGGTTGACAAGTTGACAATAACTTTTTCAACAGCCATTTTTTCGACCGCGGATCGTAGCGGTGCCCGAATCACAGGAAAATTTGATTCGGGCTGCACCTTTTCGGGGTACATGGAAAATAAGAAAGAGCTGACGCTGATCAATGCGACATATAATTCGGGTGTTGGCTGTAAGAATGCAGGCAACCAGATCATCGGATATATGTTCGTTTCACGGCATACTGGTATATTGACCGGGGTCTTGGACAGAAGTACCTCTCTCCTGGAAATTCATCTGTAAATGTCTACCATTTGAAAGATCATCATGACTGCATTTATCATCTTCGTTATCGGCCTTGCCATTTACCTGATTCCGACATTTGTTGCATTCGGCCGTGAACACGGTAACCGAGTAGCCATCCTCTGCCTCAATATCTTTCTCGGATGGACTTTCCTTGGTTGGGTTGCCGCATTGGTTTGGTCCTTCACTGACAACGTGAAGAAGTAAACCATGGAACTGGATTGCAACGTTCACGCCGCATCTTTCATCAAGGGCGAAGAGCGTGAAGAATACGAGCATGCCGATCAGCTGGATAAGCCGCTGGGACTGACCGGCAATTTCTACTTCACCTACGACTATCCGTTGTCGGTGGCAGCCAGTTTTCCGCATACGCTGACTCCGGAGATGACTGGCGAAGATTTGTTGGTATTGGCGCGTGCAGACTACGAACGCATCTACCAAGAAGAAGACGCTGCCGTTGGCAATCCGGGACACATTCCGGGCATGCTCAACCGAGCACATTCTCCGGGCCCGTACGGCATTTGGGGACATGATTTCAGTGACCTCTACTTCGAGGGCATCGAGATCAACGAAAAGGCTCACCAAATCACTTTCGGAATGGGAAGCTGACATGCAAATCCGTGCTTGGGAACATGAAATCAAGAGTGTCAGGAATGGCACTGTTGTGATGGAATCTGGTGATCATCTCTCCATCATGTACACGGATCCGCACGGAAAATCGCACACCATCAACGTCAGTGCCCAGCATTTGGTACTAATGGTTTCACATGAGCAGACGGATGCTGCACTCATCTTCCGCCCTGCTGTCGGGGTTCAATTCTCCCCGCCATCCAAATGACTGAAGTCGAGTCCGTCCAACACACCAACATCGCCGAAGAGGAGATGGGTCAGCTTCACGGCATCCATCATGCCCTCAATGCAATTGCTGCGATTCAGCGTAGCATGCCCACAGGGGAGAGTTTGGAGTATTGCACTGATTGTGGCGAAAAAATCCCCCTAGCGCGGCGGCAGGCTGTGCAGGGGTGCAGACGTTGCATACACTGTCAAACACTGCTCGAGCACCAATAATGGCCTACACTGTGTTTCAACGCGACGAACGCTATGGCCCTCGCAAAGGGCTGGAAGGCCCGTTCACTTACGGCAACGGACGAATCCTGTACTATGATCCTGCGGAAGGCAAGTACTGGGATCCGCGAACCGACTTCTTTGTGGACAACGGCGAGTTGGCAGACCTGCAAGGTCTGCCAATCAAGAAACTTCAGGGAACGAAATAATGGCAGCTACCGCAACCTATACTTGCCGATGCGGTAAGGATTTCACGGCAAGAACTGCCGATCGAAATCGCGGTTGGGCAAGGTTCTGTTCCAAGAGATGCAAGGCAGTGGAGCAAGAGTCTCGCACTGGTCAACACAGAGCCTTCCTTGCACGGACCGAGGTAGACGAGGGGTTGGAAGGCCTTGAAGCTGGCTGGGACGGGCACAAGAACGTTTTCTGATAGTTGTTGACAACAGCATCCTGTGGCTGCATAATACAGACATCGCAACAAGGAGTCACTCATGCAAATCGACGACGACGGCCGTGGTAACTGCCCCGGCAATCCGATTGCTGCTGTGTTGGACATCGAAGCACGAAACAAGGCCAACATCGGCAACTTCACTGCTGCGCAGAAGCTACTGGCGCAGCGACTGAATGTGTTGGTGGCCGCTGCCTACAACTGCAAGACCTATCCGCCGAACTATCGCGGGAAGGAAATCACTGTCAAGGCCGAAAACTGGCACCGACAAGTGGAGCCGCAGTACGCCCAACTGGTGGCTTTCTGTGATGCCAACAGCATCAAGTGCCGCCGTACCACAACCAGCGCGGACATCTTCGTCATATCATGAGCATCTACATCAACTACAAGGGCGGTGAAGGCAAGGAAACCGTCGACGAGTTCGACAACCGCAAGGAAGCCGAGCTGGCGCTGAAGGAATACAAAGCGTCGGACAAGGTTGGCGAATACTGGATCAGTCCGCGGCCGTGCGCTGGTTGGGAGAAGTCATGAGCGAAATGCTTGTCCATCAAAGCAATCTCCTGTTCGCCCTCCGTGCGGCGATTGTCGACCAGCGTCGGGTTGAAAAGGATCACGGATTCACAGGTGACTCTGCGTTGGTGGCCAGGTGGGAAGCCATGTACAAGCATGTCCAACTCGGAGGTCAGATTCACATTATGGCTTCCAAAAGTTAGTTGACAATCCCACCCTGATCAGCTAATATAAACACACTGCACAAACAGGAGCCACAGATGGGACTCGTAGTTTCGGTTTACAAGAACCCGATGGGAGATTGCACCAACGGTGGCATTTCCAGCCGGGATACTCAACTGCTGCTGATCAATGTCTCCGGCCCGACGGACAACGACCACCCCGAGTACCAGAAGGCCTTGCTGATCCCCGGCAACGGCAGGGGCCTGGTGAAGATCGTTCCGGCACGCCGCGTGCCTGCAGGCTGGGTGAAAGACGATGGCTGGTACATGATGGGCGGCAACTATGCGGCCACTTCCGACAGCCGCTTCCACGAAGCTGTTCGTCTGATCACCGGCGGCCAGTCCTACGGTGCCGTCCCCATCCACGATCGCAAGGAGTAAGAACATGACAATGACTGTGAATGAATTGGCCGACCACATCCAGGAACTCAAGGATGCCGGCCACGGTGACAAGGAAGTGATGTTTTCGTACAACTACGGAGACCACTGGAGCACTCAGGTGGCCGTTGGCGCGAATCCGGGTGAAGTCGCCCGGGTGAAGTACAGCGAATACCACCAGATGGACAAGCTCGTGAACAACGCCGACGAGTTCGACGAAGACGCGCCTGTCGAAGGCCGCGAAGTCATCTTGCTTTCGTAAACAGGTAGACAGCCGGCCATCCTGCCTGCATAATACAGACATCGCAACAAGGAGTCACAAATGGCAACAGCCAAGGAACGCGCAATCGAACTTTACAACCAGCACATCGCGCTGGCGGCAACGGATGGCCGCAACTTCCGCAAGACGGTGATGGACACGCTGATGGCGGAAACTGGCTGTTCCTTGGCGGCGGCTGCCACGCACTACAACAACGCCAAGAAGGCTGCGCCGGTCGAAGGCCTGGGCCGTGCACCGGTTCCCAAGGGCATCCGCAAGCCGGGAAGTGGCAAGGCGAAACCCGGCAACGATCTGCAACCCGACAACGAATGCTTCGCGGTTGTCGAGGTGCTGAAGGATGGCACGGTTGGCCGTACGCAAACCTTCCTGATGCAGGGCGATGCCAGCGAAAAGTACGACGAGAAGGTCGGCTACCGCCCCGACATCCAGTGGGTCATGCTGCAAGGCCTGGGTCCCATGTCCGGTGACAACTTCAAGCTGGAAGCCGGCGAGAAGATCATCAAGCAGAATCCCGAACCCAAGATTGAAAAGGTGACGGCGTGAACAAGCGCGAACGCATTCATCGGGCACTGGTGCTCGCGAAGGCTCACCTCTCCAAGACCTACAGTATCGGCTCCAAGGAGCAGTTCATCTGCTTCGCACTGTACAAGACTGTCGGGTTTGGAAGGAGCACCTACGGTGACTACCTTCTTGCCAAGGAGATGGTCATGGAACGGCTGGGACACTTCAACTGTGTCGAAGACTGGCTAAGGACAGAAGGCGTTGGCTTCAAGTCCTACTATGCGGCCAAGGAAAAGGACCAGGATGTCGTCCAGAAGTATCGCCATCGCTGGCTGGATGCATTGATTGAGGAGTTTTCAAAACCTGCTTGACAGGGTTCATCCTCCCTGTTATAGTAAGACACTGGTTAGGTAGATAAATAGTTGTATGAAATACTACACCTATATCTACTTCGACCCGTCAAGGAACAATGAGCCAATCTATGTAGGTAAAGGATCCGGTAGAAGATCTACTTACCACCTCAAGCGTAAGAAAAAGAAGCATCCGTTTATCCAGCGGTTAGAGCTAATGGAGAGAGCGGGAATCGCTCCGCTGATTCGGCGTATAGATACATTCGACGAAGAATGTGCCTATGAAATAGAAATGGAGTTTATTGCTTTCTTTGGAAGAAAAGATCTCGGGAAAGGCCCGCTACTCAATCTAACAGACGGAGGCGGCAAGAACTCCGGTGGTAGGTTAACCGAAGAACATAAAAAGAAAATCGGTGATGCTCATCGTGGCAGAACTTTGTCCGATGCGCAAAAGGAAAAAGTCTCAGAGTCTGTTTCCGATTATCTTCAAAAAAATAAAAGAGTATGGAGTCAGGAAACAAAAGAGAAGATTTCCAAGAAACTTCAAGGACATGTGTTCTCTGCCGAAACTAAGGCTAAACTAAAAGAAGCCCAGCGTAAACGCAGAGAAAGAGAGAGGTTGACAGCAGACACAGAGTCAGTTATACTTTAGTCAGTGGTTAGGGATCTTCCACATCTAAGATCCCGCGTGATAGAGAAGAGAGTTACACCATGCAATCGATGGCATTCATCAAGTACGCCAAGGAACTGATCACCAAGATCAATGTGGGCACCTCGCCCATGAGCACCCTCGAAGAAGACCGGGCCTGGGCCAACGGCGTCCAGAAGGAACTGAACAGCTTGTTCGGTGGCCTCCAGAACCCGACGCTCCCGAGCGCCTTCAACCTGCGCGACACTGCGCTGGCCAACGGCTTCCAGGTGGACCCGCGTGTCCTGCAGCGCCTGGCGAGCTTCGAGCACATCACCGGCTGATGTCATGGACGGCTGGATCATCGTCGGCCTAACGATACTGGCAATCGGCGCCATCTATTTCGTCGTCCTGGGGTCTTTTGCGCTCCTGGATCTGATGAACGAGATCTACCACGGCCCGAATACCGGTGCGTTGATGCTGGCGAAGATCCTGCTGCTCCTCCCATACATCGCACTGACGCTCTGGTGCGTCGTGCTTCAGATCGTCATCGCCATCTTTGCGATCTTCACAGGGTACCAAATCCTGAAGGGTGTACGCGACTGGTGGCACAAGGGGTGAAACATGAGTAGCACTCAATCCATCATCGTGTACCACAACCCTGCCCAGCAGGCATTTTGGGAGGGCGGTTACCTGATCCCGATCGGTGGTTCCCTCCTCGCAGGCATGCTGCTCTTCATCGGGCTGCTGACGCTTGCGGAACGCTTCCTCGGGAATAGCCGTGTCAACTGGTTCATCATGTTGGCCTCGGCAACGGCTTCCGTTTCACTTGCCGTGCTTGTGTTCAACTGGCTATTCATTTAGCGGTAGACATGCGGCTCCTGTTGCCGCATAATACATACATCGCAACACAAACAGGGCACACAAAATGAACGCTCCTTTCAAACTTTCCGCGCAACAGACTGCGGTCGATGCGTGGGTCCTGGAAGGTACCGGTTCGCTGGAACTGGTTGCCCGTGCTGGTTGCGGCAAGACCTCCACGCTGATGGTTGTCATCGACACCATCGTGCGCAACCGCCTGGGCGATGTGGCTGTGATGGCCTACAACAAGAGCATCGCCACCGAAATCAAGGGCAAGCTCGAAGCCGCTGGCTACGACTGGAAGGCTGCGCAAGCGGGTACCGTCCACTCCTTCGGCTACGGCGCGTGGCGCAAGGTTGCCCCGGAAGCCAAGCTGAACGCCAAGAAGGTGTTCGAAATCATCGACGCGCAGAAGTTCACGGAAGGCGCTGAAATCTTCGAGCAGTGCGGCGCAGCGATCGCCAAGCTGGTTGGCTACGCGAAGCAACGCGCCGTCGGACACCTGTGCCCCTTGGATGACCAGTCCGTCTGGTACGATATGTGGGATCACTTCGACCTGGAGAACGATGTCACTGAAGGTTGGACGGACGAACAGGTCATCAAGGCGGCGCAGTACATCTACCGCATCAGCCTGAATAGCTGCCGTGAAGTCATCGACTTCGATGACATGATCCTGGCTCCGCTGTACTTCAAGGCTCGTTTCTGGCCCAAGAAGTGGGTGCTGGTTGACGAGTCTCAAGACACCAACCCGGCGCGTCGTGCGCTGGCGCTGGCGATGCTGGCTCCGCGTGTGGGACGCATGATCTTCGTTGGCGATCCGTGCCAAGCGATCTACGGTTTCACCGGTGCTGACTCCAACTCCATGGATCAGCTGCGCCAAGCTACCAAGGCTACCACCCTGCCGCTGACGCTGACTTATCGTTGCCCCAAGAACATCGTCAAGGAAGCTCAACGCCTGGTTCCGGACATCGAAGCACACGAAACTGCACCGGACGGCGTGGTGCGTGCAACGACCTACATGGAAATGATGGAGAAGGAGCAGCTGACTCGTGAAGATGTCATCCTGTGCCGCAACACCGCTCCGCTCATCCAGACTGCCTATTCGCTGCTGGCGCGCGGAACTGCATGCCGCGTCGAAGGGCGTGAAATCGGCGAAGGCCTTGCCAAGCTGGCATCCCGCTGGAGGATCACCACGCTGGCCGCGCTGACGAACAAACTCGACGACTACGAAGCCCGGATGACTGCAAAGTTCATGTCCAAAGGGCAGGAAGAGAAGGTCGGTGCGCTGGTGGATCAGATCGATTGCCTCCGCGTGCTGATCACCCGCTGCCAAGGCCAAAACAAGCACAACCTGTCCGACCTGCTGCAGGAAATCGACACGATGTTCGGCAACACTCCGGAAGGCGAAAAGGCCAAGGTGCTGACGCTTTCCACCATCCACAAGTCCAAGGGGCGCGAATGGAAGCGGGTGTTCCTGCTGGGTCGCAGCACTTTCATGCCCAGCCCGTATGCACGGAAGGACTGGCAAATGGTCCAGGAATCGAACCTGGAATATGTCGCAATCACCCGGGCACAGTGCGAATTGATCGATGTTACGGCACCCCCTAAGGGTCAGACCAAGCCCGCCGGAAAATAACCGGGGTCGATCTTCAAGCAGGAGTTGACAGCTAAACTCAACTCCTGCACAATACAGACATCGCAACACATCAGCAAGCAAGAGTCGAAACATGAACCTTGTCCGCCGCCTGAATGCACTTGGCAAAGAAATCAACGCCAGGTACGAAAACATCAACTGCGGTGGGTGCGCCGTCTATGCTGCACTGGTAGCTGAAGAGCTTGTGAAGCTCGGGGTGAATGTGCGAGGCATCACTGCATCCTACCGCATGCGTGCCGATTTGGACATCGACAAGGTGCGTCCGAAAATCACCAAGGGCAATCCCCGAGAGTGGAGCGACAACGGCGTCTTCTTCGGCCATGTCGGCCTGGAGTTCGAGCACAACGGCAAGCTGAGGCACTACGACTCCAACGGTGTGAAAGCTAAAGGTACTCGCCTGATGGAACTACCCATCTACAACGGCCGCCTGACTCCGAAGGAGTTGAAGACCATTGCCGGCACCGACGAGGGTTGGAACACAACTTTCAATCGGCGGCACATTCCTACCATCCGGCGTATGGTGAAGGAGCACATGGCAAAGGTGGATATGTCTCCATCAAAAGGTCGACGGCAGGCTCCTGCTGCTGCATAATACAGACATCGCAACACAAACAGGACGCAAGTCATGTACACCAAGGACCAGATCGAAGAAATCCCGACGGGCTGGAGCATCAACATCCTGGATCCGGATGGCCACTGCATCGCCGTGCTGGACTTCATCATGGTCCCGGGCCAGCGGTACACCGAATATGTAGAGCAATCGCTGAATGTCCGTGCCGACGCCCTCCTGTCCCACCTCAACCGCTGAACATCATGCCGAAAATCGCAACGCTGAACGAGCGGCCAGCCGAAGAAGAGGCTGTCACGCGCCAGACCGAAACCTTCCTGAAGTCGGCCCAGGCCATCCTGAAGTCGAAGGGTTTTATCCGCGTGGATGCGCGCCTGCAGAGCGCCATGTTTCACTGGGAGTTCAAGAAGGGAGACCGCATCCTGGTCATCACCGGATGGCACGGCACCGGCAAGCGAGGCACCAGCCGCTGGTTTGGCAACCTGAAGGCCATCCTGAGCATCTACGACAACAAGGCCTATGTGGATACGGCCATGGCGCGCTGGAAACGCGATCAGATCTTCGACATGGATGTCCTGGAAGGCACGGTCGCCGACCACACCAAGCTCCTGATCGAAGCTGCCAACTACATCACGAAAGTCTGATATGAGCAAAGATGTTTCCGAACTCCTGGATGCCTATATGGCGCAGGAGAATATGCACCACATGGAAGGTCGGCGCGGGGTGGAAAACCTGTGCCAAATCGCCAGGGCATTGGGCTACAAGGACCCGATGTGCTACGGGCAACTGACCGCCAAAGCAACAATCGGCGATCTTCTCTGCATGCTGGAAGACAACAGCGGCATGATCGAAGCCATGGTGGAGTGGATCCGTGATCGCAACTTCAGCGAGTTCCGCGAGCCGCTGGAAGCCCTTGTGAAGGTGGAGGGGGCGGCTGTGGACCAATACGAGGGCGGAGTCTGCCCCGACTGCGGCGAAGAGATCAATCCGACTGCCGTGCGTGGCGATGAATGCGACAACTGCGGCCATGTTTTCAACTGGGGAGAAAGCGATGACACGACTGCCGACGGACGCTGAAATCCAGCGCGTGATGGATGAAACCGGGATGCAATACATCCAGGCCCGCAACCACCTCGTGCAACGCTATTCGATCCAGGACAAGGCGGCCCGAGAACGGAACCCTTATCCGCTGGGGAAGAGTGTTTCGTTGGAAGTATGACATGAAGAAACTTCTCATCCTTTCATTGCTGGCTGCTGCTGGTGCTGCGTCCGCAATTGTGGTAATTCCGGCGCGACCGGTGTTCATTGCCCCGCGTCCCATCATCATTCCTGCACGCCCTGCGCCTGTGGCGCCGAAGCCCGCCGGCCCTGCGCCTGTGCATGCTACACCTGAACCTGCTCACCCTGCTGGCGCTGCTGCAGGGGGCGGAAAAGGTGGTGGCTCCGTGCCTCCTCCAAAGGGCCCGGGCGGCAACAACGACCACGAATCCAACGGCGGCTCTGGACGAAACAGTGTCGGGCCTGCAACGAACATCGGGCCTGCAACGAACATCGTGCCTCCACCCGTCTACAACCATCACACAGCCTCGCATCCTGCGGTGGCGCGTGCCGCAAGCTCTCCCGAGGACGCTGCATCGGCGGCGAAACGAAAGAAGAAAAAGACCGGTTGACGGGTTGCTCCTGTGGTGTCATAATACAGACATCGCAACACAAAACGGCCAGCAAAATGAAAGAGCTGATGACGCGCCAGGAATTCATCCGATACGCTCACGAAGCGTTGGATGCTGATGCGCTGGAAGGGCTGTACGAACGCATCTCCGAGCACAACGGCGAAGTGGCACGCTTCGGCGACAGCTGGCCTGGCGCCCTCGTTCAAATCCACTCTTCGATTGCCTGGGTAAAGGGCATCGAGCGTCAGCTGGCTCGGTTGGAAAATCGGCCGGAACGCAACTTCCGTTTCTGCGTTAGCTCGCCCCGCTGATATGACCGCTCCGCACACAATCTTCATAGTCCTTGCAATGATCGCTTTCGCGACAGGGCACTGGATTATCGGCATCCTGTTGGCAATCATTGCCTTTGGCTAAGATCACTATGAAACGCAGACGAACATAACACGATGGAGATCGTGAGGGATCAAATCTGAAACATTGATCGGTGGGCTGCGTTTCTGAACTTGGTTTTGAACCCACCACCCACTTTCCAGGTAAAAGCGTAATCTCCAAACACCGGTGAAAACGCTGCCGGTTTCATTTAGTAGTTGACAGGATCCGTCCTGTCATGCATAATACATACATCGCAACAAGGACACAGATGAAATACGCCACTCTTGTCAATGCTGTCGCCAACATCAACGGCGCAAGCTTCGTTGGTTTGGACACGCACACCGATGTCGCCCTGACCGGCGGCCAGAAGAATCCGATGCAAGGGCGTGTCACGAAGCGCATGCGAGGTGCGACCGTGATGTCCTTCCAGAACAAGAACTTCAGCGCCTACGAAGCCATGGTGCATCGCCGGCTGGCTGCCGAAGGCAAGGATCCGGCCAAGTTCGAACTGGGCGAGCGCGCCTGGGGTGTTCGCATTCCGAACATGCCCATTGTCGAACACAAGGGTGAATACTACCTGGAAGTGATTGCGATGTCGCCGGGCATCATCACTTACGAACTGGATGGCAACCCGATCGATGCATCGGCCATCATCGGCCTGAAGAGTCAATCTGCTGGCGAACAAGGTGGATTGGAAAACAAAGTCATCATCCGCACATTCAAGGCAGAGTCCATTGTGGCTCTTCGGATTGACGGAGTGGAATATAAATAAAGTGTGAACTACCGAAAAATATACGATGCTCTAATAGAAAGAGCACAAAATAGAACAATAACGGGTTATGTGGAGAAACACCACATAACCCCTCGGTGTTTGCAGGGTTCCAATAATCCCGAAAATATAGTGATTCTCACCGCAAGAGAACATTATATCGCACATCTTCTTCTCATAAAAATATATCCAGGAAATCCCAAGCTGGTATATGCTGCCGCAATGATGTGTTCTGCCTCGGGCAGATTGCAAAGGTCCAACCGACTTTATGAGAGGTTGAAGATTGCCCGCTCTGCGGCGATGTCTGAGCTTCATAAGGGTAAGATTGTAAGTGAAGACACGCGACAAAAGCTACGAGAAAAGAATAAGAACTACCGTCCCGCCGAAGATGCTAAAAGGCGCAGTCGAGAAGCACAAATCGGGCACAAGACCTCGGAAGAAACTAAAAAGAAAATCTCTATTTCAAATACCGGCGGAAAGTCTAGAAAAGGTCAAGTCTGGATGACAAATGGCATAGAAAACACAAGCATCTATCCAGAACATATTCAAGATTGGCTGACCAGAGGATGGAGGAAAGGCCGGTCTGCATTCAAAAAATAGTTGACCACAGGAGGTAACTCCTGCATAATACATACATCACAAAACAAATCACTGAAAGACATCATGACCATCCTCGCACTCTACGCAAGCAAGAAAGACCTCAAGGCCGCGGTGGGGCAACCCCTGCGCTACCAGGAGACCAGCGCCTTCGGACCCGAATACCGCGCAACTGGCAGGTTCTCGGTGGCAGGTCGACCCCACCTGTCCCGTATCTGCAAGCGCGAGTTCTTCGCAGAGGTTGTCATGGAAGACGGAAAGATTTCAAAGGTATCTTGACTGCAGGACCCAACTCCTGCATAATACATACATCGCAGCAAGGAGTCAACAAAATGGGCATCGCTGAACTGGCAAAGGAATACGGTGTGCGGAATCTTCGGATCTTCGCACCGATGTCCAAACTCCAGTACGCAGGCATCATCCCGGGAATTGCTTTCCGTGTGGGCGGCAATCCGGAAGAGGATACTGAATGCGTGATCAACGAATCCCGCTACAAGGTGGAAGAAGGCTACAAGGTCACGCTGCGGGCACTGAAACCCGAGTACGGCCAGGACCACTTCTACCAATCAGATTTCGATACGATGTGCGACGGCAAGGAACGCTATCGCATCTATGTCCTCAACATCGACGGTTACCAAAGGATCGCATAGCCATGTTCACTTCCGGCCAAATCTTCCTCTTCATGCTGTTCTTCGTGGTGCTCACCGGTGCCTGCGCGTCGATGGGTGCAACGGTGCTGGCATACACATTCGGCATCTGCGGCTGCCTGACCTTCTGCGCCTCCCTTGTGCGCTACCTGAACGGACAATGAAATGAGCAAGCTCACTGACGCAATCGAACAGAACATGCTGGACATGGTGGCCCGCTCCGCGGCGCTGGCCAATCCGCAGACGACACTGGACACCCAGAAACTCATCCAGCTGATCTACGCCCAAGCGAGAACGGCGGACATGTGGATCCAGCAGTGGGAACAGTACAAGGATGTCGGCGGCGTGCGCAACGCATCCCTGGCCATCGGCAAGATCTTCGGCATCTACAATGCCCTGCTGGCGTTGAACGGTGGCGGAATGAATGCTCCGGATGATGTGATCGAACTGATGCAGAAGTATCAGACCATCTGGAACGACTTGTACATTTCGAAGACGATTGCAAGTGCAATCGCCGCGCACGGATAAACCCCAACCCAAGGAAACATCATGGAATACCTGATCGTCATTGCCCTCACAGTGGGCGTCACTGCTGCTCTCTCCATCTGGAAAGGCTTTGTCTTCACGAAGCTCTGGATGTGGTTCGTGATCCCGATGTTCGGTCTGCCACCGATCTCCATTCCGATGGCTATCGGCCTGTGCCTGGTTGCCGCATTTCTCACGCATCAGGCGCGCATCTCCCCGCCGGGTGCCAGCAGCCACGATGACCTGGACCAGGCTGCGAAGCTCTTCGGGTACGGCTTTGTCAACGCAGGTGTCATCCTGTTCGTCGGCTGGGTCGTCCACGCCTTTTTCATGTAATGGTCGACATGCGGCTCCTGTAGCCGCATAATACTGACATGATACAAACAAAGCAACTCCACCCGAACCCCAAGTTCAATCCTGCTTTGCCAGAGGACTGGATGACCAACAGACCGTTGGTTTGGAGGTTCGAAAACGCCGAACGCAACCTGCGCGAAGGCGACCATGTGGAGTTCCTTTGCAACGGCAGAGGCCGTGGAGGTCATGTACGGGTGTTTGCGAAAGTCACAAAAGTCAATCGCAAGACCTTCAAGGCTGTCGAATGGAATCGCTCCTACGCTCCGGGCACGATCTGGACCGTGAACATCGAGCACGCCCTATAACCGCAATGTCATCTCGGCCTGGAGAGCTTACAAATGAGGACTGTTCTCGAACGCGTCTTGGCCTACTCCCTTCCCGAAGGGCCGGACGCCATTGACATGGAATGCATCATCACGGCGATTGACGGCCTGCAGAAAGAAGAATGGACGGACGATGAAATCGTTTCCTATCTGCGGTGGTTGGAGCATGTGAATCCAGAGACTGCCGAGGATGTTGCCCTGCGGAACATGGCACGGGTGCGTGGGCAGGTAACGGAACGAAAACGCATCCAATCTATGGTCGACCAAACCGGTTCCTGACTGCATAATACATACATCGCAACACAAACAGGGCCCACAAAATGACCCCCATCGAACAAGTCCGCGCCAAGTGCAACGAAGTCATTGCGCTGGCGAAGTCCAAGTACAACATCGACCTGAGCAAGGTGGCGATCAGCTTCAACCTGAAGGGCCGTGTTGCTGGCTGGGCTTGTGCGCGTGGCACCCTGTTCGATCGCAAGTACCAGGTGAAGTTCAACCATGACATGATCACCCGCGGTGACCCCGAAGTCCTGGCGGACATGATCAACGACACCGTGCCGCACGAACTGGCACACATCGTCTGTTTCATCAACCCGACGCTGGGCAGGAACCACGACTACGGCTGGGCTTCGGTCTGCCGTGCGCTGGGTGGTACGGGCAACCGCACGCACGACAACGAGGTGGTGTACGGCAAGGGCACCACTTACGAATACACCACGGACCGTGGACACAAGGTGCGCATGAACGACCGACACCACAAGCGCATCCAGTCCGGCGGCAGCATACGCTACCGCAAGGGCATGGGCACTGTGACGATGGCCTGTGCGTACAGCATCGTCGGGCACCAAGGCCGCACGCTGGCTGCACCGATCGTGAAGCAGCCCGTCAACCACCCTGCGCAGATCGAAGCTGCCGTGCGTGCTCCGCAGCCGGATGCCGCTGAAATGGCACGCCGCCAGGCAATGGTGGACGAACTGCGGCGTCGCCAGCTGGTGCCCGCCCCCATCCAGAACCGTTTCCCGGTCGGTGCAGTGACACAGCATGCGGGCGAATCCAAGGCTGCTACCAGCCGTCGCATCATGCTCAGCGGCTACCAATCGGGGCAGAGCTACGAAGTGATCATCCAGGCGATGATTGCCGCGAACGGTTACGACCGCCAGCTGGCGCGTGGTACCTTCAAGGCCAACGCTCCCAAGATTGGCATTCCGGCCAGCTTCTACGCCTAAGGAGGCAACATGAACGGTCAATGCATCCAACAGGAGCAGCAGGCGGGGCACACCAAGCTCACTGCTGTGAACATCTACGCGAGTCCCGGCCGTCGGCGTACCTTCTTTGTGCCTCTGCTGCACAACGACAAGGGCCAGGCGATCCTGCCCGAGGCTACGCTGAATCGGTTGCTGGACGAAATGCGTGTCCGGCGTGGCGACACCTACAGTTGGGGTTGAAGTCATGACGATATTAGGGGCTTTAGTCATCGGTTTGCTGTGCTATATAGGCGGCACTGTGCTCTTGCTTGCAGGGGCTTACTTGGCCGGTTCGGTGTTCATCTGCTGTGGTGTAGTGTCCTCATTGATGTTTTGGAAGGAAATCTTGAAGTGTAAAGGTTGACACTTCCTGCCAACGACCGCATAATACATACATCGCAACACAAACAGGCCAGCAAAATGGGATACCGCGCATACCACAAGGAAACGACCCGCTACCTGGCGTTCCATCCGAAGGTGAGGACTGACAAGGAGTGGTTCGAGACGGCCGGTGCTGCCAAGGCTGCCATCACCCGCGAAGCCAAGCGCGGTGCGATCAATGCGGAAGACTTCGCGGTCCTGAGCTCCGAGGAGTTCTACAAGATCGAGAAGACCACCACGGTGAAGAACCTGATGTCCGGCAAGGATGTCGTCCAGTCCGTGAATACGCCGCGGGCCTGTGATCCTTCAACGGAACTCTACTGGTCTTGCTGATCGGGCCGGCGCATCACAAAGGAACCATCGGGCAGATAGTACCGTTTGGTTCCTTTCTTGCTTGCCTTCATGCGCTCAACACCCACAGGATCGTGAACTCTTCCGAGGTTGGACTGCCGGACACATTCCACTGCATCTCTTGGCATTCTCCAGCCCTCATCTCTTCTCCTCTGCCTGTCCACTAAGGCCCTCTGGCTGATGCGAGACTTGTGCTCCTCAGCCAAAATTCGACCGGATAGAGACTTCGAAAGTTTAGCACGAGTTTCGTCACTGTGTCCTGTGCAGTAAAATCTCCCAGATTGAACATGCTGATTCAGCCAATCCTCACGGATATCCACGCGAAGCCTGCGTTGCACAGTGCTCTCCCATAGTTTAGCACGCTCAGCTGAATCAAACACCCTTCGGACTTCGTAGGTAAAAGAATCCTTACCGTGCTCCTTTATGAGTTTCTTTACCTCTACGGAACTCGAAAAGTATTTCGTCCACAAATCAGACGGACTGCATCCTCGACAATACCGAACGCCGTAATATTTCTTTCCTGTGGGAATGTGACATAAAAAATAAGTGAAAGGTTGAGTTGACATTAGGCGGCTCCTGTGGCATAATGTATTTATGCAATCAATCTACTGGAGCATGTGATGATTTGGCTTGGAATCGCTATCTTGGTGGCCGCTGTGGTGGCCGGTCTCAGTCTGGAATGGGTTGCAGGAGGCACCGGTCGCAAGCCGTCAGGGCGTCACATCCTGGTGGTCGTTCCGTTCTTGGCTGCAGGCCTGTTGGTCTGCGCCAGCTGGATGATTTTCGGCCTACCTCTCTGAATCCATGTTTGCACTCTTTCTCTTCGCTTGTGTCTGCATCACCCTCTGGGCTACAGGTTGGACGATGATCGACATGGTGACCAACCTCGCAGCCAATATCAAGTTCTGGATGTGGAAGAGGACACAATGAACACAAACTTCTCCATTGCATTGCTGGCAGCGGTATTCGGTGCCATCATCAACCTCCTCGGTGGTTGGGGCATCTACAGCGCCATCGGTGCATTCGTGGTGACATTCATCCTGTCGCTGGCGCTGAACTACGCGATCGATTGGTGGAAGTCATGATAAACGACCACATGAAGGGTTTCTTGCTGCTCGTGTCAATCCTGTACACGGGTGTCTTTGCCCTGCTCATGTTTGGTCTTGTGGTGCTGCACGGGTTCCCGTTCGGAGCAACCGCCTTATACCTTGCGGCAATCCTGGTTGCTGCAGGGCTTGCGTCTGCTGTAGCATACTGGCTCACGCACAAAAGGGCACGCACATGAGCTTCATTGTAATCATTCTGGCGCTTGGTTTCCTCGCGCTTACGGTGATGGGAGTGAAGGAACTGCACAAGAACGGAGTGATCAATCCTCCGACTGGTTCCATGCTCATCATCCTCTCCACCATCCTCTGCGTGTGGGCAGTCCTTGCCCTCCCTATCTAATATGAAATTCAAAGACATTGCTCCGGGCACACCCTTCCGTGTACCCTCGCCTTGGGGCGACATCAAGCCCTACACCTACATCAAGGCTATCAGCAATGCCACGCATCTGAATGCCGTCCACATCTGCACCTGGCGCGCAGGGACGCTGGACTATATCCACGACGATACGGAGATCGTTGTGTTGAATCTCCAAGTAACGAGTTGATGGAAAACATCTTCAACCTAATCAAATATCCGGTTACGATACGCTTCGAAAGGGAGATCCTCGAGGCCCTGCCGCCGCTTGTCCTCGATTATTGGTGGGAAGAGTTCATCCAAAAGTATAGTGGCGGCAACCCGAAATACAGTCGCATTCCACCCACAGCGGATAGACTGCATCAGTACCTCAATCACAGTACCAGCATGAAAGCCAGGGGCTGGGCGCTAAAGCTCCTGCGTGCTCGTATATTAGCCCTAGAAGAATAACCTATGACGGTATTCGATGTACTCAAATATCCAGTGTCGGACAACATGCCCATTGACGATTTCCGTGCGATTCCGCTTAAAATGCGCGAAGCCTGGGTAGAACATCCCGACTATATCAACAATCCAACGCCGTCCAGTGTTGATGCTGTTGCGCATGCAAAAATGATCTCCCATATGAATATAATCCTCCTACGCAAGATAATCGCGGAGTGGCCATGACTATATTCGATGCATTGCGACATCCTGTACAGGACAAAATGTCGATAGAAGAGTTTCGTGCTATCCCCATCCGCATACGGGAAGAATGGGTTGCCCATCCTAAGTTTCAGCAAATCTATCCATTACGCGACCACGATAGAAAAGATCGCAAGATAATGGAACTCAACAACCAAAACATCAACCTCCTACGTAGAATTATACTGGAGTGGGAAACATGAGCCTATTCGACCTTATCAAATACTCACCTCTCAGCGTATCCGAAGAGATGTGCCAGCAACTACCTCGCGACCTGTGCCAACAATGGTTTGTTCATTGCTACGATGCACACCTGGTAATGCTTGAGATTGAAGATACGAAGAATACATCTTTTCGTGATGACGCCAATATGATTTCCAAAGCAGAACGAAAATGGTTTATTGAATCCCTCAAACTAAAGAAAACCGAGCAAGAAGCCATCAGACTCCTTGCTCTCCTTCTAGTAAGTCAACCATGAGCCTATTCGACCTTATAAGATATCCAGTAACAAAGGATACCACAGACTTCACCCATCTCCCAGATGATATTTGGGATAGGTATATGCAAGAACGAATGCTCTGGAGTACCACTGAGATAAACGCCGAACGCGAAACCAATGCAAGGATGATCCAGATAATCAAGGAATGGGACACCGAACGAGCATCTTCAATAACGTAAAGCCCGCAAAGAAGAATCCCGAACTCGAGCTTTACATCAAGCTGAAATACGGAGAGCCACAACTCACGCTTGAGTATCTAGAAACCCTTCCCGATGCCGTTGTAAGAGAAGCCTATAGACTTTCAGACACGGCAGGCAATCGCACCTTCGGTAGCCACCCGGATGTCAATACTCAGAAACAAGTATTGAATATCATGTACAGGCAACCCGCTAATAAAGAACTCGCAATCCAAGCGGTAATGGATGCACTGTATAACTACCACCTTCTATTCTCAGCATGAATAAAGAACTCGAAACCTTCGTAATACTGAAACATCTTCCCTACAAAGGAACTATCGATTATCTGAATAGTCTACCACCCACTGTACCCTATAAGCTATATAAGAAACTCTTTCAAGACGGGGAAGTAGGAAGTCTAGTAGGCACAAGACTACTATTCGCACTATCATCTCCACAGTGGGCACATATCACACGCCCCAAGCTAATAGAAACATTAGTAGAATATTACTATATACACGGCACTGAATACAGTATAAGACTATCAAGAATCGGTGTTTAGTAGAACACTGTGAGTGGATGTGTAAGGATGTGTGGGATTGTGCAGAATTGTGTGGAATATCCTGGACGCACCATATTTCTTCGGTTTTGCGTGAACCTCTCTCGATAAGAGTTTCGGTCAGAATTGGAATCCTGTCTAGGAATTCTGTATAGGAATCCTGCACTACATTCCTACACTGAAATCCGACCGCGTTTTGCAGCGTAGAAATGCTCTCTATGTTCGAAATTTGTGCGGCATCTATGCATGCAGTGTTTTTCACTATAGAAGACCTTGTGCGTAGTGAACTTCTCCAAAAAACCGCGTAAGATCTTCATGTTCTGGCACAGTGGTCACTACGGATCGAACATTTCTCCCGATCTTCTACGGTGCCAACAGCCTCGGCATACTGTGTCGACCGGCTCTCCCAGTGCGCCCGAGGCGTGTCTTGAACTGTTTTAACTATGCCTCGCACAGTAGTTCTTATGAGTCTCGTGGGTCATTGCGAGGCTCTTGTGCAACTTGTTGATCTATATACACTACTAGCTATGCCTCGGATCTTGTGCTGACCCAGTCTCGACTCACATTGCGAGGCTGTACTTAGTGGTCTCAGTGTTGTGACCTTTACATACTAAGTGCTTGACTACTGTGCTGAAGTCTATTACTATATAGTCATTGCAACTGTAAAGCAGCAGCACATGAGTACACGTTACACTGTCTGGGCCACAAACGCAGACCTTGAAGAAGTTCGCAACTACTACATTGGCGACAGTCGGGACATTGCTGAAACTCTTGCGTGTCGCTTGTTCTTGGCTTCCATGTTCGAAAAGGACTTCATGATCACTGCTCGAAAGGGTACGGAAACCGAAATCCATGGAACCCTTTTCTCGGACCGCACGAAACGGTTGCGAGACGAATGCCAAGGATGAGTTTCACGCGAGGCAGGGGCTGGGTTTCAGCCTCGGGGATTGCAGGCTTCGAGTCGTGGTCTGATCCCGAGGTAGATTGGGATTCAGTCTCGGAATCGGGTCTGTTTCTTCTTTAGGTTGACATGGCCAGGAAGCCGTAATATACTGCGATCATGGATAAGGTTCTGCTGGAGACAGTAAAGTCAATCGCCGAAGATGTTCGTGGCTGGGCCGAAGAGCTCGCATACAAGCGCGAACAGTGGAAATCCCACAACTTGAATGGCTACTGTGCCATCGCCTCGGCTGAACTGCACAGAAGGCTGACACGGGCTGGAATCGAGGCTACACTTCATGTGAGCATCCAGTCTGATGGTAGTTGCCATGTCTACTGTGTGGTCTCGGATCACATCGTCGACGTCACGGCGAGCCAGTTCCGAGAACTGCGGGATCAGCCCATCTATATCGTGCATCATCGTGAAGGGCAGCGGTATTACTTCTACGATGATACCGCATCCTTTAATACTGCTGCGGACTTGCGGCGGCATCAACTTCAGACCGGCTGGCCACAGAAGCAAGTCGCATACAAGTAGGCATCCTGCTATAATAGCACAAACTTCGGAGCAATCATGTTTGATCAACTCTTCCTGTGGATGATCGGTGGTCTTCTTCTCGGAACCTGCATCGTCGCCTACTGGGGCTGGCAGTCCTACAAGTACGAACACAAAGACGACTACAGGCCGCCGCAAATGCCTTGACAGTGCTGGACTCTTCCAGCATAATACAGACATCGCAACTAGGAGCACACATGAAGCTTCGTCAACACCGCCTGAACATCTACGCCCGCATGCACGCACCGATCCTGGAGAGCGCCTACTGGCAACGCGTCATCGACCGGGCCATGGTGCCGACGGCGGAAGAGATCGAGCGGTCTCGCGCCTTGCTGGCCAAGCAATGGGAAGGCCTGGCCGCGATGTTGAGCCTGCCCACGCTCTCGCAGGAAGTCGCCGGCGGCCCGGTGGCAGTTCACCCGATGGTCGAGGAGTTCCTGAAGCCCGTGGAAGGCCTGTTCGTCCCCGAGCCGGGTGTGGTGCTGCAAGCCGAGGAAGCCAAGCTCTACACCGTCTCGCGTGTCAAGGACGGCGAAGTCGTGCTGACGACGGCCGACATCAACGAGGCCACCGCCCTGCTGGAGAAGCACCACCGCCAGAAGAAGGCGAAGCTGCAGGTCTTCTGCAGCGAGGCGCAGCCGGCCGCGTAAGTTTGCGGGAGGAAGATGGAGGCCCGCCCCGGTCTTGACTTGGGCCTGCCTCAGGGGATCGGGTAAGCGAGTAAGGCAGCACGCCAGAGGGCGTGTGGTCATAGAGTTGCTGCATGCGACCACTACACCAGCTGAGGACTTCGCTGATACCGACTAGCGGAATCGCCCCACATCTTCCTCCCTTTTTCTTTGACCTGTTGACACACAGGCTGCTCTGCTGCATAATACATACATAGCAGCACACAACAGGAAGCAGCATGTCGGTCGACACTGTCAATTACGCACTCACGGATGTCACCCGTCGCATCCGTGACAACCCCAACAACTTCAGCGAACAAGGGCTGAGCAAGCTGTTGGCCATCTGTGCGTGCATGCGTGACTGCCTCATGGGTGGGTACATCGCTGACTTTGATCGCTACGTCGATGGCCTCCTCGCACGCGAACCCGACGCTGCGGACTACGTGCTCGAGGACCTGTTCAACGAGCTCAACATCCAGGATCGGGATCAACTGTCGGCCATCCTTGCTGCTGAATAAATGTGTAACTGTGGTTGACTGCTCAAGCTGTTGACTGCATAATACATACATCGCAACACAAACAACGAGCACAACATGAACGCAATCACCCTAAAGGACTCCGTGACGCTGCCGGACGACCTGCGCGACATCGAGCTGACTGTCCGCAAGGACGGCGTGCGTGTGGTGTTGGAAGACCGTCACAGCCCGGGCTACGACCCCGTGGTGGTGTCGCTGAGCTGGTCGCAACTGTGCGATGTCGAGCTCCTGAGCAACCGCTTCGAGTTCGAAGCCGTGGCCACCTTCCGCGTGCTGGTGGAGATGCTGGGCAAGGTCTACGCCAACAAGCACATCTACGAAGCACTGACATGAGCGGCTTTGCCATCTTCTACCTGCTCTGTGCGACAGTAGCAGGCATTGGCCTCATAGGCCTGGAGGCATGGGATCGCAGGCACAACCCGAGGTATGAGCCCATGACGCTGGCTAACCTGTTCCAAGGGCTGGGCCTGTCATTGTGTCCCCTCGTGAACATGTTCGCCGCAATCGGAGTAGTGATCTACTTCTTCGGCGAGATCGCACCCAAGGTCGTTTTGTTCGGGAAGAAGACATGAAGTTCCTCATCGCTGTGTTCCTTGGCATGTTCGTGTACGGTCTGTGGGCCGGCATCTACGGTGCGGCACTCCTCGCATTGCTGATGGCAGGCTTTGTCCAGTACGCCCGAGGTCACTTTGCTCGTGCCGATGCACGCTGGGAAGCGATGCCAGGGAATGCCAAGCAGCCGGTGGCCACAGAGTACAGCCTCTGCAGGTACGAGTGCGAGTGCATGCGTGACAAGCTCTAGGCCTAGGTTTCCGATCTAAGTCTTGCGGTCAGATTTACAAATCAAAATCGGAAATTTAATTCCAAATCTGGCGACAGATTCCTGCTCATAGGCCTAAAGGCCTATTGCCCTTTGCACCTAAAGGCCTTATTATACACACATGAGCACACAAACCCCTGTTGTCAATCCCCGCACGCTGGCTGACACGACCTACACACTGGTCATCAACGAGCGCCAGTTGCACTACATCCGTCTCGCCCTGCGCGAGTTCAATGCCAGCAACCCCGACGAGGAGTTGGACGAGTTCGGGCAAGACATCCCGACCGTGCTGGAAGAGATGCTGGTGGACCCTCTGCTTCCCAGCCCTGCCATCAACGGGCTTACGCTCTAGCACCCTGTGCAGCTGGCTACGCAAGTAGTCAGCTAGATTCGCAAAAATATGGCGAATCTACAAGCGAAGCAAGCAAAGGTAATGCCCCTGTAGCAAGGGGCAAAGTTGTGACAGCTAGCTAAGTAGCAGGGCTGTGAAGTAATCAGCCCTTGGTCTTCTTGCACTGTTTCAGCAGCCGGATCACGATCAAGAACTTGAGAAGTTGCCTGTCCTTGAAGGCTACCTTAGTGAAGATGAGTTTGGATCCCCAAAAGATTTCCCAACCTGTGGGATCCACATCGGAATACTGAACAGCCTCCACTCCGAGTTTCATGGCTTCCCTTTGGAGGTTACCATGAGTGAGTTTCATTGGCATTCTCGGTCTCCAACTTGTAACAAAATGTAACAACAGTTTCGTGTGTTACATTTTGTTACAATCCTCGCAGGCCTAGACCGTTGACCGTGGTCGGCATTGCGAGGTTGATCGCACAGGTGCCTCGGGAGGGCTAGCTCAGGATCTGAACCTGTGAACCCGAGGCAGACCGCCTACAGCCCTGTCAGGTCCAGAAGGGCATGCACGCGGGCTTTCTCCGCTTCGTCTCGGCGGTCAGGCCAGTGATCCTCCCCTGTGACCTGCACGGTATAGCCCATCTTGGCCAGCGACTCCTGCACAGAGAAGCCCCAGCGAGTGTCCGGCAGGTGCAGCCTCGTAGCTTGCCCTCCTGCTGCGGTGATCATGTACACGCGGATCATACAGTTCTCCAAGGTGGATTTGGTCGCGTGAATAGGGGGCTTGTGCCCCCTTCTGACCTTAGGTAGGGGGCTTGTGCCCCCTTCTGACCTTAGGTAAGGGGCTTGTGCCCCCTTCTGACCTTAGGTAAGGGGCTTGCGCCCCCTTCCTTAGCGCACTTCCAGCTGCGCCTTCTTGGCCGCCTTGGCCTTGGCAACCAGCTCGTCAGCCTGCTCGCGCGTCAGGCCTTCGGCAACCAGCGTGCCCTTGGCAACCTTGTACACGCTGAACAGCGCGGGCGGGTTGATGGTGACCGTCTGCACGGAGGTGTTCTCCTTGATGCCCTCGGACAGCAGCACCGCGCCTTGCGGCGCTTCCTCCACGGCTTGCGCCGTATCGCCCGCTTCCGTCGTCGCCGCCGGGGCGCCTTGCACCACGCCTGCGTTGATGAAGTTCTGCAGGATGCTGTTGACAGGCACGGGGATGACGCTGTTGGAGACCGCCGGGGGCGTCACCGCCTTGGGCTTGCGCCCGCCCTTCTTGTCCTCGGGGCGGCCCAGGCCCTCCAGCTGCGTGGCGAGCGTGGCGTCCGTCTTGGCGAGCTCCTTGGCAGCCAGGAAGGCGTGGTTGTAGTGCGTTGCCGCGGACGCCAGCGTGGCCCCGAACTCCTCCATGATGTGGTGCATCACGGTCTTGCGGAACAGCGTGTTGCCGGCCTTGGTGTTGACGCGAGCGGGCAGCTCGCTCAGGAACTTGGCGTTGCACGCGGGACGGATACCCTTGTCCATGGTGGACCTTTCTGCGCTGTTGCGCGTTTGTTGCAGTAAGTACATTGTGCGCTTTTGGGGCGCTCCTGTCAACAACTAAAGTGTAACAGTTCCGCTTTCGCTTTCCTGTGTTGCTTGCGTTGTTTCCATGTTCTAACTATAACGCCACTTCCGAGGTGGTGCAACCACTGTTACATCTCCTTACATCTGGCGGATCGCGGCCTGCCGCCTTCAGGTCGTTGATGGCGTGTCCCGAGGTACATAGCCGGCCTCGCGTTAAGGTTCTGAGCCCTTTGATCCAGTGCTCCGAGGAGGTTACGACCCTGGCCAAATGTAACAAGGTGTAACAATGGTTGCATTGGAAGCTGTGATCGGCTAATATACACGCATGCACACACAAGCACTTACCAGGCAGCAGCGCAGCGAACTCGCCTCGCGCATCGTCAACGCGATGGAGGAAGCCTACGAGGCGGAAGGTGTAGAGGGCGATTTCGACAACGCCCGGCGGTACCTCGCAAACGACACCAGCGACCAAGAGCTGTTGGCCGAGGAAGAGAAATGGTGTAAGCAGGTGTAACAAAGATTGCAGCTGGAGCCATTTAGCTGCATAATACATACATCGCAACAAGGAGCAGCAGATGTTCAGCAAAATGTTTGTGCAAGCCATCCACGACACCTGGGAAGCAATCGGGCCGGACCTGATGCAGTGTGCCGAGGAGACCGGCAGCGAGCTGGACAACGACGAGGCCGTCGAATCGTGCATCGACGCCGATCGCATTGTGGTGTACGGTGGCGAGGACGGACAAGCAGCTCAAGCGGAGTTCCGCGCCCGCAGCGCCCAGGTCGGCTACGGTGTGGCCTTGCGTGAGGCTATCAAGTCCCTGCCGTACCCGCTGGTTTAGATGTAACAGCGGTTGACGCAGAGCTCCAGTGGTGCTATTATATAGACACTGCAACAAAGGAGCCGCAAATGCGCACCGCATACGACACCACCCAGCCGCGCATCAGCATCGTCCGCCCCTTTGAGGAGGACCCTGCGGACCCGTACCACACCGAGCGGGAGATCGGGCAAGCGGAGGCGATGGGCGAGGCGATGTTCTGGCTCAAGCTGGGCTACACCGTCCGCGTGGCGGAGTGGGACGGCAAGATCTACCGCAACGCCTGCCAGTACATGCCGGGCGACCTCTAGCCCAAAGCCTGCTACAATAGCTGAACAACTTCGAGGACAAAGCAATGCTCGCATCAACCCTGTTCGTTCGTGTGGTACCGCAAGACAAGGATCGGGGCTATTGCCTCCTCGCTGGGTACGACGCGAGCGTGGTCCAGCGCACGGCGATCCAGACGATGACGCTCAGCGCGGTGACGCGTGCGTCTCTGAATGCTGCCATCGAGCGCATGAAGGTTGCGAACAGTGCTGCCGAGGTGCGTGATGTCACTGCTCCGGCGATCCAGAAGAAGCTGGCCAAGCTGTTCGGCGAAACGGCCTCGCCCGCAGCACCGGCAGGACCGACGACCTTTTCCGCGATGGGTGTGGGACACTATCTGCCGAAGCAGATGTAACAGTGGTTGACGCAGAACTCCTACTGCGTCATAATACATACATCGCAACAAGGAGTCAACATGCTGAACGCCGCACTGAATGTCGCACTGATCATCGTCGCGTTCCTGTGGGACAAGGCCCTGGGCGGCTATGTCACGCATCAGCAGGTCGAGGAGTTCCTGAAGGCGGACCACAGCAACAAGCGCGAGGTTGTGTGACCGTGGCAAGCATCGTCATCGTAACAGCGGCCCTGGAGGTCGCTCTCGCGTTGTATGGTTGGTCCAAAAGCCAGTTGAGCCCGAGACAAGCCAGAAGCAACAAGATGTAACAGTGCTAGACACAGGCTACCAAGCCTGCTATAGTAACAACATCGCAGCAAGGAGCGGATGATGCACTTCAGATCCGAACAGTTCCAGTGGCAGGAGTTCAGCAAGACCTATGTGGCCGAAGCTTCCGAGCTCCGCCTTCCCCCGGGTCGCATCCCCACAGTCGTCAGCATCAACGGCAACGACTTCTCGCACAGCAGCACCGACAGGGACGCGAGCGACGAGGACATCGCCGGCTGGCGCTACAAGCCCACCGCAGCGACGCTGGCGAAGAGCAAGGCCTTCTCAGGTGTGCAAGTCCTGATCGTCAACGACTGAAGCAGAGGGAAACATGAGCGACACCCAGTACCGCATCCTGTCAGAGTTGTTCCACGAGTACAACGAAGCGTTCCTCGCACTGCCGCCGTCGATCCTGTCGGCTTATTACGCACGGCTGTACGCCAAGTAAGCAGATGTAACAGTGGTAGACAGCAGGAGCAATCCTGCTATACTACAAACATCGCAACAAGGAGTTCAACATGAAGCGGATTGTGCTTGCCGCAGCAGTGCTCGTCAACCTGGTCGGGTGCGCAGTCGTTCCGGGCCCGGGGGTTGTGGGGAACGGCGACTGGCTTCAGGTGTACCGCGAGGGCAAGGTTGTCTACGAAATGAACACCCGGCAAGCTGGCCATCAGGCTTGCCTCTCGCAGGCCACGCTGATCCAGAGCCGGAACCCCGAGAAGCCGAACCTGGTGAAGTGCTCTCACGAAGCAACACGCGACCCGCTTCCGTTCAGCTACACGGCACACATCCGCCGGGGCAACGACGATCAGCTGCCAAGCTCCCCTTACACCGTCAGGACAGCCTCGAAGGCAATCTGTGCTGCCAGCCTTAAAGCTGACGCGGCTATGGAGAGGACGGTGATCCTGGAGAACCGGTGTAAGCAGATGTAACACCGGTAGACGCAGGATCCACCCTGCGCTATAGTTACAACACTGCAACAGCGTTTCAAAGGAGCCCCAAATGTCGCAAGCCACCTTCAGCACCAAGCAAGCGCAACCCGAACTGGGCCGCAACGGCAAGTGGTCCGCTGCCTTCGAGAACTTCGTGACGCGTGACGGGGAGACCTACATGAGCTCCAGCTGCACCTCGGCTCCGCTCTACGACACCGCAGTCGATGCGGAAGAGGCTGGCAAGCGTGCCATCGCCAAGCTGGACGCCACGGGGAAGTTCCCCAACATGTGCGAGCTCTGGTAGCCAGCAAGGGGGCTAAACGCCCCTACAGCAGCACGCAGCAGCAACCAGCTACTCACACCGCAACAGCAAGCAACAGGGGCACACAAGCCCCTTTTCCTGTGGCTGCAAAACCTCGCAACTGGTCTTGATCGACCTTTGAGTCAGCGCCCGAGGCTTATGACAACTTAGACAAAGTTTTTAAGACCAGTGACCCACAGACGCAAAGCCTCGCAACTG